ACAAGAGACGTGGACTTACGAACTTTGGAAATCAGTTTCGATAGGACTTGTCAATTTGCTTGCAGTTATTGCAACCCTGCTTTTAGTAGTACATGGGTTAAGGACATTAAATCAAACGGAAGTTATACTGGGCTCGTTTCTGATGGGCGCAATCATTTTACCCATGCTCATGACAGTGCGCAGTTGTATAAATTCGGCGAGGAAAATCCTTATGTTGAGGCGTTCTTCAAGTGGTGGGAATCAGACCTACACCGAACACTAGACGAACTACGCATTACAGGTGGCGAACCTTTGATGAGTGGCTACACTTGGAAACTTATTGATTGGTTTAAAGAAAACAAAGGTAAAAGCAAAACACGTCTGGCTATTAACAGTAACTTAGGTAAGGATATAGATGTAGGTAGGTTGTTTGACAGTGTAGACCAACCAATTGATGTGTACACCAGCAATGAAAGTGTTAACGGTCATGCAGAGTATATACGTGATGGGCTGGAATGGGAACTATGGTGTGATAACATAAACAAAATACTACAAGTACATAGAAATAAATTACGTGGGTTACATGTAATGTGTACAATTAATGCATTGTGTTTGGAAAGTCTAACTGACTTTTTAGATTTATTAGTTGGATGGAAGTCAAAACACGGTAAACATGCTGTAAGTTTTACGCTTAATATCTTACGCTTCCCTAGTTTCCAAAGTCCGTTAGTGTTCCCTAAAGAAATTAGAATTAAGCACAAAGAACGTTTACGCACATGGTTGGATTATCAGATGGCAAGACCAATTGGGCAGTTGTTACACGAACATGAGATTAACCACATCATAAGATTAATTGATTACTTGGATGTAGTGGAGACACCACATTCAGACACATTCGACATGCCCAAACTACACAACGACTTTAAAAAGTTTCACGAGCAGTACGACAAACGTAGAGGAAAGAACTTGACAGCAACTTTTCCAGAACTAGCAGATTGGTACAACACATTATGAACAAACTACACAAAGAAGCATATGACCAGTTTGCCGGATCAGACTGGCCATCGTATGAGGATTATGTTGCAGATAAAATAACCGACCCGGCGATAAAACTTAAACTTGTGGAGTTCGGGAAGCAATCTGCTAAAATTAACATTGGTTACGATTATAATTCGCTCAAACCAACACACATAAAATGGGACCAGCTAGACGATGATCAAAAATACAAACTAACTGAAAGTAAAAACTTCTGCATGTTGCCATGGGTACACATGCATGCTTTTCCGGATGGTAGAGCTTATCCGTGCTGTTTAAGTGATTACTGGAGCCCAGTTGGTGATCTACGTAAGAACACAATGGCAGAAGTATGGAATCAAGATCCATACAAGCAGATGCGCCGTAACATGTTAGATGACAAACCCTGTAAAGAATGCAAAAATTGTTACGAACGTGAACAACACGGAGCATTCAGTATGCGCAACGATGCTAATAAAACCTACGGACACAATGTACATGAAATAAAACAAACTGCGTCAGATGGACATCACGAAGAATTTAAGATACGCTATTGGGATGTCAGGTTCAGTAACCTGTGTAACTTTAGCTGTAGAAGTTGTGGTCCTATCTTTAGCAGTAACTGGTATAATGACCATGTAAAGTTATATGGTAAAAAGCCAGACGTATTAGGCAGAGATATGGCACGTGTAGAGTACACTGCTGGTGATGAGTCTTCCATGCTAGAACAAATGGAACCACATATTCCACATTTAGAGCAGGTATACTTTGCAGGTGGTGAACCGCTAATAATGAAGGAACACTACTACCTATTAGAGAAACTAATAGAGCATGGTAAAACAGATGTGCGTATTCAGTACAACACTAACTTTAGTGAAATGCGTTTTAAAGACAAGCACGTATATGACTACTGGAAACATTTTAAAAATGTAAGTGTAGGTGCCAGTTTAGATGCAATGGGGCCACAAGCAGAACTTATACGTAAAGGAACTGACTGGGAACAGGCTATTCAAAATAGATTTCAGATGATGGCTAAAGTACCTCACGTAGATTTTTATGTGAGTTCAACTATTAGTGCCATGAATGTTTTACATGTACTAGATTTTCACAAAGAATGGACAAACCTAGGACTAATTACAGCAAAGGACTGGAACATTAACATATGTCAGTCACCTGATTGGTACAGACCAGACATATTCCCACAAGAGTTTAAGGACCGAGTAATTACGCCTGCCTATGAAAAACACATAGAATGGTTAGACCCTAAGGATAGATTACGTCGTGCTACTAACGGTTACAAGAGTATTTTAAGTTTAATAAATGCACAGGACAATTACAAACAATGGCCTGAGTTTGAGAAACAAATAGCAAAACTAGATGGCATACGTAATGAAAACTTCTGGGAAACATTCCCTGAGTTCAAGGACCTAAATGTCTCTGCCTAACACAATTTGTGGCTTGCCCTGGATAAGCATTGAAACATCACCAGTCGGTACTGCTCGACCATGTTGTCTTGCAGATGATGAGATAATCAAACCAGATGGCACAAAGTACAAAATGTCTGAACACACACTGGAAGAGATTTATGCAAGTGAGTACATGCAAGACTTACGGCAACAGTTTAGACGTGGAGAGAAGCCTGCAACTTGCAAACGCTGTTGGGCAGAAGAAGATGCTGGCAGAGACAGTAAACGTATTAACAGTGAGGTTAGACTTCGAGACTTGTATAAGCAAATTGACTGGGAGAATGACAACCCCGACCAACTGTGGTTTATAGATTTAAAACTGGGTAACATCTGTAACTTAAAGTGTCGTATATGTGGCTCATGGTCGTCAAGCAAATGGGCCCAGGAAGAAATAGACTACGTTACAGAAGATCACGACAATAAAAATCACCTAGCACGCACAATGCTACGGGAAGGTCAGTGGCCTCGTAAGTCACCGGTCTTTTGGCAGAACTTAGAAACACTGTTGCCTAATATCAAGTACTTTGAATTTACTGGCGGCGAACCTTTCTTAATTAAAGAACATTTTAACTTACTTAAAACTGCTATTCGAACAGGCGACAGCAAGCATATAGATATACATTACAATACAAACGCCACAACCTGGGACGAGGAGTTTGTAGACATATGGCGAGAGTTTGGTAGAGTAGATATTGCATTTAGTATAGACAATGTTGGCAAGCGTTTTGAATACGAACGTTACGGCGCTAAGTGGAATCGTGCAGAAGAGATTATTAAACGTGTGCATGGAGTGCAGAAAGAAGTAACAAACATTACTACACAACTCTGTTTTACTATTAATATACAAAACGTCTACTACATAAACGAACTTTTAGACTGGGCAGACAAGCAGGGCTTTGGTACTGTCTACTTTAACATGTTACATGATCCTGCAGAGATGTGTATTAAGAACATGACACCTGCCGCACAAGCACTGGTTAAAGTAAAATTACAAAGCATAGACTGGAAGCCAGAGTATCAGACTGAAGTAGATAACGTAATACGTTTTATTGAAAACGGCTCAGGCGATAAGTTACCTATGTTTGATGAACGTATGTATCTAGCAGACAAGTGGCGTAAAGAGAAATTTACAGATACCCATCCAGAGATAGCACGGGCCATGGGTTATGAGATCTAATATAGATCAAGCAGACTACCTAGAACACCAAGGCGAAAACTGGCCCCAATGGGTCGACTTTGTTGCTGGAGCAACCACCGGCATAGATAGCATAGACCAAGAGATTACAGACTTTGTACGGCAGTTTTCCAAGCAGGGCAAATACTTTCCTATTAAGACAGCAACCTCATGTCAGAGCAAGTGGACCTGGAACACACTATGGCTTAATGAAGCGAGGACAAGCAGTTGCCACCGTGCAAGCTGGGACAATATAAGTGTAGATGATTTTAACTTACACAACGGACCAAATAAAATTCTGGCACGTGAGCAGATGCTTGAAGGCAAATGGCCTGGTAATGGGTGTGAATATTGTAGAGATATAGAAGCGGCAGGTGGACACAGCGATAGACATCACAATAACCTAATACCAGGATTAACACCGTTGGAACTAGATACTGACACCAGGAGTTTGTATATAACACAACGTATACAGGAAATATTTGCAGATAACACCTGTAACTTTAGTTGCATATACTGCAACAGTAACCTAAGCAGTCAGATAGAACAAGAGAATAATAGATACGGTGAGTTTAAACAAAAGGGTGTTTGGTTAAAAAATACACTACCAAACAAGCAGGATAACACAGCGTTATATGCTAAATTTTTAGATTGGTTAACAGATAATGTTCAACACTTACGCAGACTACATCTATTAGGTGGAGAGACGTTTATACAACATCGACTGATGACTGACATTTTAGATATACTGGAGCGCAAGCCTAACAGTGAACTACGATTGGGTATTTTCAGTAACATGAATGCGCCAGAAAAACACTGGATTAATTACATCGAGAGAATAAAACATCTACCGATTAAAGGGTTTGACCTAACAGCAAGCATAGACTGTTGGGGAGAGCCAGCACAATTTGTCAGGCGTGGCCTGGACTTAGAACTATTTGAACAGCGATTAGCATGGGCAAGTCAACAGTCTGATTGGCTTAACTTAAACATTAATCAGACAATAACAAACATGACCATTAAAACCATGCCCGAACTGATCGAAGTTGTTAATCGCTATAACGACAACAAACACATCGGACACTATTTTGAATTTTACATTGGGCCAGAACAATACCTACACCCCAAGATTTTTTCTTACAGTATGTGGCAACAAGACTTTAAGCGTATATACGATACACTAAAGCAAGGCACAATAGAACAACGTGAGGTTTTTGTTAGACTACGGGGGTTAGAAAAACAATTAAAGACAGTTAGCCAACACGATTCTGAACAGATAGAAAATTTACACATTTATCTAGACGAACTTGACAGACGTCGAGCGACTGACTGGAGAAGTTTGTTCCCTTACTTGATTGTGTAAATACGATTATGATTAAAGTGTTTCCATTAAAATATCTAGCCTCACCTAGTCCAAGTTTTTGTATGGCGCCTTGGGTACACACATATCTAAGTCCACAGACAGAAAGACGTATGTGCTGTGCCAGTAGAGAGCCAGCGCAAAACTTTACACAGTATATAGACACTAAGTCTGGCACAGGCAAGTACAATCCACAATCATTAGATGACTGGTGGAATGGCGAGCATATGCGTAGTGTACGCAGACGCATGATGAATGGCGAAACTCTTCCCGAGTGTGACGTATGCAATAACAAGTTACTAAACACAGACGTATACAAGGACTACTTTTGGAATTTGTTTAAAGATAAGTTTCAGAATGTAGCCTGGATGACCGGTTATGATGGCTCTACAGCATTAAAGCCTGTTAGTTTTGATTATAGGTTTAGCAACTTATGTAACTTTAAGTGTCGTACTTGTGGCGACATGTTAAGTTCTAGCTGGGAATCAGAACAAAAGAAACATGATCAGATAGATTGGTCCAATCCTAAAAACAACTGGATGAAGCCAGACATACGTGAACAGATATCTAAATACCAAGACGACCAGATAGAACGTGAGTTTGCCAAAGCAGTAGACGAAAGTAGAGTAGAAGAAATATACTGGGTGGGTGGTGAGCCTTTAATGTACGAGCAACACTGGCGGTACATGAAGCAGATTGTAGAACAAGGCGACGGCGCCAAGGTATACGCACGTTATAATACAAACCTAAGTAGAATAAAATACAAAGGCGCTAACTTATGCGACATATTGAGTGAGTTGCGTGACTGGCAGATATGTGCTAGTATAGATGGCACAGGCAAAATAGGTGAATATATACGTACAGGTTTAAATTGGGCTGAATGGCAGGAAAACTTTAGGCAAGTAAAACAGATAACACAACATAGTAGACAACTACGTGTAGACTTTACTCTCACGTTACTGGGCATGTTTGAAGTTGAAAACATTGTGAAGTTCGCACAAGAGAACGGGGTAGGCATATTGGCTAAAGTTATCTTTAGTTTTTCACCTGACATTATAATGAGCCCGCTTGCCCTGCCAAGAAAACTACTAGATGATTGGGTTGATGAAATAGTGCCAAAAACCAGCGGAGCATTACGTGATGTCTTAACTCAACTAAAAACAAGACCAACGTTTGCAGAGCAGTGGCCAGAAGAATACCAACAAGGTCTTGCAAAAGGCAAGCATCGTATGTTACAATTAGAAGAAATACGTAACGATTCAATAACAATAGACGAAATTCTAAAAGCGAGACCAGACGTATATGAGTGGTGGCAATCAATCGAAAGTTAAAGTAGTACTGCGTAATCCGTTTCAGAAGACTCAGACACTAGACTATGACATTATCTTAAACGATTCTAGACTTGCAAGAGACTGGCGATCAGCACTGACGCATGAGTTGCGTAACAAAAAGTTATTAGAAAAAAACTTTTGCTTTATGGGGTTCCCACATAGTCCACGCAACTTAACCTATCTGTGTAACGAACTAAATCAAGTAGTGTTTCAGATCAACATGTTTAATGCCAGTCGCACGTGGCAACACATGGGCTTAGATAGTTATGTAATTGAAGATTACTTTACACCTGACGTAATACGATTTGGAGACGAGTATCCTGTAGGATATAATGATGCTAACTTGGGATTAGGTATTAAGCATGAAGTAATGAACAAGTTACACAATCATTTTGAAGTCTTACAAGGCACAGTAGAACACTTAAGTGAGTATTACATACTAGCAGACTACGACACAAAGTATGCAATCAGACAGTTAAACAATATCTGTCATGAACTAGAAAGTCTAGTACTAAGTCAACGTAAACTAGCAACAACACCACAGTTTGTGCGTCCTAGTCAGATAACAACGTTCTTACACGCAAATAGATTCCAGTTACAAGACGAACATCGCAAAGGCTTTTTAACTAACGGATACGATAGGAAATTTGGTGGAGTCTACATGCACTGGACACAGATTGGTAAAACACTTATGGAAGTGTTTAGAGACGAACATGCACCTAAACTTACAGACACAGTGTGTGACGCCATAACACATTTGCAGTACTGGTCAGGTGAGTTCGATGTAGAGTGGGGTGTAGACATTGTCAAAGGAGGAGACTTTGATTGGCATAATAAACAAATGACAGAGTTTGACAAGTGGCTTGGTGACAACAACATGAATACTGAAGACAGTTCATTGAGTTTAGGTTATCTGGAGTTAGGTGAGATAGACTTACGTTCAGCATTTGGAACAGCACATCCACAAACAGTGTGGCAACACCTGAGTAAGCACTTGGACATATACAGAATAGAAATAGATAATGTTGTGGGAGAGTTCGATTACTGTTGGTCAGACCACAATTACAAACACAATCAAATTGAAATGATGAAACCCGGATATGATTATAGTAGCAGGCGGTTGTAGTTTTATACACGGAGTCGAATTACAAGACTGGGACGTTAAAACCGGTAGTGCATCTACATGGCCCGCACTGTTAAGTCAAGACCATGACTATAGATTAGTTGCTGGCCCCGGCTGGAGTAACCAAGGTATTGCTCGTAATGTCATTAATGAAATATCTCAGATAGGTAGATGTGGTGTAATAGTACAGTGGACTTTTCCTGCTAGGTACGAATTTAAATTTAACTACGACACTGGTCAACGCAGTGGTCACTGGTATAACATTAGTCCTTGGGTTGCTGAAGATGATGATTTTGACCCCAGCGTTTACTTTTTTGAAGTTGATCACAAACAAAAGACATTGCAGAACAAGCATAATGAGAGGGCGAGACTCACAGGAGTTTCAGACTTTGCTAAGTCGTACTTTAAACATGTAGGTGCTGACATGTATTGGAAAACATACACTACTCTTAAAGAGATACTATACCTACAAATGTACCTCAAACAAATGTCAATACCTTATATGTTTACTGCCGCTGATAACTGTATTATGGATAATCATAATATACAAGGTAGAGACCCCAGTATTGCCGCAGTTTATAACAGTATAGACTGGGAGAAGTTTTTTTGGTTTCCCAAAGGCACACATCAGGGAGAAACAGTTGCTCCCAGAGGTTTTTACCAATGGGCTGTGGAAAATAAATACCCTATGTATACAACACACCCAAGAGAATCAGCACACACGGCTGCCGCAGAACTTATAAAGGACACATTCAATGACATGGTTACGCAATATAGTAAACAGGATTAAATTAGAAATAGCATATCGTAAAAAACTTAAAGAACTTCGTAAGAGGGATCCTTTTATCTACAAATGATTCTATGTATAGGTGATAGTTTTACCTACGGGGAAGAATTATCAGATACCAGAAACGCCTGGCCCAATTTACTAGCAGATAGTTTTTATGGCGTAGACGTTCTTAACTTAGGAAAGTCTGGTGCAAGTAATGACTGGATATTTACAACAGCCGTCGAGCGAACTGTCTGGGAACGGTATGATGTAATTATAGTACAATGGACAGAACGTGGTAGGGTAGATTTAAGTATATGTGGTGCCGATATTCAAGGGGTTAATCCCAGCACACAACGCTTAAACAAGGTCGACAAGAAGTGGCTAGATAAGTACTACAAAGAATTTTATGATGATAACTATGCGTGGCAACGAACTATAACTCAGATAATCGCACTACAGAATCATTTTAAAAGAATGGAACAACCTTACGTTATGACTTCAATGAATACCATTCTAGAAAAACGTAGCATGTTTTACGCCGTCGGCGGCGTCTTAGACACAGAAACATTCCTGGAGCCACTGACACAAATGACTTACAATTGTGACAAAGGTCCTGGTGGTCACCCATTAGAAGCAGGACATCAGGCAATAGCAAAACGAATGGAGAAACATCTCAATGAAAATTTTAATTTGCGGATTACCCGGTAGTGGTAAAACTACACTAGCAGAACCATTTGCTAAACTAATTAGTGCAGTACATATCAACGCTGACGCTGTTAGAAAAGAATACGACGACTGGGATTTTTCACCAGAAGGGCGTATGCGACAAGCACTACGCATGAAGTATCTGGCAGACGGCATTGTCAAGGCAGGTAAGATCTGTATAGCAGACTTTATTGCACCCACAAAACAAGCAAGAGCAGGCTTTGGTGCAGACTACACCATCTGGATGGACACAATTAAAGAAGGTAGATTTGAAGATACAAACAAAATGTTTGAGCCTTTAGAACAAGACGAATATGATTATCATGTTGCGGAATGGTTTGATGACACACACAAAGAATTGTTAGAAATCGTAAGCAAGTACTTGTGGCCTTTTTTACAGAGATAATACAAAAGTACATGGAAAGAAATGCTGATTGATATTGTAATTAAAAGTCTAATAGGTGGCTTGCTAATAGGCATAGTCAGCACTATTGCACAACGAACTCCCACACTGGGAGCGTTTATTATGGGCATTCCTTTTGTAAGTGTTATTACATTGGTATTGATGCACCACGCAGGTGTGCCTTTTGAAACATTTCGTACCTTTAGTTACGAGACTGTGTTTTTTGTTGCGCTGAGTCTTATGTTTTTTCCTATGTTTGTTTGGTTATACAGTTTTGGATTTTATACAGCACTGTTAACAAGCGCAGTGATTACTGGTGCAATTATGTGGGCAGTACTACAAAGGATGACATAACATGGTTTCAGCAAGACGACATTTAGCAAAAGCAGTTACATGGCGAATAATTGCCAGCACGGTTACTGTTATTATAGCATGGTGGTTTGGCTTACCAGCTAAAGCAGTGGGTCTGGTATTTGCGGCAGATTTGGTAATTAAATTTGTGTTGTACTATGCACACGAGCGTGTTTGGTACACGCATATAAAATATGGAGTGAAAGAATAATGAAGTTTGATAATCAGAAGCCAACCACTATGCTACTTGGGAGGTGGCAGCCATGGCACCCAGGACACACGGCATTGTTTAAAAAAGCACTGTTAGAAACAGGACAAGTATGTATTATGATTAGAGACGTGGGTGGTATTGTTGGCAAGGATGCCGGTGCTAACCGTACCTCAACTGTACAGGATGATAATCCATTTAACTTCAATATCGTAAAAAACAAGATCACTCAAGGACTGTTTGAAGAAGGCTTTACATATGGTGAGGAATACATTATAATGCAAGTGCCCAACATAGTTGATATCAGTTACGGGCGTGGCGTCGGGTACACATTTACAGAACATGATCTTGGTGAAGAAATACACAATATAAGTGCAACAGAAATTAGAGCTAGACTCAGATCTGAAGGTAAACTTTGATAGTTAACACATTTATGTATCCTGACAAGTTGCAGGTACTGTTGGTGGATAACTTTTTCCCAGATGATCTAATAGAAGAGTTGTTGACCATGTGCGAAACTTCAGAAACACATGCCCAAGATTGGCAGTATGCTGAGTGGACTGATCTTCGTAAAATACACAAAGGCAACACTGACACTTTTAAAAAACTAGAGTCAATACTACGTGATCCGCGGTTCTTACAGCCCATGCAAGTTTACCTACAAGAACAGGGAAAAGGTCCTCTAAAAATGGAATTCGTGCAGTGCAATCTTTGGGCTGACTACCCCGGGTTTGGTCCATTGCTTGCACACCAAGAAAACGCCGGCCAAGCACAAGGGCAAATATTCCTAACTAGAGAGTTGCATAAAACAAATGGTACAAGTATGTTGAACAACAATAAAGAGTTGTTGTTTACCTTGCCTTATAGAAACAACTACGGTTGGGTAATGCAAGACTGTCAAAAAACCATGCACAGCAGAGAGTTTGATGTTGTACCTAACAGTGTTAGGTACAGTTTAATATTTTGGCACAACTACATAGACAAAGAACACTTATAATGAAAGAAAAACATACAAAAGCCTATATGAAAACTGCGCATGCATTTGCGGAGTGTAGTACAGCACGTAGACTACAAGTAGGCGCTATTGTCGTAAAAGACAACATGATAATAGGATGTGGCTACAATGGAATGCCGAGCGGTTGGGATAACAATTGCGAAAACACCATTGAGGAAATGGAAGACAATCCATGGCACGATTATACTGCATTAACAGAATCAGGTTGGACATTTGCTTATGGCAAATATTCTAAGTTAAAAAGTAAACCCGAAGTACTTCATGCTGAAATGAACTCGCTATTGAAGTTAGCAAAATCTAACGGAGGCGGTGAAGGTGCCACAATGTTTATCACGCACAGTCCTTGTTTAGATTGTGCAAAAGGTATATACCAGGCTGGTATAAAAGAAGTATACTATGCAACGGAATATCGAGACACTAAGGGTGTTGATTTTTTAAAGCAGTGCGATGTTGAAGTTCGTCACATGCCTGAGTAAAATTATCTATAAGTTCGGTGTGTACTGACTTAATAAAGTCCTGACTGTAGAACCAGTCTCTGTTATGCTCTAAGACTGCCTGCATATCATAGTAGATTAGTTTAAGTTGGTAAAAATCCAGACTTGCTATACGCTTTAGTTCGTTGCCTATAGCTTCCATACGCTTAATATCGTCTTCTATTAAATCATAAGATTCATCTATCCACTTATCAAAACTCTTAAACCCATAACTCTTAAGGTATGCAAGGTTATGAGCAGGTCCGACTAGTAGGAACGGGTTCATTGTGACTATAGGTTTAAATATTTTTTCAGTTAGGTGTTTTTTACGACCCCAGTAACAAGTTTCAGTAACAACATATAAAAATGTTTCCATGCATTCTGGAATACAACTAATATTAAAACTTTGATTAGGAATTTCTCCCTGTATATCTATCCTTAACTCGTCTTTTATTTTTCCTATATTAAACAGTGCCTCTAGTTTTAAACCGTCTGGGATATGTTTGCTATGCATTATTTCTACTTTATAGTCTCCTCCCATTGGGCATTGCTTACTGTAACTTACTAATCCTTCTCTGAGAATGTCATGTTTATATAACTCGTTAATTAACAGAGATCTATACACCCTGTCATTACTGGTTAGTCTGTTAAATGTAATAAATTTATTTTTAATAACTCTACTAGCCACCGGTTTAATCTCATGCCAGTAATTGCCTCCTCGGTACCAGTCTGCCGCCGCAAGAGCGTGGTGGAAATAATAACAGTCTATCATTCTAAATCTTTTTAGAATATCGTCTTTGGGATCACTGTGTAATTCTGTGTTCAGTAGTATAGTCCACTTTAGCCCGTCTGCGTGACTGTCACTTTGTATTTTAAAGAATACGCTGGGATTAAATAACTTTAGTAAAGGCTCTTGGTCATACGCAAAGATACTACAATCAACTCCACCTATGCTCACAAACCGTTGCTCAATATCTTCTATCCCAGTTGCACCAAAAGGCATAAAGTAATTAATTCGTGGGTTATTAAAACGTTGCAATGTTAGTTGCCATATGCTATCATAGTGATTATTAAGGTTATACATGTACGATATATTCTATTTTGGACCTAAGCCCGGTTTGTTTCCGCACGAGAAATTTGCGGAGTCATTGGAGGTTGCCGATCAGTTAAGTAAAACATCATGCTACTGGTATATTTATGGTGGTAACAATTACCGTAAATTTAACTTCTATTATCGTCCTAATAACTGGGAGCAAAACTTTACACATGTTTTTGGTGATCAATGGCAAAAACACGGGTATACTTTTCTTGTAAAGAAAGGCAATGTCAACGCTGATCATTTCTACAACGTCGATCAACAGTGCGAACGTTTACAGCATCCGCACTTGTTTACATTTCCTAAAAACATAGACCTTGAAACGGTTGCCACAACATGGCACCCAGATCCATTAGAAACCGAATTTACATACCACTTTCCCAGCCAGCATCAACGGGCAAGTGGAGTAACTTATGGTACGGGTCCTAATAAGTTTACAAGCGACGTTGTTGTAACAGCACTATCAGATAAGACAAACTGGACTGTGCCTAAAGACATTGAGGATGTAGACTTTAGCTGGCACCCAGATCCCACGCAATCAGCATTTATATATGAGTTTGCTACTGAGCATCAGAAGACCAGTGGCTTGTTGTACACAGTGCCTGGTGCCACAGTCAAGAAGTATACTAGTATGACTCGCAAGGTTAAACGTAGAGCAGACACTGAAGTATATCTAATAGACTTTATGACTGATAGCACTACAGCAAAGTTAGACACACTAAAAAACAGAGGTTTGGTGGTTAAAAAAACACGATTTGTAGGGTCTTACTTAGACATAATCAAGCGAATTTGTGCCACGGCTACTACAGAATATATCTGGGTAGTAACTACACTATGTGACTACAGTAATTTTGATTTTAACTGGCATCCAGAGACCTGGCAAAGCACAATGTTGCATGCATTTGCCAGTAATGAGCAAACGTTTGGTGATACCTTCCTGGTAAATGTAGAGTCTTTCAGAGAACAATCTGACAGGATTAAACTACTAGACTGGTATGACACTGTACACTATGTTGAAGACGTTGTCGTGCCCAGAGAGAGTATGCCTACAGTTGTATACAACCAGGATACACTAGTAGATGCTGTAAATCATAACCAATTTACGGATCCCTACGTACTATTTGCACCATATGAGTGCTCTATATCCCACACACCCAAGCTCTGGGCCGTCAAAGACCGTGACGTGCATACGTTTACACAGAGTAACTCGGTTGCTCAGGTCCCTAGAGAAGTGCGACAACACGTCAGTGAGCAAGTATACGACTACCCTTATATAACTAAGCACAAGACACTATCGGAATCTAAACAGGATATTGTGTTTATAAGTTATGACGAAACGAATGCTGATGAAAACTGGAACAAACTACATGGACGGTTCCCATCTAGTCAGAGACTGCACGGTGTTGATGGTATGGAAAATGCTCTGCGACAGGCGGCTGAGATCAGTAGAACTCCCTGGTGTTATATGGTGTTTGCTAAAACAGAACTACACCCAGACTTTAAATTTGATGTTGTTCCGGATTACTTACAACAACCCAAGCACTATATCTTCCACGCTGAAAATCCCATGAACGGACTATGCTATGGTCACATGGGTATTGTTATGTATAATTGCGATATGGTAAAATCTGCAAAACAGTTTGGCGTAGACTACACACTGAGTTTTCGACATGAGGTTGTTCCACTGGTTAGTGCGGTTGCTAGATTCAACACAAACCCATACCAAACTTGGCGTACTGCATTTAGAGAAGGCGCAAAACTTGCACAGTTTAATTCACAAACGCAAGATGTAGAAACTGAATATAGACTACGTACCTGGACTAAAAGTGCTAACGGTGATTATGCAGAGTGGTGCACACGTGGTGCGAGAGACGGTGTAGAATTTTATCGTGCTAATGCAGACGACAGTGATGCATTACAACAAGCCTTTTTGTGGACCTGGTTGCGTGAACACTTTGCAGGTTTGTATGATAGTGTGGATGATCCTAGCCTAGGTAAGTTGCAACTTCGTCAAGCAAACTGGCAACCTCTATAGCATTGTTAACATCGCTACGTGGTGTGTTTCTAGTAACAACACAATCTATAAAGTGATCGATTTCTCTTTCTAATGGTGTCACAGACATGTCAGGTGTTAAACAATCTAACACTGTTAACTCAGTAAGTTTTTTATCTTCCACAGTGCCCTGATAGATACTGACCATGTTTATGACGTCGTCCCAGACAATATGTCCCTGAGTTCCGATAACTGTTAACTTACGCACACGCTCTGGCCAATACCAACTGCCTGTAACGTTGCATGTGACGTCCCCAAACTGCAAATTAAAACTTACATAGTCTGGCTGTTGGTCATTGTTAAAACTGTTATGTACGACATTCAGCAGTTTGTGATCAATGCCTAATATGTCTTGCACAATACTGACATCGTGTGGTAGCAAACTTAGCAATGGTGTTGTCTTAGTTTGGTATATACCCCAGTTTAAACGTTGGCTAGTGATGTGTTTTACTTTGCCTATCTGATTTAGATTTTGTTTGACAATGTCTAATCCTGGATGGTATAAAAAGATATGTCCTACCATTAGAATCTGATCATCCAACATGTCACGCAATTGTTCACAATGTTCTTTAGTTTCTGCAAGTGGCTTTTCAATGTAGCAATCAAAGCCACGTTGTAATAATTCTCGTGCTGTATCAAAATGATCCCAAAGTGGAGTTGCCACAATAGCACACTTGTACTCAATGGGAATGTCATCCAGTGAGTCGCCATTCCGAATATCTATAATTACTGTGTCTGTAACAGACTTGTTGTTACTTAGGCTAGCCTGTATTTTGCTACCCCAGTAGCCTGCTCCTACTAGTGCGACTTTAACCATGCTTTTGTTAATCCTGTAATTGTGTCTTGTTGTTCTATTGTTAGAGTGTGATAGCAAGGCAAACTTACAATACTTTCCACAATTCTATCTGTGTTTGGACAAACATCGTATGATAAAAATACTGGTTGCTTATGCAGTGGTCCACGGTAGTGTACGTTAACACTAACACCGTTGTCCTGCATGTATTTGACAAATGCATCTCTTTCAGGTACTTGTATTACATAAACATAGTATGTGTGGTAACTGTCTGCAAATTCAGTAGGTGTAGGGCAATAATCCTTAAGTTCTTGGGTGTATCTGTTGCATATTTCACGTTTTTTAGTTAACCAAGAGTCTAAATATTTTAACTTAGCCAATACTACAAGAGCTTGGAAATTGTCTATCCTAGCATTGATACCTTGTAGTTCATAATCCCATTTGTTTTGGCGACCATGGTCTCTATACATACGTGCTCGTTTAATTAAGTCAGCTCTGCCTGTAATACAGCCTGCATCACCTGCGGCACCCAAGTTCTTAACAGGGTTAAAACTAAAACAAGTTAAGTCAGCAAGTGAGCCAACAGGCTTGCCCTTATAACTACTGCCAATACTGTGGGCGGCATCTTCAATCAGATATAAGTTATATCGGTCTGCAATCTCACGTAGTCTATCTACATCAGGTGTCTGACCATAAAGGCTGACGTACAGTATAGCACGAGTATGACTTGTAATCTTTGCTTCTATTTTGTCAACGTCTATTTGATAGTTGTTGTCGATGTCTACAAACTTTGGTTTAGCACCTGTCCATAATATTGATTCACTAGTGCTAACAAAAGTTAACGGAGTCGTAATTACTTCTCCGTCTCGTATTCCACATGCTAGTAATGCACAAAGTAAGGCAGTTGTACCACTACCTGTGCTGGCACATGCTTCTGCTCCTACGTACTCAGCAAATGCAGTCTCAAATTCATCTACAATTGGACCAGTAATATAACTAGACGTAGTCATTACTCTGTGATAGGCTTGGTCTATTTCTGTTTTTGCTTCTTGGTACTGTGCGTATAAGTCTGTAAACGGAATCATTGCGGTATTATTTTAGTTATTGAATAGTTCAAAGTTCTTGACAAGCCAGGAATGATATGCCACTAGTCCTGTGGTTAGTGGTGTTCTTTTAACGTTCTCAAAGTACATATTAATCTTGTTGTTGTTTAATCTGCCACGTTGGGGAAAACTTTGATCTCGCTCGTTAATCACAATTTGTGTTCCAGGTACGATTTTCTTAATTATTTTTGCACAGTCTAACAGTGTACGTGCATCAATTTCACTGGCAGTTAAATTATATGTTTGATTAATACCGTTGTTGGTGTAGGGTGCATTTAGCACTATGGGAATCTGTTTGCCTATGTCGTCTACGTATGTAAAGTCTAATATTTCATTAGGACCGTTTACCTGTATTTCTTTACCACGCAATGCATTTAATAACATTTTACTAACAACACGATCTTCTACATCTAAAGGTCCGTATACAGCACTGGGTCTGATAATTGTGTATTGTAACCCATGCCTGATATGGTAGTCACGTACTAGTTGCTCGCCCATGTGTTTCATAATGGCATACTGACCTTTTGGGGCACACACGGCATTCTCGTTAACTCTGTCATTAAAATCACCATATACCATACTTGAACTAAAGTACATAAAATGTTTTACCTGGTACTTTACTGCAAGCTCTAGCATGTTAACCAGTGCATCACACATCACGCCTGTTGCCTTTAAAGGATTGGCGTTAACTACTTTTTGTCTTGGGTAACTGGCAAGATGGATAACACTATGTGGTTGACACTTTTTAAACATAGTTTCCATCTTGTTAAACTCCATGATACTGATATTGTGTACATCGTAACTGGAGTTCTCTAGCAGTCTTGTGCATCGCCTAAGTCGGTGTAGCTTACTGAGTTGGGTTCGGTCTAGTATACCATAGTCTTCCTGATTGTCCACTACAATAGGATTCCATTTTAAACTTGCTACCAAGTTCTGTGTAATGCGACTGCCAATGAAACCATTGCCGCCAACTACTAATACTGGGAGATCGGTATGTCTAGTCATTTGTTTTTATAAGTTCAAAAAATACTGCTTGTTCTTGGGTCAACGGTGCATATACTTTTACACCTACGCTATCGTTGTTGTATATTAGTTCTAGTGATACAGGTAAATTAATGTGTCGTTTATATAACTTTCCATCTTCTGTAGCATCCAACCATCTAACAAATTCCCAACCTGCATATCTTTCAAAATCAAGTTCATGCGGAGAGTGAGAGACTAGTGAATGCGCACTGGCGTCTATAACAAACTGGTGTACTAGATACATACACTGCTACATCCCATCACATCACACAGCCATTGAAGCAGATATTGGTGCATGACTCTGATAGTCCAGCAAGTTAATATGTTCCATTTTGATATCTAAGATGTTTTTTGATTCACAATCTAATACTAATTTAGGTCCTGGTAGTGGCTTTCTACCAAGTTGTTCAATGACTTGATCTACGTGGTCATTGTAAATGTGTGCATCGCCTATCGAGTGTACAAAGTCACCTACCTTTAAGTCACAGCAATGTGCTATCATGTGTGTTAGCAAACTGTAACTGGCAATGTTAAATGGTACACCCAAAAACATATCTGCTGAACGCTGATACATCTGACAACTAAGTTCACCGTTGTTTACGTAGAACTGACTCATGACATGACAGGGAGGTAGTGCCATTGCAGGCAAGTCTGCAGGATTCCATGCACTAATGATGTGACGTCTACTGTTCGGATCAGACTTAATACCTTCTAATAATGCGGTAATTTGATCTACTTCAAATGTTACTAAGTTTGTGTCATCATATGAATGGTGTTCTATGCCTTTAAATGTTCTAATAGATTTCTCAGCACGGGCACCTCTAAAACTACGCCACTGCACTCCGTATACTCTACCTAGGTCACCTTCATACTTTGCATTGGGTTGCCAGTAGTCTGCATCAGCATTAGCACTCCATATGGTTTTCTTGTCTGTGTCACGTGTACCATGCAGTATCTCTGCTAGTCTACGTTCATCTCCAGAACCTTCTAGAAACCATAGCAGTTCTGAAACAACACCACGCCAGGCAAGCCGCTTAGTAGTTACCGCAGGAAATTCTTTGCGTAAATCAAAACGCATTTGTAAACCAAATATCGACCGAGTGCCTACACCTGTTCTGTCTGTGCGTTTATCACCGTTGTATAAAACATGCGTTAAGTTCCTTAGGTACTCAACCATTGGATCCCCACCCTGTAGCCTGGCTTAACCATGGAATCCACACCTCAAAATTTATTTGATTGTTTTCCTTACTGGGCACTATTGTGCGACATTGTAAGCCTTCAAAATAAGTTCGTGTGTTTAACGTAGTATCTGCTCGGTAGACACCTTTAAATCTAGTGACATAAAACTGTTTAATAAGAGGCCTAGCCTGTTCTAATAGACTAACTCCGCCTATTACCCAGACATCATTGAGGTCATTATGACCCAAACGTTCTAGACGTTCCAGCCAGTTGTCGGTCCAGACTTCTGCACCTGCGGCTTTATAATATCTATTTTTGCAAACAACAATATTACGTCTACCAGGTAGCGGGGTAGGCATGCCAACACTGTCCCACGTTTTGCGACCCATGATGACTGTTTTGTCCTTGGTATTATTCGCAAACCAAGCAAAGTCTTCTTTACACGGAGGCCAAGGCAACTTGTTATTAAATCCCATGTTGCCGAATGCGTCTATTGCAAATATAGCCTTAATCATAAGCCTTTTAACAGCTTGTCAGTATTTGGTTGGACTTCTGCTTCCACTTTTTCAATGTCCACAAAGAAGTCCACATTTTTAATTAAGTCGCCCATTTTATCCATGCGGTCGTTGAGAGCAGATTCTATATCTTTATAACTCAAGCCTTGACTTGTAAGTTCCTTCATTGAAAGTTCTACTATGGTACCATCATTTAAGGTAATCTCCACAGACTTTAATATTTCAACAGGAACTTCTTTTTTGTCAATTTGTTCTAGAATACGCTTCCAACTATGTTCACCATTAGGACTTAACTTTACGATCCGTTGTTTTTTTCTTTGTAGTTTTTTTGGCATTGGTCAAAGGGTCTATTTTAAGTGCTTCTTTCGTGAGTCTTGCCGCCTCTGCTACCATAGCTTTGGCTTCCACTTGCATGCGTGTTGCTTGGTCTCTATAACCCCTTGCAATATCCACATCTGTTAATGCACCGTCTTGTGGTGCCTGTACTTGCACTGGCGTTGCTCTTGAATTAGCAGGCTCTCCAACTTCTCTTGGCTCTAGCCTCTTCGCCGGATCACGCACACCACGTTGCGAATCTATATTAGCCATTTCTTGAATAGCTTCTTCGCCAGCTTCCATCTTTTTCAATATGCTATTAAGCTCGTCTAACCTTACATGGCTATTTGCCCGGGGAGTAACGATAACTTGATTAGTAGGGACTTTTTTAATTAGTCCTTCCTCATGCATTGCGGTTAATGCATTACGACCATCTGCCATAATGGTTCTAAATAAAGCATCTGCAAGTTCCTTAGCCTGTTGCCCCATTTCACTTTCCAGAGTTTTCATAACCTCATCGTGTATTAATGCAGGAAGTTTTCCACTGTACGCAACTAATGCCATGTGGTCCTCCCCTGGTACTGTTTTGTAAAGTATTGCTACTCTTTCATTATTGTGTCTACCGACATGTTTAATCATAATAATCTCCTTAGTCTGTTCCGTTTCCAGAATCATCTTTTACTTCAGCAGGTGCTTCTTTGGTACCTGTTTCAGCAGGTGCAGCCTGAGTGGACGAGCCTGTGAATGCTTTAAGTTTAGCATACACGGCCCCGACCGCAGACATTTCATCTGCCTTAATTGCGCCACGTTGTGTGACTACATCGATAATTTGCATCATAACTTGCAAGTCAGTTAGTTGTAGTCCTTCTGATTGGGTCGGCGCAGCCTTCTGCTTTTCTGGTTGTTGCTCGACTCGTTTCTTAGCCATTTGTTTAACTCTCCATTAAATTAATGTATACTTATTTAAAGCAGTATTATACTATATAAAAATTTCTAGAACAAGTCAGGACGCCTGTTTATTTGATTTATTACTAGCCCAAATATACTTGCTTCTGCGTGGTCTTCGAATCCTATCTCCACATGCTCCTGATTGCCTATAGTAACTGATGTTATACAATAGCGACTTTCTAGGTTTCGATAAATGTAGTCTTCTATGTCTCGTATGTCGCACCATAGTCCATCTAGTGTGGTACAGGTAAAATGCGGCGGCCGAAAGCTCACACATCTGATATCCAGTGCGTTTAGCGGATTAATTATGCCATGTTTTAACATTGTCGAAAGGGCGGGGGGACACTGTGTCCCCCCTGGTTGGCTACTACATTCACTTTTTGTACTCTTCGTACTGGCAAGTGATGCCAAATGGTGCATTGATGTCGTTACTGCCATGAATTACAAATATTGTATCGCAGTAGTTAGGGTCTCCCCATGAACCATACGGATAACCATCTGTAAATATAATTAACTTTTTGGGCATAATGTCACGTTCTTTAAGGAAGTTGTAGACAGATTCAAAATTAGTACCACCACCACCTTTCATTTCGTATTGATCAATATCGTCGATGTTGTCTGTGGTAAACGTTTGGAAATTGTAAACATCAGTGTCAAATGTTCCTAGGTGTAAGTCAAACTCCTGAAATGTCTGCATAATACCTTTTACTTCACAATGGATATCACGTAACATGGAGTCTGTCATTGATCCTGAGCAGTCATTAAAAACACAAACGTCAATCTTTTGTCCAGGTATCATGCCAGGAAGTATTGCATCTATGTGAGCACCACGTTTATTAGGTCGAGTAAAACTGTAGTCGTTCTTAAAACATGCCGCAATATCCTGTGCAATAAGCTCACGCCAGTTTATCTTAGGATCAGTCATGTTTTCAATTAAACGTTTAATGCCTGCCGGTAAGTTTCCAGCGCCGCTAGTCTGAGCCGCAGTTAACATGGCTTCTTTAATTTCCTGTTTAATCTGTTCACGTTCTGTATCACTAAGTGCTGGGCGTTTTCCTTGTTGGTCACCATCTTTACCATCACCGTCGCCACCAACACCACCTTCACCTTCACCGTCTAAGTGTTCGTCTAACATTAATTCGACTAATTGCGCAAGACTAACTTTGTCCATCTGGTCATATAGCTTATCGTATACTTCTTCCCAACTCATACCACGGTACTTGGGATCCCATAGACAAGGTTTAATCATGTCACCTATGTGGTGTTGTACCAGATCATCATTAACCACATAGTCTTGTGCGCAGTTCGCTAGTTGCGGATCACGGTCACCACGTCTTCCCAAGTGGTCATAGATACAATGTAGAACTTCGTGTGCAAACAAAAACTGAAGTTCTGCTACCGTGTGTTTTACTATGAACCTTGAGTTGTAGTACATACGTCTGCCATCGACAGCCGCTGTAGGGCACCACTCATCTGCGTTAACAAGGCTAAGCCTTGTAGCAATGTTGCCGAAGAACGGATGTTTTAGTAAAAGTCCTACCCTAGCAGTTATGAGAAGCTCTATTGCCTCTGCATCCACTTCTGGATCTGTTGGCCCTAAAATTTCTGCCTGACCTAGGTCTTTTTCAGAGGTCGCAGTCATTATTTCTTCTCCGTTGTTCTAACCACATACTTACCATAGCGTTTGTGGAATTCATCAAAGCTCTTTAACTTGCTAGGGATAAACGGCAACTCGTAAGTAGTAAGAGCAGTTCTGGCACCCATCACAACCAACTCAGTTGTAAAGTTTTCCATCATAAATTTAAAGAAGTTGTCAGACTGTTTATACCAAGCATCTAGTGCATTGCTGTCGTTACCTACCTTACGATAGATGTCCTGCAACTCATAACACAATGCAATTGTTAGAGAGTACATTGCACTAATTTCTTTAATTTCAAGTGTACTAACTTTGCCGTTAAGGATCTCTTCAGGTTTGGGCAACTGTCCAGCAATCTTTCGATGCGCCATAAACTTAAGAGCAATACCTTCGCCCACTGCACCAGCAACCATGTCTGTAATAGTTTCTGTATCAGTATCAGAATCGTGTAAACAGTCGGATACAAATTCCCAGGTGCGTGGCGTTGCGAAGGCACGTGATGCGTTTCTAGGATCAAAATCAAACAAGTCCTGTTTGGCAAATCCAATATAACCCACTACATCTTTGTGGATACGATTCTTAGTTGCCCACTTTTCCCAGGTCTCGTAGTCTGGTCGAACTTCTATGTGGATAAATCTATTAGCGAGTGGACTAGGCATCTTGTAAGTAACACCTCGATCACCTTCTCGGTTACCTGCCGCAATAATGTAAACATTGTCAGGAACTTTGTAGTGCTTACCTACACGTCTGTTTAATACCAACTGATACGCACTAGCCTGTGTTGCACTAGGAGCAGAGTTAATCTCGTCCATAAACAAGAAACATGTACCATAGTCTTTAGTTTCTTCTGCGCTAGGTAATTCGTCTGGGTCTGCCCAAGACATTTTATTGCTGTCTTTATTATAGTAAGGAATACCTTTAATGTCAGTTGGGTCATTCTGTGCAAGACGTAAGTCCCATACCCGCCCATTTAATTCCCTTGCTATTTGTTCAACAATTTCTGACTTACCTACCCCTGGAGGACCCCAGAGCATAATAGGATGTTTCTTTTTTGATTTAGCACATCGTTCGATTACTCGTTTAACACCATCTAATGTACTAGTTCTTGTTAGCGTAGTTTCTGTAGTAGCCATCTACATTACCTCCTTCTTTAAGTTAGAGTTACAGTGTACTGCCACTCTCTTCTCTTGTCAAGCTGTAGAATGTTGTTTTTGTATCCTCGAAAGAATTTTCGAATACATCAACTTCTGCTTCTAATCTATCTTTATACCGATGTAGTTTCTCACGTACCATAATTAACTCTTCACCTGAGATATTGCCATGTAAGTCGTAATCAAGTTCGCCTAAAAAATCTATCATCTCCAACAGATCGTTCATGACAGTGTCGCACTTTCAACAGTTAGAATACGTTTCTCATTTTCTTCTACTAACCGGTCTATAGTAATTTGACATTCGTACTCGGTGTTTGGAAATGGTTGTACAATCTCTTTGCCTTCTTCTGTAACATACCAACGTTTTTTTGGTGCCATAGCATAATTAGCCATCTGCATCTCCTGTTATGTTGCCCCCTGGTTAAAATCCTCTACGGTGTACACGCCCAGCTCAATTTCTCTAATAGCGGTGCTGGCTGCCTTTTCGTCCTCAATTGCTACGACTCTAGGTTCGGAGCCTTGTAGTATTTCTCTTGCTCGTTGTGCGGCCATCCGTATCATCAAATACTGATCACCACCGCATACATCTATTGCTACATCTGATCTTATAAGCATACCGTCTCCTAGTAAGTTAGTTGGCTGTCAAAGTGAGTCTGCATTCTAGAAACCTCACGTCGCAGTTCATCAATTTTCTGATCCAGTTTGTTTGTTAATGCAACTTCATCTTCTGATGATGCCATTTTGTTGGTGATGTCATACTTAATAGATTCTAAGAATAATGCCATATCAATTGCGTCAGTCATATTACCCTCCAAAGTGTTTAATCAGTGCATTATCAAACCAAACCGCACATTGAAATCCTGAAGACTTTGCATTTTCAATTGCTTGCTCGAGTGTGTCGAAGTGCTTCAAATAACCAAAATTATAAAAATCGACTTTATACATTGTTTCCCCTCTTCTTTATTAACAGCATATGTATATTATAGTGTCACTCGGACCATACGTCAACAATTTGGACAAAAAAAGAAACTGTTTAAAAACAAACACTTGCCCAACGTACTATAAATCTGAATTAGTTGGTGCCCAGGGCCGGAATCGAACCGGCACGCCTTTAAGGGGCCCGGGATTTTAAGTCCCGTGCGTCTACCAATTTCGCCACCCGGGCGCACCATTGTTTAGTAAGCCAACAACTTACACACGGTCTTTGGCGAAGTCTTCACTGAGCGTGACACCACATTAAGATTGTTCTCTTGTTCCCACTTTTTGCCAATTTTCTCTACCAAATCAATACTGATTCCGTATTCTTCAGCAATTTTGTCTGCAGGAACGTCAGCACAATACAAGTCAAGTACATCTGTTTCAAGTTCATTAAAATAACCCATATTTACTCTCCTTATTAGTATTATTAATAACTAACTGTACTTCAAGTGCTATTATAGTGTTACTCGAACATTGCGTCAACCTTTTGTTTTTGTTTTAAATCAACAACTTAGGCGAAGTGCTTTCAGATAGTTATCTAAATTATTGTTGTTTAACGTTAGCATTAGGGTATCCTCTTCAGAAAATACTTCTATGGTTTGGTAACTGCTTATGTAATATGGATACTTGAATAGTCTGTCTAATTCCAGCATGTGCCTTGGTGTTATCCGGTCAGTAAACTTGTGTGTGAATCGCTGGAACTTTAATTTTTTAAGTGTTCGGTAGGCAGTCACAGACAAACGCATACTTGTCTTGTTTAATGGATTAACCCAGATGTGAACCGGCTTAAGTCCTGTTTCTTTAGACAGATATTCGCTAACTTGTGATCTAAGGGAAGACTTGCTCACCTGCTTTTAATAACACCACACTGAATAATGCAGTATCAAACAGTTTGTTGAGTTTCTTTGCAAGATTAATTGCGTGTCCTGGGTTACTAAAACTTGTTTTCTTATACTTGGGCCCAGGATAACTAACCAACATATTTGCACTTTTTAAGTTAATAGGGTGACCGTTGTGGTAAACTGCCCATATGCCCTGAGAAGCAATGACTTGATCACTCTTGTAATTTTGTTTATTAACGTGTTCTAATAGAACGTCTGGTTTGGGTCTCGACATAGTATTATTTATACCAATAATATACGTATATTACCAACCACCACCATCTACATTTGCTCGAATAACTTCCTCGGTGGGCTGTTGCTCTTGAATCCCCTCAAGCTCTGCTATCCTAGCCAGAAGCCGGTAAACCTCATTGTGCAGTCCTTGTGCTTCCTGCTTGCTTAATATAATCTGCTTATTTGGGCCAGAATTTAAAATCTGTATTTTATTGTTTAATTGGTTTATATAATGAGTGTTCATATAAATACTTGTACACCTTCCGTTTAGTTGTAATTACTTATATGACAAAAAAATTAAAGATTAGTTTCATAAACTGTATCCTCGATACGACAATATTTCATAATACTGTCGTATCTAAGCATAAAATGAGTACTGAGCCTAGACCAGCATGGTTTATAAATGCCAGTATGTTGCATTTTAAGACATACTACGATCTGTATAGTCCTGAGCTTGCTAAACAAGTTGACTGGCATCAAGTTTTACCTACTGAAGACTATGTTAACACATACGTAGATCAAATTGTAGAGAATCAATCAGACTGGTTGTTTGTGGGTATGTATATATGGACTCAGCCAGGTCTAGCAAAGATTGTACGAGCAGTTCAGAAAAAACTTCCTAATATTAAGGTTATGGTGGGTGGTCCTGAAGTAGAGCACAAAGATTATACTTGGCTTAATGAAAGAGATTGGATCACATACGCATGTTACGGTGATGGCTACAAGTTTGTAAAATACATCTTAGACTGCCACTTTGAGGACAAAACACCTGTTATCGAAGAGACTGAAAATGCTTTGTGGATAGAAGGCGATAAGATAGTTAAAGCAAAGCATGCTACGTTTAAGGATAAAAAATTCTTCGGTATTCCGTTATGGTGGCACAATAGAAAACTTGTTAGGGAATGGTTTGCCTGGGCTAAACAGCAAGGATTAACTGCAATTGTTAATTTTGAGGCAAGCCGAGGGTGTCCGTACCACTGCGCATTTTGTGACTGGACCAGCGGGCTACATAATAAAGTTACGTTTTGGAGTCTAATACCAATTTACAAAGATCTTGCGTTCTTTGGACAAGAAGACATTAGATACTTAAAGCTCTGTGATGCAAACTTTGGACAAGTCCCACGTGACATGGATATAACAAAGTTCTGGGCAAAAGTGAGACGTAAATATCCTAAGGTAATTTGTCCTTGGGAGATAACCTGGGCTAAGTTGCAGAAAGACAGAGTGTATGAAATATTTGACTATATGCTTACTGAAAAGTTTGATGGTGATCCAGAAAATGTAAACCTAATAACCTGGACACTAAGTTTCCAAGATGTCGATAAAGACGTATTGGCTGCGATTGACAGACCTGAGATACCCTGGGAAAAACACAAAGAATACATACATAACATACAGTCAAAATTTCCTGATTTGCAGTTAGTTACAGAGTTAATAAGTGGTATGCCTAACCAAACACCACAAAGTATGCTAGACACACAGTACGAAGTACTGAAATGTAATGTTAGAACACGTTGGTATCTCTGGATGTATCTACCAAATAGCCCAGTGGGTAGCAAAGAATACAGAGAAAAGATTGGAGTTAAGGTACTAAACTTAAAGGTTCCTGGTGACATCCTAACAAGGCCACCAACAGAAGACGACCTTGAGGAATTCCCAATCTGTATAAGTTACATTAAAGGCACACAAACTGCTATAGATAACTTTAAAGTGGCCACCTGGCTAAAACAATTTTACTCAGGGTACCATAGCACTATGTTAACAGACTTCCTGGATCTGGCGTTGTCGTGGTTCGAAACACCTGGCGCCAACGACGTCTGGCGTATTATATCTAAGAAATGCGAGGATATTGTATTAGGAAAAACACTGGATGCTTATTTCTATACCAGTGTGTATACTGTGGATATGTGGAACTTTATGAAGAGAACAATGTTTGTGGACATGGGTACTATTCCCCCAGAAGGCCTATACGCAGGTCAGACGTACGAACAAAAAAGAGACACACTACTTGCGTTAATACTACAACCTCACAATGTTCCTGATACTCATGAACATGAAGGTTCGTATTCTTCGTTAGACGACTTTTAAAAGTTTCCTAATGTGGTCTTTAAAGGCCCTTCAAACTCATTGCGTTCTAATAGAATAATTTTAGGACAGAATCGCAACTTAGTTTTATTGCGTTCTTTAACCAGATAGTAACCCGCACAGTAAAAACTACGAGATTTTTCTTCTTTAGTAAACACTGGTATACCTAGTTGTATATGCCACAAGGGGTTATGGGGGTAGTTATTACCGGTAGGATATCCGTATGCTCCGTATGCTTCGTATTCTGAATCTTTAACATTATCTGATTTGTATGACTCAAACTTAATATTGTACTTGTCTTCTAACAGTTTAACTGTTGCAAAACGTTCTTCTTCGTCGCCGTGTATATACGTTAGCCCTTTGTCACTGGACTTTACGGCACCAACTTTTTCACCGTTACTTGTTACTAACCAAAATTTGTTTTTTACTATTGGGGTTGCCTTTAACATTACTGAGTCCTTTTGTTAATATGTTCATTATACTTGCATTATCTAACAATGTCAAATATAATTAAATTATGAATCGTAAAGAAATAGAAGTACATGCGTTTGACCTATCCGATTGCGAAGATCCTGAAATATATGCCGCCCAACCATTATGGGAGTGGCAACAAACTGACCACGGACAATGGGTATTAGATAATGCATTGGAGAAACCTGTATTTTATATACGTCCAGGTCAATGGGAATACCGTGTTGTGGTGACAGCAAAACTGTCAGAAGAGAACGAACTCTTCTATAAATTAAAGTACGCCAAATAAAAAAGCCGCTTTATGTTGCGTCTTTATTACTTCGGTTAGCTACCTTTTATTCCTCCGTTAGGTTTGTGTCAATTGATCGTATGTACTCTGTCATGACATGATCGTAGATGCCATCAAACGGTTGTCCCTTTTGTAATGCACGTCTACGTCCACGTATTTGGTCTTTGAATCTTTGCCACATTGTGGTTTTTCTAATACTTCCGTAACAGTTAAAGTATACTAGATTTCCTTGGTGTTTGTAAAGCATTAATGCAGGCGGAACCTTGGGCACTAAGTCATTATTGTTAACACAACGGTGATGGATCATGCCTTCAACGTGTTTTAACCATTGTCTATTACCTACCCTAGGTGAGCCAAATGTATATAATTCTTTAAAATCACAATTAGTGTTTACTAGTTGACAGTGTAATCTTCCTGCCGCAATAGTTGCCATTGCCGCACCTAATGAGTGACCGCACACTGTTAAGTTAGTGTTAATTTTAGCAGTCAATAGGTCCTTTGTTATCTCTGGCCAGAGTTTATCAACTTCTCCCTGGAAGCCCTGATGCACTCTACCACCTGTTGGTTCTGGATCTCTAAGAGCATTTAAGTCAGCGAAAATATCTGACTTTTCTTTGGGCTCTGTGCCTCTAAATGCCAGTATGCTTCTATCTTTGTTTGTTAGTAAGTATGCCTGGGCACCGTCAATGTCGTAGTAACTATTAACTTTAAGTCCAAGTTTTTTAAATTTTGGTTTTGCCTCTTTAAGACCTAGGTAGGCAATCTGTGCGCATTCAGCATGCAGGTGTATTTCTTTTATGTCTGACATTTGACAAGCCCTTATTAAATGTATAAACATATTTATTCATACAATTATTAAAGAGCTTGTTATAAAAATTGGTTTTATACATATACCCGTTGTTGATGCGGATAACTGGCCGTCTATTTAAGATCCAAAATCCAAGTAACTGCTTGGTTTGCTTGCTGTTGGTCTACAGCATTTGGCGGCATCGGGATTGGCCCCCACACCCCACCACCACCTTTAACAATTTTGTTAACTAAAAACTCACGGTCGGCCTCTGTATATTTATTAGCTACGTCCTTAAATGCCGGACCAACCAGTTTGTTATCCACACTGTGGCATGCTAGGCAGTGGTTCTGTTTAGCAACAATTTCACCTGCAGATTTTACGTTAGCACCTGATCCTGGTGCGGCTGTGCCTGTTACTCCGGAAGTTGAAAGAATCGGATACATTAGTAGTCCAATTAAACTAATACTGCCTGCAATATAAATTAGTCTCTTCATAAAACTCTCCTCATTGATATCTTTACCCGTTATCTTGGTGCTTGTCGGGTCATGAATGATTCTGCGCATAATTTTGGTTTAAAGAATTTGTCTACTACTGCCTTAACGTTATTTACATCAAACTCTTTACAACTAAAAACGTCTAGGTAAAGATCACCTGTATCGTCTATAAAATGCGCTGTGATACTGCTTGTTGTAATAACTTGTACTGCGGTTATACCACTGTCTACACCTTCTACATTTATGTGTTCCACAAAAGGTTCGCCTAGTGGCGTCATGTCTATACTGGTAACTAGTTCTTTGATAAAACCAGTAACATGTTCTTTGTCTGATACGTTACTGCAACCAGCAACATCGTAGTGATAATGGTAACCCCAAGGCATACAGTTATTTACTGGGGAGAATATCCGTCATTTAATTCAGTTAAAAACTTATTATATGCTTCTTCGTCCCGGTCAGTACTGGAACAGAAGTCATTTTGTGTAGTCATAATTTGTATTTCTTCTTCAGTGTAAGTATATTCAGTAAAATTAATTGCATCTAGGTTGTTTAAAATCTTGTCGAGTTTACTTAACACTAGATCCATCTTGACTTCTAATGTTGTGCTTCTTTTTCTATCTGATGGTTTTGTTTGGTCATTCTGTCTTGTAAAGTTAGTTGTCATTCTTGTTCCTCATGTATCGTTAGGATTAAACCCATTCGTCTAAGTTGTATAGATTCTTTATCAAACTTAATTTTCATTAGTCGTTCCACCACCTTATCTTTTTACCATAATCATTTTCAAATTGTTCTATGAGAGAGTCGTGTGACACAAGCTCTTCAGATTCAAAATCAGCTAACCATTCACTTAATGCGTTCCAATCCTCACCGTGCATCACCGCTAGACCATATTCGAGACCATATGGTTCATCTGGAACGCCACGAATATCTATTCTACCACCAGCATAATGTGTGGTTATTTCATCATACTCTATTGTGTCACCAGGAGAGTATCCTTTGATGATGTCAGAGGTCACTGTGCGAGTTGCTTTGTGAGTAAGTCCTCTTTCAGTATACCAACTCGTATGCCAAGGACCCATCATGTTTGTGCTATAACTAATCATCCCATTCATCAGGGCTCATCCCCATAACATCTTCCCAATTAAGATCGTGCTTCCCCATGTATACTATACTTGACTGATTAGGCATATGACCAAATGTATGCTCCCTGCCGTATCCAGAGACACTGATCGTATATGTACATGGAGTGAATTTTAGTATTTCTACCAGTTTTTCTATTTCAGCGTTGGTTGCCATGTTGGCCTCTTGTTAACGTAAGTAAGTTTCAGAATCATAATAATAATACTACAACTCTTAGGTGCTGTCAACATTTAGACAAACACGTTTGAATACCAAGGATGAGTCGGAAGTAGTAAGTGATTTCTGCGGTATTCTTTAGATTGTATAACCTCAGTAAAAGTTCTATATGTGCCTGCCCTGTCAATGTTGGGTATATTACACTGTTTGAATAACATGTCTTTGTATTTAAGACTCTTTTCTAGTTTAAGGGTGTTTAGTTGGTCCCAGTTGATGTTAAGATAATCCGTCTGAGCAATAATAGCACTCTCTTTAGCAACCAAACTGGCTAGTAAAAGTACGTGTCTACCTGCATTACTAGACGTGTCCTTGTGAAGACGGCGTGTAGACTCTGCATCGTCTACCATGTCACTGACTTCATTAAAATCTGTAAATTCATTACGCCAAGGAATATAACCATGCATATAGTATTTGCTAGTTTTAATACCGGTGTCTTCGTATCCGTACAGTTTCCAGTTTTTATCAAAGTCGCTAACAAATCCGTTTCCACCTTGTACAAGACTCATATCTCTGATCATTAAGGGAAACATTTGCCATATATCTAGTGGGTTATCGTCACTCAACAGCCAATCTATAGTTTCACGCATACTGCTTAATGGTTCTTTGGGCAAACCTAAAATAAACCCACCTGTCTGATTTAACTCACCGCCATAAGTGTTGCGTATGTATTTTAATGTTTCTATTAGGCGTTCTCTGGAACCTCCCTTGCCCACAAACTTAGCCGCTTCACTATGCATACTCTCTATACCAAAGAACGCTGATCGCAACCCTGCTTGCCACAGCATGTCAATCGTGTCCCTGTGTTTGGTCATGAGATCTAATCTTACTGCGGCACTATACATCGGCTGGAACGGTAACCGTTCTGTAAGGTTAGCCAGCATTTCACATTTCTCTACGCTGTCGTTTAAGGTATCATCACTAATTGTATAATTGGTTATACCAAAACGTTCATAATTGTCCATGAACTCTCGATATAAACTTTCTTCAGTTCTAATAAAGTCCAGTTTCTTTTTGCCATTAAGTGGATAACTACAAAACTTACACTGAAAGATACAACCACGTGCAATTTCAACTACCAGCGTTTCATAATCAATAATTGCATCATGATCTTCGTAGTGCATAACATGGTTAACAAAGTCGTATGTGGGTGCTTTGCTGTCGTCGATAACTGTAAAACCATGTTTGCTTACCCGTGCTTTATCTAAATATATTACTGGGTTCTCAAGGTGTTTAGCAAGATTAATTATAGACATTTCAGCATACCCCAGTATTATATAATCATAGTCACTATATATAGGAATGTCACAGGCGTTAGGTCCACCAAGTACTAGTTTACAATTGGGATTGCATTCTAGTATCAGCTGTTTTATCTCTGCGTTAAACTCACTGCCGTGCGGGATAATAGCATGAGGATCTGGGTACTGTAACTCTATTGTTTCGTAATTAACAATTTTTTTGTAGAAGAAGTTGTTAACACCTACAAACAGTGTTTTGTCTGATATTAGGTGTGTAAGAATATGTTTAACTTCAGTCAAAGTAAACGTCATCAGGTGATGAACAACTGCGACTTCAAAGCCAGCACTACGTAACTGTTGTGCAATCTTATATGGGCCTATTGTTTTCTCTAGGTATAGTTGATTGCCAAAATCAGAAAGTAGTATTACGTTGGGCTTGTCATTATTAAACATATTATATACTTACTTGGCGGAACGGACGAGACTCGAACTTCATTTACATATCTTTGAAATATCTTCTTGTTTAATAAAACTTACTTCAGACCAATCCATCCACTCTTCAGTGCCGGGTGGGACTAAGATAATCTTAATCATATGACCTTGCTCTCCACCTAGCGCAATCGTGCTTAGAGCTACATGCACTGGTTTAGTTTCAGGGAAGTTTTCTGGTGAACAGTCCACAAAGAACAACATTCTACGCATGTGAACTTTATTGTTGTTTATGTACGGACCGTTAATTTCCCAATATGCCTCAAATATGTCAGGCCTACCTAAAACTTTATCAATTTCTTGGGGCATGAAGCGTAGAGTTTCTGTTGGTTCATGTACATGCAGTGCAGGATCATCAATATATTCACGACGTGCAAACACAAACGGTGATATTAAAATTAGTACTGTCGCTATAAGTTTTTTCATATTGTACCTATAATTGAAAAATGGTGCCCAGTGACAGAATTGAACTGCCAATTAAGGTTTACAAAACCATCGTTATACCATTTAACTAACCGGGCACGCATCTATTTACTACGTTTTGCTAACTCGTGTGAAATTTTGTTCTTGTGTCTTGGTCTACATTTACCTAGTAGGTCTTGTAATGCTTCAGTACTCATTGGACCAAGTCTTGGATTGCCTGATTCATATGCTAATGGGCTGTTCTTCTTTTTAACTGTCATACTATCTCCAATTTATCCTGCGCTACGTGTTAAGAAATTAACACGAGTTTTTGTAGGCTTAAAAAACTTTTCAATAACATCTTGTGCTACACCAATATCAACTGGCTTACACGAAAAAATATCAATATAAGCATCACCATTGCTATCTACAAAGTGTCCGCAAATATTACTGGTCTCAATCATTTGGCAACAACTAAGACCTGCCTTATCAGGGGCATGCGTAGCAAAATGCTCGATCATTGGTTCACCAAATGCCTTCATACCAATTGCTGGAACTAATTCTTTAATAAAGTTATAAACATTTTCTTTGCTCATAACAAGTTCTTTGTCACATGCGGCGCAATCAAACATTGCGTGATATCCCCAGTATGCCATCTAATTTTTTCTCCTTTAATAGATTATAGATGTTATTTATTTCTAATAGATTATAGATGTTATTTATTGTAGTGCCGTAAAACTTTCTTGTCAAGTGGTCTGGCGGAGAGTGTGGGATTCGAACCCACGACACGTATTCACGTATGACGGTTTAGTAAACCGTTGCCTTTAGCCACTCAGCCAACTCTCCGTAACCATAAAATATAACTGAAATTGAACTCTTTTGCAATCTTTTTACCAAGATTTATTAACCTTTTTTCATTACTAAGAAAATTACATTCGTACCTTTAAGTTTTTATTAATTTGAATAATTTTTTCTTATAGTCTTGAATAAATTGCATTTTGGCACGACGTATCAGTGAAAAATCAACATCCTGATATAGTGTTTTACGCATGAGGTCAAAGTCCAACTTAGGGGCTGGGAAAGTGTGTGTGCCAACGGCTAATAGTCCGTCGTAGTGGTATGTTCCACAATTTACACTCTCAAATTCTTTTTGGGTTGTCCATTTCCAGGCATCTTCAAAATTCCAGTCGTCTCTTTCCCAGTTAACTAGTGCATTGTTGGCTACTTGGTTAATTGTCTTTTTATCTGCCCAAACATAACCTCTATTCCTATAGCCGTATTTCTCATACTCTAGGTTAAAAGTACTGTCTGCCTGATATATTCCTGACTTTTGTATTACAAATGCCATCCAGTTCCAACTATGTAACGGTATTTTACCAGATATTAAATCTTCTAAAGTACGTTCTAAAGATGATACAGGTTCATAAGGCAGTCCCGCAATAAAACCACTATGCATTGATAAGTCAGAGAAGTCTGTACGTAACATCTGCAAAGTGTCTATTACTCGCTGTCTGCTACCACCTTTGCCTATAACAGAAGCCGCTTTAGGATGCATGGTCTCTATTCCGAATATTGTAGCTCTAACCCCCATATCCTTTAGTATAGGTATGCTTTGTGGATTGCGGCCTAGTAGGTCTAATCTCATATAACACCAGAGACGGAGTTGTTCTGGTAATGTGTCTGTTACTTTCCTAATCTGTTCAAGTTTGTCTACATCATCATTAAATGTGTCGTCTACTATCTGATAATGAGTGATATTAAAGTCCTTGTATGCTTGATGCAGTTCTTGTTTGAGAGCATCAAACTTTTTAACGTACTCTAACTTCTTTTTGCCTAAATTTCTGTGAAAACAAAATTTACATTTGAATATACACCCCCTGGCCATTTCAATAGGTAGTGTTCTATAATTAACTACATCCTCCGGCAACCAATGCATCACATCAGACATAAAATCATATGTTTCTTTATTTTGACTGTCAACAATAGTGACGCCATGTATGTTTACAAAACTGTCTTTTAGTGGTTGCCCATGATCTAGGTGATTCATAATATGAACTATACTTGTCTCACCTAGTCCTACTACAGCAAAATCTACATTTTTATTAGCGCACTCTCTGTGTGATTTTGATCCTCCTAAAACAATCTTCGTGTCTTTGTTATATTTCTTTATCTCAATGAGAATTAGTTCTTCTCTGCTCTTTTCACCTGACGCAAGACCATCTTCACTGACCCATTGGAAAGTTGTGCTGAACCCCACTAACTTTGTATTATGTCCTATAGCGTAAAAAAATAATTCTTTAAAATCTTCTTCGGTGAAATTCACCGTGTTGGTTACAACAAGACATTTGTAACCTAGTTTGCGTAAGACGTGTGCGCATTTATATGGACCTAATGTTATGATACTGACATCGGTTACATCATCATGGTCGGTGAGAAAAACTGCGTCATACATATGAATATTTATCTAATGATTCGAACCCTCGATACAGTATAACACCTACTTCCGTTTTGAGCGGATAGTGAGAATCGAACTCACATTGTAGCGTTGGCAACGCCACGTAATAACCATTATACGATATCCGCTTATTTTTCTACGAATGCTCTTTCAAACACATAATCGCCAGGTGTACGTAAAGTACCTTCTCGCATGTCTTTACTTTCGCACCAAGCCATAACGTCTTCATTAAATGTCATGTTACCACATATCATAATTTTGTCTGAATCAGTGTTTACTGCTAGGCTGCCTGATTCTAACTGTGTGGTAATGCGGTCACCGCCTTCACCTGTTACGATAGGTACATATTCTAAGGTATTATGCATTAGATCAAATAGTTCTGTGCCCACAAACTTGCGAGTTAGTTCGTGCTTGTATGCAAGTTCTTCTCTGTTACGCACACTGTGAACAAGTATAATTTTACTCCAACGTTCTAGTGTGTCCACATCACGTATCAGGCTCATAAAAGGCGCCAGACCAGTGCCTGTTGCCATCATCCAGAGCGTGTCACCGTCTGTAAATGCTTCGTTGCGTAATGTGCCCACACACTTGGGCATGATGATAACCTCGTCACCTTCTTTAAGATGTTGCAGTTTGCCGGTCAGTTCACCGTCTTGTACTTTTACACTTAACCACTCCAAGTGTTCTTCCCATGGTGCGCTGGCAATACTGTACGCACGTAGTATTTTCTTTCCATCTGCTTCCAATCCAATCATAGCAAACTCGCCAGCATTGAATCTAAATGATTGATTTCTGGTTGTGCGAAAACTAAATGTTTTGTCGCCCCAATGGTGGACCCAAGTAACTTGTTCCTTATACACTTGTTTTCCTTTGTTAATTTATGCTTGGATTATACACTAAAAAACTAATAATTGCAACGCTTACGTATAGTCTGTATCCATTTATATATCACGTCCATGTCATGACCTTTAGACTGTGAATATTTGTGTTGCAGTAGATATGCTTGTATTTCGTTGTCTGACCATTCTTTGCAGGTTTTGGCTGTGCCTTTTGTATACCACTGTGCCACATGCACTAGTTCATGATATAAAATAGAATCTCCTTCTGGGGTATCTAAGTCCACGTACTTGGTTAACAGTACTAGGTTCCATTTAGCGGCTGCCACAGCAGTACACTTTAAACTGTTATGGCATACTAACTTATATACTTCCTCGGCTGGAACAAACACTACTGTAGGATATTCTGGAGTACCTTTTTTGGGTATGCCTAAATCAGAGCTAACATTTATATGTTTTAATAGCAAGTCTACATAATTGTAGTCGATTGTGCCATTGTTCTGTGCGCTGGCTGACAAAGATAATACAGCACAAATAATTGTTAGTATGTTTCTCATGGTCCATGAGAAACTGTGTCTCACGGTAACTTTTTAATACAATCTAGATAGACAGTATCACCAGTTTTAATCGGATCTTTGTCGAATCGAAAGCCAACACAGGACCACTCTTTAATAAAGTCTATTTCGTATTCTGTTTCGTCTCCGTGCCAATGTATCTTAATACTGTTGCAATCGGTAGCTTTTTTTGTAATGCGCAACCAGGAAGCGGCAGCCGCTAGTTTTGCTTTATACACACATTTCTCTAGTGGAATAAGTTTATTAATTTGTAATCTAGGTAGTTCTTCGCTATATGCTGATACCGAATATAACATAGCACATATAAGAATAATAATGCGAGCCATATTAATTCCTTGTGGTGTACTGTATTTATATTAAATATAAGTATATGTCTGATCGATATCCAGTACAATCAAATACACTAGTGCAACACGCTGAAATGCTTAACGATCGATCTCGTAACGAGTGGTTTAAGCACCGTATTGAGCAGAATTGTCCCAATAAGGTGGTCTTAGATGTAGGTGCGGGATCTGGGCTACTCACATATTATGCGCTTCAAGCAGGCGCCAAACACGTATATGCTGTTGAGTCTGATCCAGGAATCTCGCCTATCCTACATGGAGTCTTAAGCAAATGTTTCGATAGTGATAGGTACACTGTAATTAATACAAATTTTTGGACTGATGAGGTGGAACAGCTGATAGACCCTGACTCTATAGATGTCGTAATTTCGGAAACACTAGGCGGTGCAGGTATAGATGAAGGGATTCTAACTACATGGTGGTGTGCTAAAAACTTTGCAAAGTCAGATTGCGTTTTTATTCCCAATGATGTTTCTATTGAGGTACATAGTTGGGAAACTTATAACTTTTTAGGCGGTGTACCAGATCAGGCTGCCTACCTTAACAAGCATAGTTTACCTGCAGAGTTTCTAGAAGCGGTAGTTACGACAGACACAGAAGACCTAAGAATGTACCAATGGAGATCAGTAGACGAGTACATGAGAAGTATATATCCTAGGACTAAACTACACACAGTCAACTGGTCTCCCAGTAACTTGCCAGAATATAGATTTGACCTTGAATACCCAACACATGTTTTCCCATTGATAGATTTTACACTTGAGATACCCAAAGGTCTGATAGCCTTCGTGCCTATCATGGAGGAAGATTACCTATATAACTTTATGCACTCACATTGGAGGAAGGCCCCTTTTTACTATGTACCAGAGTCAGGTACATATAGGGCAACCTACAAAACGTCAGATGAGAATAACGTTGATCTACAATGGGTTATTCAGAGACTTCTCTAACCAGTGTTAATCTACCATTTTCGTTTACTTGCGCTTCGAATTTTGCTCCATCTTCGATCATATCGCTGACATCTAATTCTCTGTCAAATTGAATCGAGTTTCCCCTCTTATCGATATGAAAAAAGTAATCCATGTACATCATAATAATGCCCCCTTGCCCTCACAAGTATTTATCACGTGAAGTCACAAAAAAGCCAGCCCCAAGTGAGCTGGCTAATCTGTTTAACAGTTGTTAAATTTTGTTTGACATCCTAAATTCTGGATATGCTACAAGTCCACATTCTTCCATGTCTGAGCCTTCATGTTCTTCTTTAATATCCACTCTTAACCCGATTGCTTTCTTGATAATGTACCAAGTAACAAAACTGGTCGAGAATACAAATGCAAAGATAACAACTGCACCAAATATTTGGTTACCAAACCCTGCATCAGGATTAGTAAACGCTACTGCTATTAGTCCCCAAATTCCTGCAACGCCATGCACTGAAATTGCACCAACTGGGTCGTCTATCTTAAACACACGATCCAGTGTTATGATACTGGCATAACACAGTACGCCACCTACTGCACCAATAAAGGTACTTGCAAGTGCAGATCCTGTGAGTGGTTCTGCTGTTACAGCAACTAAACCTGCCAGTGCGCCATTAAGTGTAATTGTTAAGTCTGTCTTCTTTGTGATCAGTTTACTTGCTATCATTGCCGCTAGTAGGCCACCAACTGCCGCCATGTTTGTGTTGACGAAAATTTGTGCTACTGCATTGGCATTCAGTAAACCAGTGATTTGCAATTGACTTCCGCCATTGAAACCAAACCAACCTAACCACAACACCCATGTGCCTAGTCCTACCAGTGTCAAGTTACTGGCCTGAATAGCTCTAGGTTTACCGTCTGGTCCGTACTTGCCTTTACGTGCGCCCAACAGTATAACACCTGCTAGTGCGGCACTTGCTCCTGCTAGGTGTACAACACCTGAGCCAGCAAAGTCCAAAAAGTTAAGTTGATCTAATGCACCACCTCCCCATTTCCAAAATCCTTGGATAGGATAGATAAAGCCTGTCATCACCACAGCAAATAATAGAAAACTCCATAACTTGATGCGCTCTGCTACAGCACCACTTACGATACTCATTGCAGTTGCAACAAATACCACTTGGAAGAAGAAGTCACTCAGAACACTGTAGTAAGCCTCTTCACTTGCTACAGTATTGTCGGCACCGATCAGTGTACCGAACCCAGGTACCCAGCCTTCTCCTGAACCATACATGATTCCGTATCCACATAATAGATACATCAAACATGCAACACCATACAGTGCAAAGTTCTTGGTGATAATTTCTGCTACGTTTTTACTACGAACCATACCTGCTTCCAACATGGTAAAACCCGCCGCCATGAACATGACCAGGGCTCCGCATACTAGGAAGTAGAATGTGTCTAAACTATATGCTAAGTCCATTAGATTGCCCCCTCATCTTTCTCACCGGTCCGTATGCGTAAAACACTATCCAAGGTGGTTACCCAGATCTTGCCATCGCCTACTTTACCTGTGTGTGCTGATTTCTCGATTGTTTCTACTAGCAGTTCCACTTGATCTTCTGGAACCATTATTTCGAGTTTTATCTTGGGAAGGAAATCTACAACGTATTCTGCTCCGCGGTAGAGTTCTGTGTGACCTTTTTGTCTGCCAAAGCCTTTTACTTCAGTCACTGTGAGTCCAGAAATGCCAGTCGTACTAACTGCTTCTCTGACCTCATCAAGTTTAAAAGGCTTGATTACGGCCGTTACTAGTTTCATTTATTACCTTTCTGCGTACTCTTGACGCATTTAAATTTGTGAAGTACTCCTGACTCCACAGTGGTATTTATTGCAATGCAATAATGATATGTATTTGTAGTTAACGTTCTTGTCTCGTTTTTGTAAAACTATCCAAGTTTTCATTTAGCCTCTTAACTCTTGTGTGTTTTGTTCATTAAGAATCTGTCTATAACACTGACCACAGTAACAACCTTGATCCTTATTGATTTCGACAAGGGGTGGCATAATCGTACACCAGCATTCAACCTCTGGTGTACGAGCCGCACACTTGAGCAACGAGTTACATCTTGCGCACCGCTCTAAGTGCATTTATTAATCACCAGGTGCGTCAGACAATACTTTGAGGATGTGCGCAGGACTACTTACTCCATATGGATCTGGATTCTCTTCGGACCCATCTGGTTCCACAAAACTGCGTTCAACCACTCCATCGTTAATAACAACAGCAAAACGTCTTGATCGCTTACCGAAGGTAATAACACTCATGTCTGCTAACATACCCAATGAGTCAGCAAACTCTCCGTTGCCATCTGGAATTACTTTTACTTTTTTAATGCCCATGTGTTGTGCCCAAGCATTCATTACAAAACTGTCATTAACACTGGATACATAAATTTCGTCAATGCCTTGTGCATAAAAGTCTTCATGTGCTTGTTCAAAGGCAGGCAGTTGTAATGAACTACAGGTTGGAGTAAATGCTCCTGGCAATGAAAATACAATTACCCTCTTGCCAGCAAATAATTGGTCTGTGGTTGTGGGTATGAATTCCCCACCAATTGGACATCCGCCGTCTTCAGGCTCTTCATCACCTACCCTACACATAAAGGTAATGGTGGGAATTTTCTTTTGCTCGATCATATGCTTCTCCTTATCTTATTATTTTAATGTTACTGTCTGTTTCAATTACGACTCTGGCACCACAACTTAGTATCTGTTTACCGTGTTCGCCGTAAACAACCTTGCTGGGACCTAGTATTTCTACTTCGTGGCAGTATGTGTTAGATTTTCCTTCTTTGATAGTTATGGTAGGTTCCACATCTACAAACTCAGGATCGAGTCGTTGCTTCTTCAAGTTACTGCGAATTACGTTTTGATTAACGTGAATGTATTTTTTCATGCCTTATTATACAGGTAGAAAATGTTTGTGTCAAGAAAATGCCCACCGAAGTGAGCACTTTTTGTTTCTTTAAAAATTAATGTATATTAGCGATGTGCAATGTACATTGAAATTTCGAAGCCATAACGCATTTCTGTGTACTCGGGCTTGCTCCACATAGTATTTCCTTTCAGTGATTAATTAATTAATGTTAAAACAATGTTCCAACGCTAGTATTTAACATAAGTATATAGAGAGATTATCCTAAAGTACATACTGATATTCATTAAAGAAGCATAATGAAACTAACACTACAGCCTGGAATTAAATTTGTTTTCCCTAGAGAAGACAGTGCCTATCAAAAACTGGAAAAAGAATTTAATTATTTTACCAACGCCATGTCGTTGTTCCATAACATAGAATTTGAGTTCCATCCTGAAAGCACAATAGGTTGGTTGCCACCATATTATGTGTCAGGTGATCCTGTGTGGTTGGAGAATCAGTATTACAGAGACAGGTTACGGGCACACTATAGGTTTTGCCAAAGGATTATCTTATGGGATATAGGTTACCCTGAAGTAGACTACACCGAAGTTAAAAAACTATTCTACGATAAAGAACTTGTGCTTGTTACTGACAAACTAGTTGAAACAGAATACAACACTGTTAGATATGACTGGTCATGGAATCATTTTAAGTACTATGCCACACAAGACGTACAGGATCCCACAAAGTTCTGGCAATATCAGGATTACCATATGCCTATGCTACTGGCAGAGAAAAATATTGGCAATATACTGAAATTTGATGGCGGTGTTTCAGAACTAAGGGACCTGGTGTTTAGTGACTATTCAGGACAAGTTACTGATGGTGGTGATTTTATACACACCATGGTAAGTGTGATTGAAGAGCCTCAGTTGGGCCTTAGTACGTACCATGCATTAAGTAGGGGTCACTTAGTAATGCTATATAGTGCGCCCTTCCAAGTTAAAAAACTGGGTGCAAAAGGGTTCTGGTTGGGCGATTTATTTGATTTTACATATGACCAAGTGCTTGATGATTATAATAGACTGGAACAATTTTGTCAGTGTTTGCGTAAATTCTGTATGGGCACACACAAGCATGCCCTAACTGAATTCTACCTAGATAATATTAATAAACTTAGGGCTAACCAAGCTCTGTTCTTTGATAATGAGTATGATAACAATATTAAAGACTGTTTTAAAACCTAAGTCCCAACCCTATCTTAAGATTGTTTGCAGAAGCTAGGCCGTTGACCACGAGCCTAGCAGTTAGATACACAGGTCTATGTTCGCCTTGTAAATAGTCTGTTAGATAGTAATGTGTAACATAGTTTAATAGAAAAAACAGATCCACCGTATCTGTATCGGGCCTATTGCCCAGTAAAGGATTGTGTTCTACGTATCCTTCATCATACCTACTAGCCATATCTCTTGTGGTTAAGTGATCCACAGCAATAGCTGTGGTTGACATCCAAAACAACTCTTTGTCGTATTTGTCCCAGTCTGCGTATTCTGCTTGTGCTGTAAACGGCAAGAGTAGTAGTAATAGTAGTTTTCTCATACTTCTACTTATTACTGTTAACCAAGTTCTATTTTGTTTCAGCTTCCTCAGGAGTGCTTCGATCGGTTTGCTCGTAGTATTCTTTGTACTTTACTATAATTAGTTTTTGTTCCTGAACTAGGCGTAATAGTTCTTGCATATTAATTGCAAGTTGTTTATAGCCAGTTTCATCAAGACTGTAAAACGCTATAAAATCATCAGGGTTCTTTTTGCGTTCCTCGATTAGTTCCTCAAGGTTTACCTCAGTAACAATTATCCACTCAGGACTTTTTAAGCGTAATGGTGCTGGGGCTTCTAAGCCTAACGGCTCACGCTCTACCAGTTTTGTCTTAATTACGATCTCAGGTTCTCTCTTACTGAACATGGAACATCCAGTTACAAACACTAACGATAAAATCAGTAGATATCTCATGGCTGCTCCTTGGGTGTATAGTTTGGATTTGCTAGATCAGGACACTCGTTGTTAGCCTGGCTTTTCTTAGTAGCCTCCGCCTCATCTGGAGTTAACGGACTGCCACCAGCAATCTCAAAACACCTCATAACATTTTTGCTGGCATTATTGATGATTTTTGTAACCAACGTTGTTTTTCTAACAGCGGCTTCATTAATATCACGACGCTTGCCTGTTGCTTCGTTAACTTTATTAAGTTTATCGTTAAGGTCATCGATACGCTGTTCACTTGCCTTGCGAGTATTATCCAACTCTTTGTGGATCTTCTTCTGTAATTCGATGTCTTTCTCTTTAACAACCATCAGTTGTTTTTGCTCGGCAACTGTTTGTTCTAGCAGTTTCTGATTAATTCTTGATGTTTCTAAGTCACTGCGTAGGTTTTTAACATACAATGCACCACCACTAAGTGCGCCAACTATGGCTATGACGATTCCAATTTTAATTGATGTAAGCATATCAGTATTTATTAAGAAGCCGGATAGGGAGAGCCTAGTAGATCAGCATACCTTTGTGCATCGTCTGACAGTTTAGTTAGCTCGTACTTGCCACAGAACTTAAGAAATTTAGCACCCACCATGCTAGTAGTTTTGGGACTACTGGCTTCTGCTATTGTTTCAGCAATCTTTCGTTTAATGTCGTCTGGTTGTGCAGTTAAGTCGACAAGTGTTACGTTACGCTGATAGTCGTCTAGCACTCGATGCTCAACACCATTATGATCTGACCAACGTTGTAACATCATGTTGTTCCAGTTGAACCCCTTCTTGCCCTTATCTGCAAATGCTTCTAACAACCCAATCTTGTTCTTAGTGCCTTTCTTACGCACACCAGGATATGCTGAAAACACATTATCACTGGTGTCACCACGCATACACTTCTCAAACAACATCCACTGTGGATTAACTTCTTTAGGTTCTTTAGTTTTCTTGTCCAGTACAGGTTCGCTTTTTTTGTTAAACACACCCTCGAGTGTATGCAACTCATCAGTAATACCATTATACTGTTTAACATTCTTAGCTAACAGCTGATAAAAGTCTGTGTCACTAGACACAATAGTATGATGATCGTTAGGGTGTGCTTGTACCCAACCTGCAATTAAGTCATCTGCTTCCAGTTCAGGATGTCGCATAACAGTGCAGTTCGACTTCTCTGTTAGGAATGTTTTGATATCGTCAAATGTATCCCAGAACAGTTGATCTTCTTCTGCCTCTGCTTCTGTTAGTGCATCACGTGCCACTTTCCTGTTTTTCTTGTAGGGTTCGTAAAAGTCTTTACGCCAGGATCTGCCTTCTAGGCAAAACACTACGTGTCCTGCGGCTTGGTCTCGCCAGGCTTTAGCAACACTACCTAATGTAAGGTGTACTGCAAATCCCAGTTTAGTCCATTGATCTGACCCACGATGTGCAATGTGGCGGGCTCTAAAGAATGTGTTTGCTAAGTCGACTATTAAGTATCTCATATACTATATTATAGGGCCACTCAGTGCTTTTGTCAAGTGCGGCAACAAGTGATGTGCCCAGGTTTGGTGACCGTCAGCCATGTAGTGACCACCGCCCATATCAGCGGCAACACTAGGTCGAACACTGAATCCTTTTGTGTTCATTAGGTTAAAATATGATTGTGATTCAGTGTAAGGGTCTACATAGCTATCGCCCCAGTCTTTTTGATCTTGTTCTTGTATCAGACTGAAGGCGATATGACTGTTAAAAAATAAGTGTTTGATATTTTGTTCCTGTAGTTCGCAATGTAGATCCCATACTTGTCTGTGCCATTTTTGCTGATGTGCTTGCCAGTTACTTGCCTTTCCCACTATCCAATGCTTATACTTTAGTTGTAAAGGTTCAGGAAGAGCATCTAACCCACTACTATTAACCTGATAGTATTCGCCTTCGTGTTCCCATTCCTCACGTTCCCACGTAGTCCAACCAATTAGTACAAACACATCTTCTTTTACGTTTTCTTTATATTGTCCTTTAATAAAGTCTCGAGTAGTTCTAACAATTCGATCGTTACTGGCGGCACTTTCAGCATCACAATATAAACGTGCTTGTAGTAGTTTGGCTAAAATAGCACTAAAACTCACTGCTAAGTTAGCTGGATGTGGTTTACGTTTTAGATAGAAGTATTGTGAATCATCTTCTGCAAAACAATATGTGTTAAGTGCTTCTGCACCTGCAACGTGACTGCAACCGTTTGTGTATAGTATCATTTTAGTATTGTAAAAATATTGGCGTATTGCCAGCGATTAGGGTTAACTCCATGATAGAACTTTACATATCTTCTGTAACACTTACGACACCAGATAGTTTCTCCGTCTAACGTCATAACTGGTCTCCACGCAAACCATTCTTCCCATGGTGTTTTTTCTACATCATGATGTCGTGTCACCATACCCATGTTAATTATATTCTGACCTACCGTCACCTAAGTCTTTTTTATTAACTCTGTCAGCACGGCTAACATTAGCATCATACTGTTGATGTGTCTCTAGTACAATATGCCTGCATACATCTTGAAACCAGTTATCAACAATGTCTTGATCTGTTTTGCCAGGGTAGCCCGACCTAACAAGTTTAGCAACAAAGAAATCGTTCCAGTCTAGTTCAAAACTACCGTTACCTATATTATCAGGATCAAGCTCAACTTGTAATACGCTGACCCAAGGTTCTTTCTTTTCGGTTGCTATGTCTTTGTCAGACTTTTTAGACTTGCGTTGTTGCCTAGGTGCAGGCTCTTCGTTTTTCTTAAAAAAGTTTTTAATTTTATCAATCATTAAGTACTCCAACTGTTGCCCCAGATATCTACGTGCAATCTGGGACTGTATCTGTAACCTTTACTTAGTGCATATTCGGCTACCCGTTTGTTATTTTGATTATATGCTTCTGCTACCCCACCAACAGGCATAATATAAACGTTACCGTTTACTCCTGCTTTACGATATGCATTAACAGCTTCATCTACTTCAGCCATGTGTTCATCATTCTCTACTACAAACTTCAAATACGTGTTGCCTATCCAGTTATACTCAGCAACTACTTCTGGCATGATAGCATCGTCCCACGCTTCACCACTAGCACTTAGTTTAGGACTAACACTAAATGTTAAGTTGTGGTAGTTATGATAATCATTCTTCCATGTGTGAAAGAATGCCTTAAAGTCATCATGTAACTTTTGTGTGCCGTTTGTCTCAAACGTTATATTCTGCAAGTTACTCATTTTGTCATGTTCTAGTAAGTGCGAGTATATACGTTGCCAGCCTAATAATGGTTCTCCACCAGTAACAACTAGGTGTATGTCTGATCCATTATCTTGTCGCCATGTGTTATTAGGGAGTAAGTCGGTTAATTTACCAACAAGTGTGTCTATGTCATAAGTTGGCGAATACTTTTTAAACTTTGGATGCCAACTTGCATAACTATCACAGCCTGTTGTAACAAGTGGAAGGTCTTCTAGTCGTTTGTACTTGTCGGGATCTTGTTCTACCAGTTTAATTATGTTGTCGACTTCTTCAGTCTTCTTACCTTTAGGCAAACCGAAACCTGGACATTCGAAGTTACACCCAAACAGTCTTAAGAATACACTGGGTACTCCTACAAATCTCCCCTCTCCCTGTAGACTGTAAAATATTTCACTTACTTTAAATTTCATTTTAACCTCTGCTTATATCTAGACTACTTGTATTATGGTAAATAATTTTGTGGACAAACTCGAAACATTTATTGCTAGTAATTCTGATTGCAGTCCTGACGTTAGTCAACTTCCTAGAGATGCTGACTACGAATGGATTGTGACAGAAAGTAACCTGCCCTATATTCCTCTTTATATTCATGCACAATGGCCGGTGTTGCATGCAGAAGCCGAACGTGCTACTTATCACGAACATAGGGATAACGACAGTAGCGGTTGGTCCAGTGTTTGTGTTCATGGTATTAGTCAAAGTTATACGGATCATTATGAATTATATACGGAATACAAGGATTTGTCAAATAGAAATGTACCATATGACTGGACAGACATAGATGCTCCTTATACGAAACTGTGGTTAGCACAACACTTTCCATATGATGTTTATCACCGTGTTCGTTTTATGAAGGTTAAGCCGGGCGGATATATTTTACCACATACTGACGGCAACACATACGGATTAAATGCAGTAAACATAAGTTTATGGAATCCTGACGGCTGCAAATTGGTAGTTAAAGACCAAGGTACTGTACCATTCAATCAAATGGGTAGTATATTTCTTTTTGCCAACAACTTTGAACATGCTGTTTTTAATGACAGTGAACATGATAGATATCATATGATTATACATGGTTACCCAGACGATTATAGAGTTGCTGAACGTTTTCGACAATTAGTCATTGAAGGTTACCGGTCCTTGTTGCCAAGGATCCATCAAGTCTAACACAAAACGCTTACCAGTTGCGGTTAGCCCATCTATAAGACGTTGTCTATATTCGTATACCTTCTTTTTACCAACAGTAACTAATGCATACTCCATATAGAATGCATTGCTTAACCACACGTATGTGGTATCATTGTTGGCAACTATGTTAATTATCTGATCCTGTCCTTCTTCGGTATACAAATTTAATAAACTGCATGGCTGATCCTTGGGTATCTGACTCCAGACAGCCTGAAAAACCTTAGGGGCTATGTTAATATTAGTTAACTGTCGAACAAGCTCGGTGTCGTATGCGCCTGGAGGATCACAACTCTCAAACTCAGGGTGTTCTTTAAGAAATTGCTGTACAGTTGCATTAAAGGTTCCAACTTCGCCCGACCAAGTGCTTAAATGCTGTTGAAATTGCACCGCGGCATCTGAAAAATCGCAAAAATTAATACTCAAAGGGTCTGTTTCGTTAGCATAATACATTGGTAGTAACCAAGGTTTTAAGCCGCTTGCTACACATATGAAGTTGTTTATACTAAAATCGATCTTGTCATTACCAACAGGTTCTGTGTTAAGAGGATAGAACTGGTGTTTTACGTTACGTGCTAGATGTTTAATAAGCCCAACATACCACTCCTGACTTGACTGTGACCCAGTATATTCACCTGTCTTTAAAAAATTATAAAACTCGTCGGACTCTATGTCTGGATATAAGTGAAACGTATTATCTCTTAGTTTTTGTGTTACGTTAATAATACTAAACCCCTTGTCTAAGAAGTTTTTAATTACCCAAGCACCAGTTTGCATTTCATGAACTTGAAATGTTCGCCGTCGCAACCCAGGTCTAAGGCTAACAGGTGTGTAATCATCGTGATACGTGTCTTTACTGGGAATATAATCGAGTCCTGTAAACTGTTGCTCCTCGCCATCGTAGCCAAAGCGAGGTCTCCCCGCCTTAATCCAACTTGGGTAGTGTATGACAAAAAACTGCGGATGGAAATGTATGTACTGATCTTTAAAGTCCAGTAGGTGGCACATTAATTTTACATTATTTTCTTTGCAAACGGCAATGGCTTTGTCGTACATGTTTCTGTCTTGACTACAGTGCCCAAGACTAACAACAACGACCCATTCAGAATCTGCCGATACTTCTGCAAATGCTTGGTCTAAATCAGAACTTTCTAATACCTGAAAGTCAGTATCGAACGGCAACTGTTGATGAAACTGTGCAATGTCCTTGATACGCTCTTGGTATTCTGGATCACAATCTGCTATAGGGTTATAACGTATTAGATATTTCATTCTACTCTTAATTGTTGAACAAAGTCCCACTCTGGGCCTGGCAACTCTTTAGCAGTTGCAAGTATGACTCTACCATAACACACACGTGGATCATGTGGCCAATTTATATTATATTTACGAAGGAAGTATGCTTGGTGTTGATAAAACCATTCCACAAACCCGTGTCTGTTTTCGTATATATGACTGTTGTCTGTAAACCACCACATACAACCACTAGTAACGTCTTCCTGTATACGACAACTTGTTGACAAACTTGTGTCATCTTTGTAGTACCAAGTATTGTGTGGTGTTCTGCCTACATGACTAAAGTCTGCTTCTAGGTAATTCTCACAAGGTTCAGTTGTATAACACTTGTAATCATCTGGCTCCATTTTAATTCTCTTACCTGGCGGAACCCACTGTACCTTTTTAAACACTACTTCTCTTGGCCCTTCCCATAAACTCTCCAAATAGTGTATGTCGTTGTGTAGTGTTAATAGTTTGTCTGCTTGTTTGTGATTGTCTTCTATGTACCTGTGTATTGCATTGACTGAGTCTTGATTAATCACACTAAAGTCTAATTCAGGAATGGATTCTATATGTGTGCTAATCCTCGCTTTATATATGTCAGGATCTTCTTCTAATCGTCTAGGGAAGCCAAAGTCGTTGGGGGGACCTTCAATAGTTTTTATACACTCTGCCCACTTCTGTGCATAACTGTGGTTGTTTAATTTAAACTCTACGTCTATGGTGTCTGTAACACGTTCAATATGACTTAGTGTTATGATTGCTCGTTTATACATCTACAGTAATAGAGGTTATCTATGACCCTTCATGTTCATAACGATATCGTAAAACTCTTTCTTAAGAGGAGCATGATCATCAAACGCACCACGCATAATAGCAGTAGTCATATCTGACTCATGTTCTTTAACACCTCTATGAGTCATACAGTGATGTTCTGCTTTAACTATAACAGCAATGTTAGGAGTCTTTGCATACTTAATTAATTCTTCTGCAATCTGTGTGGTCATCTCTTCCTGTATTTGAGGACGCTCTGCAATGTGATGCACAAGACGATTAAACTTGCTTAGTCCGATAACTTCATCTTCTGGCAGTACACCAATCCAACACTTACCTACAATATTCTGAAAGTGATGTGCGCAAGTTGACCTAACGCTAATGGGACCGCTTACATACAAACTCTTGTAACCCATGTTGGGAAAACTTGTTATTCTTGGACGAGGCACATACCTACCATTGAAAGTTTCATGTACAAACATCTTAGCAACACGTTTAGCAGTTTCCTGTGTGTTGTGGTCATTGTCTGTGTCAATAACGAGTGCATCTAATACATTCTGCATTGCATCTTGTACTTCTGTTTGAAGACTGTCTAGTTCACCTTCTTTAATATATTCACTGATATTGTCGTTAGAATGGAATCTAACACCTGCGACTTTAAGACGTTGTCTAATTACTTCTGCTGTTGATAGTTTCATTGTATCTCCGAGTTAACAAGAGGGGGAGTCTCTTTAATGTTGTATTATACGATATTTAGATAATCAAGTCAATGTTTAATATTAAGTTGTCTACAGTCTGGGTAGTTGTAATGGTGATCTTCTTGAATTGTTAAGAGTTCGTTGACCAGACGGAAGCCTGCTACTTCGCACTGTTCTGGAGTCATATAGTAATGGAAGCCTGGCTCCCAGTCTGTTTGTTCTGACCACTTTTGGTGACTAAACAAGTCTCTGCCATCGTAACGCATGCGGCTTGCACGTTCGTATAGCTCTTTGTCGTCAGTTAATATAGCACCACCAAAGCCCAATGGTAGTGGTTTGGTCCTACCAAAACTTAAACATTGGGTTTGTCCTGGTTCGTACATGTCACGCTCTAAGAACCTAGCACAGTCCCATATATTAGTGTTATGAAATTGATATTTGCCACGCCATTGCTCGTCTATCAACTCGTAAGCTATGTCGAGTTTGTGCATGGTCATCACAACACTCACATAGGTAAATGCTGTAAATCTAACAGGTTCTGTGGGTGGTCGTAATCTAAGTGCTATTTCTATTGCGTGGGTGCATCTATCAGTTGTTACTGCGTAAGGTGCGCCAGTGTATGCGGCTAGTTCCTGTTCGAAATCACGTATAGGTTGCCAGGGACTGACGTCCTCATCATACGTTTCCATATCGACCTACGTTTTCCCAAGGGTAAACTAACCAAATATCTTCTTCCATTTTATTTACTTCGTCGCCGTGATAGCTGACGTGTTGGAAATTACTAGACAAGTTTTCCGTTAGTACTGCAAACCTAACATTGTGTTCCCAGACAGTCCCCCAACTGGATTCCTCAGGGTAACAACATTGTTGCCACTGATGTTTAAGGTAATTAAATGTAGCACCAGAATCATTAATGTCGTCCACAATAAGAATGTTTTTTCGTTGTGAGATATCCCATCGTGTTTTCAATACTACTTGTTCAGTTTCCGACACATACCCAAATGCTTGTCGTGCAAGTTGACAATTAGTTTCGTTCTCCTCACCAGGCTTGTTGTCTCGTAGTTTAATTTTTAGTGACTCGCATTGAACATCTAACATATTGCTAATAATAGTAGCAGGGATATTACCACCACGTGTGAGACCAACTACGATGTCCGGCTTGTAGTTAGATTTATACATGTCTATAACTAGCTCTGTACATATGGTTTCAACGTCCCGCCATGAATAATATTTCTTACGCATGCTTGCTCCTGTCTCTAATAGTTGAAATTAATTTACTGCATCCAAAGTACTCGTCTTTAAGTTTCGTTAATTGTTGTTCCAGTGCTGGCAAATAGTCACTGTGGTTTTCCATAACTATAGTAATGGCATCACATAGATCAGTCTTGTGTTTCTGGTAACTGTCCCAGTTAGTAGTCCATTCGCTTGGATACTTAAATTTGTCTACAGCCATTTCACTGTAACTTAGCCTGCCAGGCACCATGGGAACAGCATTAACTAATGCGCCTTCATACCAACTTATACCAAGTGTTTCTTGCAAGTTAGCACTAAACACAATTTTAGCCGACCCTAATAAAGTATGGTACTCGTCTTTGCTAAGTTGCTGTTCTTGACACATCACAAACTTGTATTGTGGCAGGGACTTTTGCAGGTCTTTAAATATCTCTGGTTGTTTTTCTGGAGCAATACGATGTGGGAAAAGTATTATGTCTCGTTTTTCTAAATTACTGTATGGCGCAAGAGTTTCTACCATATACTCCATGGGCCAACCAGTGCGAGTTATCTTGCCATCACTAAACATTCCATCAGCCCATATAATACGCTCAGGATAATTGAGTGTGTTGTGAAACATTTTGATATGAAACACACTAGCAAAGAAGTTATGATCAAACACTTCGTACATACTTTTTTCAGCATGTCTGACCCAAGGCTTGTCACCAATAAGTCTTCCTAAAAAGTCTTCTGGATCATAACTACCAGCATGCCACATACCACCTATTTTTATGTTGACACCCAACAACTCTGCCATATACTTTAACTGTATAACAGTAGGGTTCCAAGCATCGGTATAAAGGAAGTAGTCACCGTCTTTAACTTTACCAGCACAAAATAATTCACCTATCTGTTCTAGTTGTTTAGACTTGTACACATTGGTACCACCAAAGTTTAAGAACGCACCTGGTGTTGTTGCCTGTGGAGTATCACCACCACTAATTACTGTGACTTCCTCCGTCAGTTCTCTCCGTAGGAGATCTGGCACATGGTGTTTCCATTGTTTAGTATAACGTGTATCCAAACCTTCTAGGTCTACTAGATATATCAACGACGCCTCTGCTTATAGTTGTAGTTGCCGTTGTCGTTTCTATTCCCACGTTGTAGTTTGTTTTGCATACGTTCCCAATTAGTACCTCTGCGATACATATCTGCTTCGTCAAACTTGCAATAGTGCATCCTGCAGTAATCTGCGTATGCCTCTAAATCTTCAAAAATACGTGTTACTTTGGGCGTCATGCCTGTTTTTGGCTTAGCCATCTTAATTCTCCTTGTGGTACTTTATGAAACTTCCGTTTTCGCCATCTTCACTAACGTCAATCCAGATGTTACGTCTTGGATAACGAGTTGCAATTTGCAAGAATAGATCATTAGATATCATTTCACATGACTTGTGGTCTAACTCTAATACGCTATTTTCATATAAACGTTGTAGCCAACGCTTAAACTGTATAAATTCTATGTCTCTATCGTCATGGAATATTTCTATCCAGACTTTAAAGTGAAATATGTGTCTGTGTGGTACACCTAAAAAACTAACATCGTCCCAGTCACCTGTTGCTAGTTTAGGATCTGTGTCTGCACCAGGATAGCAATGAATACCTTCCTTACGAAAAGTTACCCATATCATCTTGCTTGCATTATTTGCTTGCTTGAGTAGTTTCTCTGCCACTGCCATTGCTCGTTGTTCTTCCATTAGTCAGTTTCCTGTAAAGGGTCTAAGAACATATACAGTTGATCAAACAACCAAAAACTTTGACCGTAGCCAAGTATACATGCGACTTGTAAAGTCATTTCAAATACCACCCAGCCGTTAGCGTTGGGGTCTAACATTACTACTATTGTGTTATCTGGGTAATTATCTTTTAAGTTTGGACCTTGCCAAAATAGTATTAATCCCTTCTCTTCTGTTAATTTAACAATACTCTCTGCAGAATAGCACTCTACAGGCTTATGCAATGTTTCCGGATCTTCCAATGTTTCCTGATCTGCATTTGGCAGTTCTTGTGCATTAGCGATACTGCAACAAACAACTAAAACACTAAGTAAAAAAACTTTTACCATTCTATGTATCCTCTGCTGTATCCTACTGGTCTGTTGACCCCATCTTCGAATGCTTTTTGCCAGTCTGTATGTCTATTATAACTGGTTGTCCAAAATGAGTCAACTTCTAACACACCTTTTGATATCCATACCTCTGCTAATTTCATACATTTGATAAAGTTGGGGTTACGTGGACTTGGGAATGTTACTGTTACTGCTTTCCATAACAAGTTGTTTAAGTTCATATTAACCTGCATGTTGGAGCCTACGATAATTAGCGCATTCTCTTTATATATGGGGTCTGTAAATGTTTTAGTGTCACCCTTAAGGTCGATGATAATATCGTACTCTCCAGTAGGAGCAGTCTGTAACTTGTCGCCCCATAGATGTTGGTTACTTGAGCCCACAACATCTATATCAAAGTCTACATTACGTTGTTGTAACGTGGTATATGCACAATATGCTAGGAAGCCACTGCCCTTGATAAGCAGTCTTGAACCCTCATCTTGGCGTAACTGTATCTGTTGTAAGTTCTGTTCGACAACATTTATACCGCATGCAACGGGCTCTAATATGTAGTCCGGACTTGCTTCTGGCACAATCACATACTCGTTGCGCTTTACGTTATAGTAATCTGCATAAGCAGGTTCACCACGAGTAGCGACAATGTCACCAACATTAACGTCTGTAACGTGCTTACCAATCTTAGTAACTTGCCCTAAGCCTTCGTGCCCGCTCATGTGTATCGGCAACGGACCAAACTGACCAGTCATCATGTCTATATCACTACGACACACGCCAGTCATAATGGCTTTAACTTCTATCTCAGTATCGGTGATTTCAGGCTTGGACCAGACCGTTTCGGCAAATGTACCGTTACCGTCTGTAACTAATAGTTTGACATCCATTATAAGTTTTGAATTTGTTTGTGTATCCACAAGTCTTTTTCCAGTTGATCTTGCCAGAAACCTTCTGTGTTACGATTATAGATACAGTCTCGTATCATATTCTCGTATGCTAGTTCTGGGCATAATCCTAGTTTAAACGTGTAGTCCGGGTTAGAGAAAATTATATTACGTTTATCAGATTGTGTGTCACGCCAATCGGCGGTTAGTTTATATTTGTTAATAGAAAATTTACATAAGTCGTCTACATTGTAAACGCCATTAGTATTTACTTCCCCGTAATCAGTGTTGGATAATTCTGACAACTCATAACGTCTGTGTGCTAGTGCTTGTGTTGGTTCTGCTTGACGCCAATCGTCATCAAATGCCATATATAAACTTAGTAGATGTGGCATAAGGTCTCTACTAACACCACCAAATGCGAGGTCCATCGTGGTAAACCAAGTACCCGGACTAGGTACTCTATCTTTGTTTATCCAATTAAGCTCAACAGATTCTGCTTGTTGCGCATGTTCACGTAGTTCTTTGATATTACTACGCCACATGTTATTTTTAACAAGTATAAACTTTGTGTCAGGATGCCTATCTACTAACTGTTGCCATTCGTCAGCAGTTCTAACACCTGGCTTCTCTACAAATACAATATCACAGTAGGGTGCTATTGTATCTGCTACACTATAATGTGTAAAGTTTGGTGTGCATACGTGTCCCGTAACAAACTTGCCATTTAAACTTAGCTCTTGAGATGTCAGAGATTTTGATAAGTCGGTATAAGTAGGATTCTTGGCACTGTCAGTGTCAACAGTTACTACTTCATTACCAATGTGTTCTAAGACAGACTTATATAGATTGCCTATACCTAACCCGACTACAATGCTTTTCATTTATCCACAGTTTTAAGATGTTGTAGTTCGTCCTTAATCAGCAACTTCTGTTTCTTAATTGTTTTTACTCTCTGTTCCTGAACATGCGGATGTCCGTTAACTAGAAAGCAAAGTTCTTGTTCTAGCTCTTGGTGTTTTTCATAGAGTGCTTCAAGTCTATTAGATAACATTTTATTCTCCTAAGATTTGACATCGTTTGGGTTTAAACAATCTTGTAATATAATGTCCCTGATCTCTCTTGGTGTACTCTGATTAGCCAACATTTGTTGTATGCGCCTAACCAACCCATTGCCTGAGTTTTGTGCACCTTTGTCCACTGGGTTACCTGGGTCGACAAAGTTAATGTTGTCGGGGTTAATGCCCTCTACTAGCATTGTTGCGATGTCTTCTGCCATTCTAGAGTACCCCATACATGCTTGGTTAGCCCATGTAGGAGTTGATATTGTAAGTAGTGTTGCTAAGATAATTGTTTTCATAATATTATTTAAAATGTATAGTTGTATTTCAATTGTGTTTTACTAAATCCATATCCGTTAGTGTAACCATCTACGCTAACACTGGTGTTAAAGTTAAGTTGCTTCTTATAACCTAAACTAACATACTCTGCAAATGTGTTTCTTATTTTGTAGTCAAATTCAGTATATTGTATTGAGCCAGTAAAGTCAATACTTGTGGGCAATCTTAATGTTATACCACCGTCTACCAAATAAGGCATTGTGCCCACTGCGGCTCTGAAACCTGCACGTCGCCAACTTACTTCTGACCACACACTAGTTAGCGAACTTACATCAGTAACCAATCCTGGTTCAAAGTCTGTGTTAGTATACATAGTACCAAGGTTAAAGGTAAAGTCGTTGTGTAGATGTGTTGCCACAGTTTCAAATGTAGTAGAACTGTTTATAGTACCCCACATACCAGACATGTTAAACCAGGGATTTTGTGCATTTAATACAGTGTATTGTCCCTGTAAGTACCAGTCTTTCAGTAGTTTAATGTTCTTAAGTCCCACAGTGTAGTTTCCAGACTCATCTGTTGGACTGTAATTGACAACACCATTATCATACACGGTGTTAAAGTTGTAGTCCATTCTGGTGTAACTGTCATTAGTAAAACTAATGTCATACCAGATATCTTGTTGCTGAGGATTATGCATACTGTTAATGCCAATCTCAAATCCTCTACCTAAACTGTCTACTGCCTGTACTCTATCTAAATTACCAAAGTTAACACCACTTAGTAAGCCTGTAATTGCAACGGTACCATCCCTGCCTTCTAGCGGCAGGCGTAATTCACCTACTGGCAACAATGCACGTTCTATGTCAATAATTCCAAAGCCATGCACAGCAGGATCAAAGCCTTCAAAGTCTGTAAATGCTGTACCAGCTAGGATCTGTGCGGCTAGTTCGTCTGTTATGTAAGGCCATACCTGTTGTATTAGGGCAATGCTGGCTTGTGCTGTGGTGCCACCTGCATTGCCTAGTTTAGTTGTGTAAAGTGCATTACTGCCATCGTTAAGTGTAACTGCTGTAACAAGAAACTTGGCACCACCAGGACCGGTAACGAATCTAACAGTATTAAGTACCTGATTTTTTTCGGTCTCTAACCCCTGTACTGTTGTTGCAAAGTCAGCAAATACGTCTGTAAAACTTTGTACATACTTGCCTTCAGTTGTTTGCAGTAATACCCTCGTAGATTCAGAATTGCCAAAGTTTTGCGCACTTAATAAAATATCCATTAAGCCGTCATCGTTAACATCAACCAACTGTGGATTGTAGTCACCGTTTGTAAATAAATCCCAACCAACACGTAAGTCATCTGTTACGTCAATGAAGTTGCCTGCTCCTGCATTTTGTAAGAACTGTATTTCTGTTCTGTTCTTATTATCCAATGGACCCGTGCTAACGCTGACAACCACAGCATCCAGTAAGCCGTCGTTGTTGAAGTCAAACGGTACTGCTCTAATGTCGTGACCTCGTTCGTTTTGTGTGGGATCAAACAATTCGTCATATAAAGGGAGTTCAAAACGTGAGCTGGGTAGTCTTGATATTCTAGTAAACTCTCCTGTATTAACACCTGTTTGACTAAAACTCATTAACGTGGTGTCGTCATCTACATCGCCATCACCGGTCGAATCAACAAACACAAATGTTACTGACCCATCACCCAAGAAGTCTCCTATAGCCAAACCACTGTTGCCACTATGTGTTGTGTCTAGTTGTGTAAAGTTTGCCGCTCCGCCCAACATAACAACCATGTTACTGTAACCACCAACAATAACATCGTCAAACCCATCTTGGTTAACATCGCCTACCCCGATATCGTGCATCCACTTGTCACCAATATCATGGTCTTCTCTGTTAAAACTACTTGCGCCTGTGTTTTTATATACGATTAAAGGACCAAAGTGTTCCATGTCAGTAGAATGTCCCACTGCCATGTCTATACTGTTGTCGCCATTAAAGTCACCAAACCTTAGGCTAGGCTCTGATCCTATTATTTGATGATCATTACCCGTAAACCAATCACCTGTTTGGTTAACCAGTATGTTACTGGCATTAAAGCCATATATACTAATTTGACTGTTTTGGTATGCGGCTTTTTTACAGTCTAGATCACCGGTACAAGCACTAAATGCGCTTGCACTCTGTCTACCTGCAATAATAACTTCTTCTTTAGAGTCAGCATTTAAGTCCTGTACAAATATGTCTTGTACAGGAGTACTGGTACTACCAGATGTAAACAGCTCGTAGGTGCCAGCTCGAATCGGTGTTGCAAAGTCTACATCAGCTGATGATTGTGTGGGAGAAGAAACAGGACTTCCTTGGCGAAGATTGCCCCCACCGCCCCCACCACCTCCGCCACATGCTGACAGTAGGGTTGCACAAACAGTTATTACTAGTAGCTTCATAACCTACACCTTACGTATGATTAGTATTGTGTTATTATAAGGCTACTCGACTAGGCTGTCAAGCCATTTCAAACAAATTGCTAAACTGTGTATTAGCGTTTAGAGCTCTCTTGCCTGAGAATCCTCTGTTTCCAACTACTTGCATCCAGAGTGTGCTATGTTTTTCAATAATTGCAAGGCTCTTTTCTTTAGTGGGCTGTGCAAACACTTCGTTAATTATGTCCCTAATAGCAGTGCCAGCACCCAGGTCATTTACTAGCATTCTTGGCATCTTGCCCTGGTCATACAGAACATTTGAGTCTTGTACTGCCTTAATGTGCATCCAGACATTGTGTGCCATCAGTATGGCGTAACTAAAACTATCCCAAGAGGTCTTGCCTTCTTTGCCAATTTTATTGAGGTCACCGTTGGCATAAATGCAGACATCTTTCAACTGTATGCCTTGGGTTACTATGCTGTCAGTAAAGTTATCAAATAACCCATCCTGTAACACTGCTGACACAAATGGTCGTGTATCGTTATGATACTTCTTGTCATCAACACAGGGACGCATTCTGTATACCCATTTACCCCGGTCTGGATGTTCGTTTACAGTGTACACTTGTCCGTTGGCTGTTGCTAAGAAGGGACTCGCACAATCAAAACTTAGAGTAAATTGTGGGTTGTAATTTTCTCTAACCGCACGTTGTGTATCTGTTAGGACACATGCCCATTCTAGTCTACTTGTACCTAAGATATGCATCCAGTCATGTGTGCCGGGTAGTAGTAAACCATCATAGTGTAGCGTTACAAGACGTTTTAGAATAAGATGCAGATCACACATATTCTGACCTCCCATGCCCCAACCGTTAAAGTGGTCATTGGGATACTGTTTTGGGTCACAGTACTTCTTCATTAAACTATACCAATGGTCAGCATCAGTGTGGTTACTGCCTTGAAGCACATTTAAGAATTTACAGGCACCTGTTCTGTTCTTAATAAAGTACTCGTTGTTAAATTGTGTTATGTCGACAGCCTGTTGGTATGTTTTAATATTTGTCTTTGCACTTGCTTTTTTGTCATGCACAGTCCAAGTAGGAATATCAAGTGTCATTCCATAATCACAAACTGAGTCTAACCAGGTCAACACCTGTTTACGTTTTTTACTTGTAGCTTTATCTGTAGTGTCGGGCCAGTTGCCTTCCCAGGTGCCCTTTGCAATCTGAAAGCCACCTGAATCACCTACGATGAGATTCTTTTTCCTGTCACGACGTGTTACCATCCAGTCTTTAGGATGGTCTTTAGCAACATCTAACACTGCATGTCCTGCACTATATAATGCTTGATTGTAGGTAAACATTCCTTCTTTTTCATTAAGGAAGTTTAGACTTTCCACACCATTTTGGAAACTACTGGGCACTCTAGCAGGATCTACATAGTTGCCTGTCTCTTGTTGTTTACCTACAAATGCCGTATAAAAACTACTAAGCGCAGGCAAGTAGACTGCGTAGTCTTTTTGTTTAGCAGACAAGTTGTCTTGTTCAATCGCCATAAAAATGCACTATGTTATCCATAAATTCGTAATCTTGTTCCATAGTCTTTAAGACATTCATGTATTCTACGTTGTTTTCTCTTAAAAGTCTATTTAAATGTTGTTTTACTCTGCCGTTCCAGGAACCGCCTGTTGAGACATGCACTGGCTTTTCACTTGATATATTGTTAGGTATATTTAGAACAGTTCTGAAGTACTCTGAAATTTTAAAGTTAAGCCCTTGTTCCTGTCTTAAGAACACACATTTTTCTAACGGTACATTCTGTAAAAAGAATAATTGGCTTTCAGTATGATCATCAAACGATACTCTTTGTGCTAATAACTTTAGAGTTAACGGATTATTCAAGTATTCAAATATGCCTTCGTGATCGTTAAAATATTCACCAAAGTATTCTGCTATACCACTTAACCATCTATCATAAGGATCTCTCATAACAACAATGAACTTTTCTACGTCGCTGACTGGCATCATATCAGAGGGATTATCCGCAACCCAGTCTCCTAGTTGTAAAAATTTATTTTCCCACCCTAGATTAAGTAAATGAGTCTTCATAAAACTACTCGCACACTTTGGTGTATTAATATACACTACCGGTTGGTCAGGACACTTGTAACATTGTCCTACTGTGTGTCCTTGTCCACTATAATAAGTGAGTCCTACACTAGGAATGTATCCATGTAGTATGCTTGTTCCTGAGTTAGAAGAATGTTCAACTCTTATCTTGTCAATGAAGTACGTCACTACGCAGGAGAACTGTTGTTAAGTTCTATCACTTGGTAAGTGCTGGAATAATGTAGTTATATACTGCAATACCGCTATCTACTGTAAGCATAGCCGCTCCTTCGTCACTAAATTTGATAGTTTTGTCACCAATAAGACCCAGTATTGCTGTAATAGGTGCTACGGGCCATGACCAAGGCTTGGTAACTTTGCCTTCAATATCTGCGGCAAACACAAAGTTACCTGCGTGACTTGTTGCTTCACCAAAGAAGAATTTTAAGTCGTTGCCTTCTGACTTAGCAATAAAACTTGGGTGTTCTGCATTAGCCTGTGTCTGAAATTTAAAACGCTGGATACTGGCGTCGGTAGGACTGAAGTCTACATTCCATTTAACACCCCTAAACTTAATTGTTTTAAGTTGTTCCTCAACAACTTCTTTACTCATAAATCTGTAATCGTTTTTAAAGTCACCTTCGGCATTCTCAAAACTAATACCTGTTTTAACAGTCTCACCGTTTTTGTCTTGTGTACTAATTGAAATGTTAGGGTTGTCTTTGTACTCTGGAATGCCTAAAATAATATTAAGTTTGCTCAGGTTAGGCATACCAAACGTGCCTTCGAGCTCTTTAATAGGCTTTTTAAATGTACCCTCGATAATAACAGTCTTGTCTTCTGCTATAGAATTAATTTTTGTTTCTGTTGCAGTACCTTGCACTTTAAGTTTGTTTACATTACCAAGTGCAAATGTATGCGATACTAGGTCTAATAAGTTATCTTTCATTGAATGTTCTCCTTTAGGGATATTATAGTTGATATTGAGGTAGAAAGCAAGAATTATTTGTTATTTTTTTCGGGCTTTTTTTGCCAGGTCTAAATTTTCTTGTCGTTCAAGATCAATTTGTTCCTGTGGTTTGCGTTCTTCTGTTAAAAGAGTCTGCGTTTTATGTTCCTTAACACTATTGAGATCCAGTCCTACTTGTTCAAATACAATCTCTAGTGCCTTTTCAATAGTTATGTTGTGTTTTTTTCTATACTGTATGACTGCGTCAAACCAGTCTGGTTTATGTCTCTGTAGGTCAAAACGTGTCTGTGCATCTAGGGAAACTCTTAATTCTTCTTGAGCCCTTGCTACTACACTTATTGGATCTTCGTCTGGATCTAAAATTTGAATTACTGAGCCCATCGTCTGGTGAGCTTTACAGGTTGATATAACACCAGGCTTACGCACCTCTACCCAACTTACTGTTGGGTCGTAATCCTTGCTGGTTATAATCTCAAATCCTAAACTCTCTAATAAAGGCAAAAGTACGTGTTTGGGAGTATGACACATGAAAGCATTTTCTACCATTTCAGCACCTTGCCATCTGTCAGAGTTGTTATAACTGAATAGCAAGACTCCACCTGGTCGCATTACTTTAGAAATTTCTTTAAGATACTCTTTAATTCCTTCCAGTGGAAAATAGTTAAAAATGTTCCATGCTAACACAAACCCCATCTGTTGTTGTGGTAAGGCACTTAGGTCATAGTTATTTTTAATAAGATAAGGTCTAAGTCTTTTGGTAGCGTAAAACTCATTAAACTGTTTTTTGGTACTGTCTAAGAATTCCTGATGAATGTCAACAACATATAATGGGTCTCCTGCAATTAAGTGTTGTGTAAAATCACCGTCTCCAGGACCTATCTCTAACGTAGGGTAGCGCCAATCTACATATGTGTATATTCTTGTTTTAACAACTTCTCTGACATTATCATACATGTACAACTTACGTATGTCCCTGTTAGTAGCAACATCAGCTAATTTGTGTTGCGATTCATACATGTCGTAACTGTCTATATAATACTGTTTGCCCCATTCAGATATTTTCTCATCTAAGTCTTGAATTTTAGTTCGTTTGTGCTCATCTATTTTCCTTAGATTTGGTAATAGATTCCTATATTCAGACTTTAGGGATTGGAAGGTGTCTGCTTCAGGCAGCCTAGCAGGAACCATTGCTAGTTGATTAACATGTGCAATGGCATCATTAATAGCATCTTCAATTATTTTATTATTATGTTTTTGAAGATCCTGCTTTAATTTGAGTAACTGACTGAGTCGCATACATAACTATTTATCGTCAATAATTATTCAAAATCAAATAAACTGTCAAATGTAGTAGTTATTCCTGTATAATTAGGAATATCCCAGTCTAGTACTCCTAGTAAGTTTTCTACTTTTTGGTCAACAATAGTGGCCTCCATCAAGTCGTCATCGAACGGCAAGTCTTTAAACCACTGTGGAATATGTGATTCGTCTGTGGGATAAGCAACACTAGTATATCCTAACGGATTCTGTTTAAGTTTACAAACAATAACTTTCATACCGTCAACAATCTTCTGACTGTAATTGTCGCTCATCATTTTACATAAGTTGTTCCAGTTCATACTGGCTCTTACGTGTCCGGGCATGTTTGCTCTGCCCTCACGTTTCTCAGCGGCTGAGTACTTGGTTAAGTTGTTGACACGTTTAGGTGTGCCTTTTTCCCATGCTGGACGCTCTCTAAACGCAACTTTAAACTCACGTACCGTGTCGTATATTTCCTCTTTTTTAGCACCTGTTAGTGTGGCTAATAATATCTCGCTTAGGAACTTCTGTACTACAGGAGGAGTGTCTGACCGTTTTAGGTCAAGTCCCATGGCTTTTACTTTGCCTGGCTTGCCTTCAGTATCTAACCTGTACCCTTCCATGTCATATATCAGTGCCGCATAACGCTTCTTCTTAATGTACAAGCCTTTAGTAGCAACAAGTTCCCTGTTACCTTGGATAAGTTCTCCCATGTGTTTTGGACAATGAAATGCTTTTGCCATAAACTTAGGAAAACTCTCATTAAGCGAACTACTAATTTGATCATATAGTTGTATAACTACATCTTTATTCCAGGTTAATCGACCTGCCTCAACATCTTCCTTAACTGCGGGCCACATAGTAAAATAAACAGAGTCTGTATCACCATATATAATGGCTTCACCAGTATGATCGTACACACCCATTATGCATTCATTTGTAAACGCATCCATGTGTTTAGCAATACTTCTGCCAGTCAGTGTAGTTGATTGTCCAATACGTTTGTCAAAAAATCTACAACCTGGATTAAGGATAGCACCGTACAAACTGTTCAAGTTAATCTTCTTAACCAACTGTCGTTTGTCCCAGAATGCAATGTCCTCTGTGTCTGTTGCTTCTTTCTTCTTTGCCTGTAGTTCTTGACGTTCTGCGTACCAACGTTCTAACAGTCCAGGAATAATACCTTTCTTTTCGTATGTAAAGATAGTGCCGTTAGCACTCAGTGTCCAACTTTGATTACAGTCAAATAACATCTTCCAGAGTTCTGCACCTGTATGTACGGTGCTTTCACCATTCGCCCAGTCTACTGTTATCTCAGTGCCTGCTTGCATTTCCATAACAGCAGTATATTCCAGTGACGCAAACAATCCGTCCCAGCTGTCTGTGAAAGTTTTACCTGCGACACGTTTCTCGTTCAAGTAACTGTCTGTCATAATAGGACGTAGTTGTCCCACGACAGTTTCTGATCCCATGTTTAAAGCACGAATAGCACTAGGATACAGTGAGTTAATATCAATAGCACCCACCCAGTCATGCATGCCTTTTTTAGGTTGTGTAACGTAAGCACCTGCCGCTTGTGTATTTTCTTCTTCGCCTCTTCTCGTGCGATTAGGAACAACCATACCCAGCTGATGTGCTTCGTTAATAATTGCCTGCTCTGTGACAGCCACAGCACCCATTGTGGTTGGTAGTAGCACTGTGTTGTCGTGTGCAAGGTCGTTTGCTAAATCTAAAAACCTTAGTTTCTGATCCAACTTAAACAGCAATGCAGTATCCTGCCTGTTATATTCAATAAACGTTTTAAAGTCCTGATTATATAACTGATCCAGCGTACCTTCGTATTGAGTCTTACGCTCATCTAGTTCATACTCACCGATTGCGTCTAGTGAATAACTATGGCGTTCCTCATATGTGTACTTACGATAGAGTTGCATGTAATCTAGATGCACTCTGCCAATAAGATCAAATGTCAGATTTTCTGCACCAAAACGTTCAAAGGTGCGCTTCTTAGGATATTGCCCCCATAGACAAAAACGTCTGGTATCATTTTTACTTAATACCTTATTAATACGCAAAACAGTGTAGGGAATATCATAACCTTCTGAGTTCCAGCCACTAAGTATGTCTGCATCATCTATTAAGTTTAAAAACTGATCCAACATGTCTGCTTCGTCAGTAAACATGAATGTATCATCAAACTGGTTTGCCACATCTTGTGCTTCTTCCCAACTCATACCCTTAGGTGGGATTGCAAGAGTAATTAGTTTGCCAAGCCAGTCTAAGTAAACTGTTATTGCAGTTATTTTGTTAAACGGATCACTGGGCGGGCTAAATCCTTTCTCAGGATCAAAGTCAACCTCAATATCGAAAAAACATGTTTGTAGTTTGGGAGCGTCTTGGCCCAGATAGTTTTCTTCTAGACAGCGATAAACTACATTAACGTCCGACTCCCAGAGCTTTTTGTTACCGCCTTGTATTCTTTGCTCTTTGTGGAATTCTTTGCCGTTACGTGTATTGAATCTACTTACTGGTGTGCCGTATATAGTTCGATGTTTGCCTTTAGGGTCATCATAATAAAATACGTAATTGGCAGGAAACTCGTTGTAGATTCTCTCACCATTAATACGTTCTACGACGTGTATTCTATCTGTGTCTTTGTCATGAAATGCGTCTATGTAACTCATATGTTTATTGTACTATAATCGGTAAAGGGGAAGTCTATCGAATAAGTTTTCATTGCCAAGACATATTACCACCATCCAGATGCTACACCATATCCAAATATGTTAACACATGCAAACCAGCTAGTTAACAAAAACGGAAAAGGTAACCTTCTACGCAAGTATGCTATTGCACCCGTAATACACCCAACAAAGAAGCCGGGGTATATCACAATCATATTCGGGGCGTCTGCTGTAAACGCCAAGGTTGCACTAGCACCAACTGTTGTAACAAAACTAATTAGTTCAAGATAGAACGCTATGTGGTCACTTTTATAACTGTTAACCCAAAAGTTTTTGATGTTTCCCAATTAGAGTGTCTTGCCGACAGTTTCTAGGATATTTACAGTTTCTTCGTGGTCTTGAGTAGTTTCACCAAGTTTTGATTTAAATGCAATTCTAATTGCTTTTTTAAGCACTGAAGGTTTAATGTCCATAGACTCTGCTACTGCTTTAATAGTATCGCTAAGACCAGCATTAAGGTCTTCGACTTCTTGCATAACTGCAATGCCTTCGTTAATAACCTGATTAAGTTTTGCTTTTTGTTCAGTGTTATAAATTTTCATTAATTTTCCTTGATTAAGTGTGTTGGTAATTCTTTTGTAGGATCAAGCCTAATACTAAACGATATTCTAACAGAGTCTTTAGGATTTGTAAACCTATGAGGTACTTGATTATTCATTATTATAGGTTTTACTAGTTCGTATCTTGAATGCTCGTGCCACTTTTTTTCTGTTAAACAATCATTATACACATGTCCGTTACCTAAGTCAACTAGATTAATCTTCAGATCATCTGGTTTGTGATAAAATATACATGAAGTGCCTAGACAATTTGCTATGGGAAAATTAATAGATACACCAGCTTCGTCTATATCAGTGTGTTTGTAGTCGGGATCGTCATGCGGGCTTGATACAAAGAATATCATATAAGCTGGATATACGTTGTTACGCTTCATCCATCGTGTAAGTAACGGGCAGTTGTCTACAAACCCCTGAAGATCCATCCGCACAAACGTATGATATGCCCCTGCTATTGCTTTTTTCACAATCCATTGTAGATCCTGACTTGTGTTGTAATAACGCTGTATGTCATGTGTTACACGCTCATCACAATCCAGCCAGTTCCAGTACCACATTTAACTATTCTCCGGTGGTTTAGGGTGCCCGTACCAACTTTCATACCAATCAACTCCCCATCTTATAGCATCTTTGCTGGTGTCCCAGCCTTTCATTAATTTAAAAGGCACGGTATCTGGAGTACATCTCACAGTCATTGATATACGGAGTCCTTCTCCGGTATTTGTGAATACATGCGGTATAGTGTTAATGCATATTGTGGGTGTGTGTAAACTGTATTTTGTTAGTTGTACCCAGTTGTCGCTATAACAAACAATGCGAGTTTTATGGGCATGTTCGTCAAGCAATACACTTCTTACATTATTGTTGGGTTCGTAGAATATTGTTTCAGTGTGATCACAACCAGATACAGGAAAGTTAATTCCTACGCCAGTAGTGTCTGTGTCTATGTGGCAATGTTTTAAAGTATAAAACGGAGCACTGATTAGATATCCTATATAATCTATCTTAATCTTTGCAACATCTTCGCACCAATATGTAAACTTAGGACATTTTTCAAATACGTCCTCTGTTTTTAACTTTACAAAACCGTTGTCTTGTTCATAGATTATTTTTTGTACTTCTTTTTGTAAACTGTAACTGTTTCTATAATAATCTTTAATTTCTAGAACCATATCTGGATCTATATTATCTATGTGGTTCCATACATACATACGATTTTAACCTCCTTTGTTCTTGTTGAATAAATTAAATTACGAAGGTGCAATTGTGCCAGTTGACTTGATCGTAGATAAACTACTGCCTGGGCGTTGTTGTTGTGCCTGCTGTTGTGCTTGTTGTTGTTGTTGCTGTTTACGTACAGCAGTACTGCTGATTCGATTATACTCATCAGCTAACTCTGGGTGCTGTCCCATACTTGTCACTAACTGTAAATAAGGTGCGTCTCTATATGTTTTAGAGTCAGATGACTGTTCTTTACGAGCAATTTTACTTGCTAGTGCTTTAATGGCGGCTCTTGTGCCAGCATCTTGTGTAATAGCCATAATTGTTTCAGCGTCAGGACCTAATTGTGCTAGGTCTGTATCGGTGGGGGTGTCTGGCAACGGTCTATTTAACGGTGCTACTGGACTCTGGTCTTCAAACAATTCTCTTATAAGCATAGTAGTATTTATCGACCTTGGACTCTGTGTGCCTTAGTGACCATTTGTTTAATTCTTGCCATTTTTAATTTCCTTTATTAATAAGAATATTTGATGTCCGACCACCAGTGTTTGCCTTTGCTTATTGCCTGCATCCATCTATCGTAGTCAGTCTGAGATGCACCATCTATATAGTACTCTCCACCACCTTTGGTTTTCATTCTAACAGCGGTACCACCGTTATCAAAAACAAAATAATCCAAGTCAGTAATCCAACTACTGGCTACTGGCTCTTCACGTATTATTTCGCTTGCTCGCATGTTCTTCTCTACATTTTTCACAATGGCATTCCGAGCAGTAATCACAGTCCTCATCTACACAACTGTGTCCACAGTGTGCGGGATGCCAGCACCCTCTACAAATTGTAATTTCTTCTACTATTAAGGTCATTTGGTAACAACGTTCTTGGCTTTGCCAGTTCGGTTTTTGTTTGGGTCTTCTCTGCTCAACCAGGGAGCAGGCGTGAGCATAGTTTTGCGTAAACGGTCATTAGGCTTAGGTAGCATATCCAAGCGAGCCTGAAACTGCGCAAAGGCGTCTGGGCTGGTCGCCATGATCACCTGGTCGAGCAGATCGCAGCCTTTCCAGCATTTTTCTGTTATAAAGTCTGTTATTCTCATTTCTATTCTATGCCTAATCCATTTTTTTAAAGTCTAAGGCCTAGCGTATTGCGCCCTCAGTAAGCGTAGTGCTTTTCCAATAATCGTAGCGGCTCTTTGAGGACCAACACCTAATTCTTCGCCTATTTCTTTGTAGGTCATGTTATGCATGAACCGCATTTCAATTGCGTCTACAAGTCTGTCACTATTAACGGTTTTACTATTACTAAGGCTAGTTAACAACTTTTTAACATCTAATTTGTTATCAAGCTCTACGTTTTCGTTGCTTTTCTTTTTACCCGTATTGCCCCAGTTCTTGGCACCAACTTTACGGCACTTAAGTAATGCACCACCTGCGTATGCATTGGGCCACACTTTGTAACGTGACTTGACCTTATGGTAGCAAGCGTCTTTCTCGCCTGCGGCTTCATCAAACTGTGCCTCTGTTACTAGTTCTGAGTTATCAAACTTGTCAAACTCTTCTGATAACTCATCTTCTTTAACTTCACCCACAAGTTTACCCTGGAAAGGATGTTTAGTATAAGGACCATCATACTTCTTTTCGCCCTTACTGGGCCTGTCAGATCCTTTAACCTGGTCTTTATGACTAGACTTAATGCTGTCCATACCTTCTAGTATTTTGTAGATATCGTTACTCATTATCGTTTAATAACCTTTTTCTTATCACCTGGGCCGCCACTAGCAAATCCGTTGCCGCTCATACTGGTTGCAACTCCACCTGCTGTAGTAGTCTCACCTAACTCTAATTCTGTTTCAACTTCAGGCTCAACTGCTTCTACTGGCATCTCACCGTTAGATAACATTTCATATTCTAAGTAATGCTTAACAGCACCCAAGTAGTCTGCGGCTTTAGTAATCTTTGCTTGAACCCATGCTTCTAAGCCTTGCTCTTCGCTAATGCCTTTTAACATGTTGTGTAGTTCAATAGCATACTTTGCTGTCTTATATAACTGCCCACGAGCCATTTGGATCTCATGATCCTGCTCGCTTTTGGCAGCCATGTCGCTTAAAATGCCTTCTTCAATAATGTCTGTTGCTTTCATTTTACTAACCTTTTTTTGTATTTATGCTACCGTAAACTTAAGACTATTTGTTTCTTTACCAGCGATCCAGATGTTACACACATCAAATGTCCCTAATTCAGGATTAATGTTCTCAACAACAAATTCACTTTCTCCTGCTGGTAGTTCTACCTTTGACAGTTCACGCACGAACGCTTTTGTGTTATCAAAAGTATATGTGCGCTCTGTTAGTAAATCTCCGTTACAGTACAACCTGTATGTCGGTGGTGCCTTAGACCATTTACATAGTAAATCAAACTGTATGTCCACTACTTTCACTTGTTTATAGCCCTAAAGATGGCACTTTCACCTGCAATGCCGCCGCTAGGACTAAACCTAACTGGCTTAACTGTTTGTGTTGATCCGGTTGTTACTACTGGCCTCTGTTGTGCTTGCTGTTGTCGCTTACGTTCTTGTTCTGCTTTTTGTGCTTCTTGTTTCGCCGTCGCTTCTGCCTTTTGTGCTTCTTGCTGTGCTTTCCTAGCATCTGCATCTGCTTGCCGTTGCGCTCTTTGCTGATCTGTTACGCCTACTGTTTGCTTTGATCCTATTGTTGCTTGACCTACAGCACTCCTAGGGGCAGTTGTTTTAGCGGCTGGTACGTTTGCGTTTGTTCGACTTAATACTCCGTAAGCATCACCTATCTTATTGGTTGCTATGTTTATATTTCGTGCTGTGTTAGTATCAAGCGTTGTGCTTTTATCCACAATAGGCGCCGGGACTTTTTGTATATCCTGTAGACTTGGTGCAGTATAACGCAACTTTTCTATAGCGGCATTTCTTGCCTGAATACTTGGGTAGTTTTGTGTCAATGCTTTACTAATTTCACGAGCTTGTGCAGGGTCTACTAATACCTTACCACCTTCAATGTCACTCAGTGTCTGTTGGTGTTTGATATCCAGTAATGATCTTGGTTTAGCATCTGGGATACTTGTTGGTCCAGTACCTGGTGTAATATTCTTTCTTTGCTGGGCAGTGTTATTTTTAGACTTTTCAAAGTCACCAACAACTTTTGCCTTTTGCCCATCACTTAACTGGTTATAAATTCTAAGTTCTTCATCTTTGTAACCTGGATTAGGATAAGGGTCAACTTTAGGTGTTGCTGGAAAGTCCTTTGATATGTCGTCTACTTCAGGACCTGTTGGTGTTGTGCTTACAACAGGCTTTTCTGGTGTAGTACCAGGACCAGACTTCATAAAGTCGTCGGTTCCAGCTTGACCAGCAGTACTCATGTCTACTTTAGGTTCTACAGTAGGTTCTACAGTGGGTTCTACTTCTTTTCTAAGGGCGTCAATGTCTTTAGTGACAGTGTAGTTGCCTTGTTCTTTTTGTTTTTGATCTGCTTCTTGATTTCTTTTTTGCCAGTCTGTAAGTTCCGTTGGATCAGTAATTACACCACCTTTCCAACTCTGTGTAGGATCTCCACCTTCTGCGTTAGTCTTATCCCACTGCTTCATTTGTTGTTCTTGCTGTTCTAAAGAACCTTGACCAAAGGTAATACCTTTTGTTAACTTTTCGTTGCGTAATGCTTCGTGTCTCTTGGCTTCAGCACGAGCGGCATCTGCTATTTCAGTATTGCCCATTTTTTCTTGCTGATTCGCATAGGCTTCAGCACGTCTACGGTTTAGGTCATCGTCTGCAATACTTGTTACATCGTCTTTGCCTTGTAACAATGCACCTTCTTTGTCTCTGAGATACTTAGTGTCATCTTTCGTAAGTGTGCCGGGACCCTCTACACCACCTGCTTGCATGGCTTTGTTAAACTGTACTGCGTTCGTTAATCTGCCTACATCTGCTTGTGCTTTTGCTACTTCTTCCTGTGTGCCGTTTAACGTGATTGCTTCAAGTCCTGCTTGTGCATCGTCTAGTTCACGTTGTTTTACACTTACAGAATCAGGCAAGGCTGTTTTGCCTGCTTGTGCGTACTTGTTGCTGTCGTCAGCAGGTTCTTTTTGTGTTGGAGTCGTTAAGTTTAATTTTGCACCAGCTTTAATGTTGTTAGCATCCTTAATTTGAGGATTTGCTTTCATTAATGCGCTAACAGTAGTGCCATTGTTTTTAGCAATCTTACTTAGCGTGTCGCCTGGCTTAATACTGTACGCACTGCCAGCCGATCCTGCTGGAGTTGTTGTGCTTTGTGTTGCACCAGCGGAATCTGCTCCACCTAACTCTGCATTAATAGCATCGTCTCTTGCCTGTTTTGTGTCGCTCTTAGCAACATTATTTGCCGCCCGTTGGGCTTTTCTGTTATCCGGATCAAATCCTTTATCAGTAACTACATTTCCAAATGCATCGTATTCTGGGGTAGCAGGCTCTGCCGCCCGGGGTGTTGTAGAAACTGTTGGTTGCTCCGCTTTAAGTTTTTCCTGTTCTTCAGGTGGAACAACTTTTGCAATTTGTTTTTTAGTAATAGCCTCTTGTTTTAGAATCTTATCTGTATACTCAGGGTCAGTTGCGTATCCTGCTTTTTGTAAAGCAGCCATGTACTCTTCACTGTTCTTAGCATCGAATACGCCTGCTTCTGTATATCTTGGGTTACTTTTAATAAAATCTACATAGTCATCTACTGCGTCGTCTACGTTGTCATAGGATCTAAACTTATCTTTGATGTTTACTTTCTCACCATCTTCATATTCAGATGTAGCAACTTCTTTACTGTCACCTTCGTAACCTTTATCGGCTTTAATACCAAAAAAGTTATTATCGCCAGAAACTTTAGAACCCCATCCACTCTCAAATCCCCATTGGGTAATTAACAACTCAGGTGGAATCTGTAATCCTAATTTGCTAACTGCCTTTAATGCCATGGGATACATGTTTTTATAAAACTCGTCCCTGCTTGCAAAAGAACCATCCTCTCGTTGTGCTTCAGATAATCCTAACGCTTTTCTGTTCTTCTTAGAAGTATCAGGCTTTACGTCAACAGTGACACTGTGACTATACCGTGGATCTTTTGTTTGGGCCTTGCTGGCTACTACGCCAACGCCATAGGATTCTTTAAAGAGGTCAAAAACATTCATTTATTAGCACCATTAATTATATACTTGTATTTATTACATGTTTTCCAAAAGCCAAATATAAAAAGGTGAGGTAAATTTTAAGATATATGTGCCGTTCCAGCCTAAATCAACACATTCTGTCAAGGTTTCGTGCTGTTTGGGATCTTCTGGAACAAATGTACTACAAGTATGTTTAATGTGCTCTAAGTTAATGTTGTCTATACTGATACTGTTAATGTGTAGTTGCATGTCTTTCAGTATCTCTGTTTTGTCCTCGTTTTGTACACAATCTGAATCTTCTTTATTAACTAGTTGTATCTGCAATTCGTGATCGCCCTCAGATAATTCGTGATAAAAAGAACATTCCTCTGTGCCACCACAAACCCCTTGTGTTATTGCGGTGTCATTTAACGTAACCACAAACTCTGGCTTCTTGTCCCAATGTGTCGAACGTAATGATATATTAAATCGCAGTTTTTCTTTACTCATAGTATAATAAATCGTCTTTGTTTAGTTTTAAGTATGCATCTGACAGACTTACAGGGTATACAAAGAAAAAGTGTTTCTCTTCGCCTGCTTTTATCGACACATTTTCTGCTAAGTCTGCTAGGTTTTTGCCTTCCCAGTCAGAAATAGGCACCTCTGAGTCTAGTCTAAGAAACTCTATTTCTGAATCATCAATAGCACGTATCACAATGTGATTATTACCCCACACTATGTCTACCTTCACATTGAATTGATCTCCAGCCACACTGTGTATTTTTTGCAATGTGTTATTATGACTAATCTCAAGGTTACCGGTAGATAACATGCTTAGTTTGATAATATAGTTACTTCTTGTTAGGTGCTCTATATTCATATGTTCCTACATGTCCTAAGTCTATGCCTTTATGTATCCAAACTTTACCACCTATCGACCGCCAACGTAAACAAAACGTCCAGTCTTCACTGAGGTAGTATCCTTCTTTGCTTATGTCTGTATCAAATAATGCATACAAATACGGGTTATACTGTGCCCCTAGCCCAACGTTGTCGGAGTATTTGGTTTTAGGAAAGTTGTCTATCATCTTGTTAAAAACATCACGCTTAATTAACATAAATCCTGTACCTGCTGTGTTGACTTCTACTAAGTCACCTTCTAACTCTCCGCTGGTTAGTTCATTTATCACAAGTTGTGGAGGCATTTGTTTGACAGGATATGCTCCACAGCAAATGTCTTTATCTGCTGTAAGTAGTTTTATTATATCGTTTGGGTTAAATCTAATGTCACTGTCGATAAACATTAAATGTGTTGCATTGGTGTTATGTAAAAACTTACCAGCTAGGTTGTTCCTCGCTCTAGGTATTAGACTTTCGTTGCCCATTGTGTCTAATGTCCAGTTAAGATTTACTTTGCTGGCTTCTATTAGAAACTGCAATAAACTATTAAAACACGACACATGCATCATACCATTAAATGCTGGGATAGCAATCTGTATGTGTACCTTACTTAAGTCTGTCATAATGACATTTTATCTATTAGGTTAGTTAACTTTTTACTTTTGCTACTTAACAGTAGTTCCTGATTGTGTTTAAGCACCGGAGCCATTTTTATCATAAGGTCCTGGTGTTGCTCATGCGTAAACTGACTAAGTTGCCACACAAGTTTAAATACATAATACATTCTTTTCTCATCATTTACAACCCTATCATAGTCCTCATTTATCCAGTTACCAAATGTTTTATAACCCATATCTTTAAGTAATAATAAACTTCCTGGAGGACCTACTATAACAAATGGTTGTAAGTTTAGTATGGGTTTAAATGTTTTCTCTGTTAAAAATCCGGTCCATGATGCAAAGTGTGTTTCTGTAACTATGTGCCAGTATGCATCTTCATAAAATTTACGTTCAATATGTTTGTGGTCATTATGTTTGTCGTCTGTCAAGTAGTCTGCATATATAGGCAAATGCATACTAAAATTGTCTAAAATTAGTCTTGTTTTGGTAAACCACTTATTCCAGCCATACACAGGGTCATTGTTCTCATCTACGCTCAGTGTGCTATAGTTTTGGTTAGTGTAACTAAAATATGCATCGTTAGTAAGTCCATGATAGTGTAGACTGCCTGCAAACAATCGCCTAAAAGGTTTGTCCATTCTGTTTAACAATGTAAACTTTTTACTACGTTGATCCAAGTTTATATGCTTAACGTAGTCACTGTTATTTAGATGTAGATATCTGTAATATAGCTCGTCGTCTGGGATATAATAATAGCCAGGTATATCAGTTACAAGTGCATTTGCACACACCATTTTAATACTTTTGCGTGGTATACTATATTGATTACTTAGTATTGTGAGGTGCCCTGCTATGTCTAACATAACATCGTCTCCCTCACTGTAGTAGAATACAATATTTAATGCGTGTTCCCTTACTTTTTGCAAGGACTCTGGTCTAATTAACGCAAAGTAGTCAATACTTTTGTCGTATATGTTTAAGTTAATTGGATAGATACCATCTGCACCCTGGTAGTCATCTATCAATATTTCTTGGTATGGGATCTGATCCGCATCAAGATATCGCAGAAATCTAAACTCAAAACTATATGGTGGTTCTATACACAGGTCCCACCACTCTTTTGATTTGGGTTTTATATCCAGACGTTGGATAAGGTTAGGTACGAAACCGTACTCGCTCCTACGATCATATACTACAGTTAGCATTAACTATTAATTTAGATATTGAACTTTAGTTATTGTACCAGCTTGGAAATCAGTTACTTTAGCACGTATCCAGACAAAATTACCAGTAAAGGTAAATGTTGTTGCTGTACTTTGAGCCGTACTGTCATTACCTAGTATTACGTTATCCACATCGAACCAATCAGAATCTACAGGTTCAGTTGCTAGTGTAGCCTGTATGCGAATAGTTGCTTCCAGAATTGTTGGGAACATAGCAACCGTGTGACTGCCATCAGCATAGCCGTAGTAGCCATCACCTTTGTGTTTGTCGCTGGTAAAACTCAGACTACTACCATCGTAGTTGCCTACGGCTGAACCAAACGTTGTGCTAGGGATAAGTGTAACTGTTTTCTTTGCCATTAATTTTTCGCTATTTCAACTATAACATTGTCACCTACAAGTTCTTGCACTACTGCTTCTAATGAAGTGAGAACTTCTTCTGGTAATAATATTTCATCAGGATCACTATCCTTTTTGAGTTTGCTTAAAGCAATAACGACATGTTGTTCTTGAATTTTAGCCATAGTTTACCTCATTAATATACTTATTTATGCTGTTAATGCACTAACTTATAAACTTGGTTAGTTGTACAAGCATCAGGGCATATTAGATTTATAAAGTCTAATATACCAGGATCATTACAGTAAAAGTAAGTAATTGTATGCCATCCATGCCCACGTGTCTGAAGCTCATGTTTAAGCGAGTCCGGGTACGTAACGCTGTCTTTGCCTAAAGTATCTAGATACTGTAAAATTTTAGGTCCATGGTGTCTGACATGATGTGTTAGCCTTAGATAAACCTTATAATTGTATGGTACCTTACTATTTAAAATTACATTAGGTTTCAGACTCTTGGCATGTTTGCTATCAACTACCCCAGAGACTTCCAACAGTCGTCGATCTAGACTAGAAAGACGTTGTACTACCTCTTGAAGCACTATCTCGTCATTATGAAATAAACTTATGTTTGGCTCTTGTACCCTAAACTGAATATCCGTTTCCATTTTTGCTTTTTTTAGTAGTTGCAATGTGGTTGGGTCAGCCAAATATATTTCCATTTTTGCTTGGCGTTCCTCTATTCCTTTATGTTGATGGTATGGTTGTACCAGCAACTTGTTTATTGATGCATGTTGTTTTATCCTACGTTGCACATACGTTATTGCATCTATGTCCTTATACATAGAACTTACCCAGCTAGACAAATAGTTACCACCAGGCACGTATAACTTTACCTTAAAGGCATACTTGTTCCAAAATAACTTATTAGTTCGTAACAGTTTAACCCTTGGGTTTAAACTGGTCCAATACAATGAGTCCATCTTTTTTTACCGTCGATGATAACATTTTGTTGTCTGTCTCAAACACTAACTCACCGTCAACAACATCTACTTTAATTGTAGTGCCAGCACCACAATTTTCAAATAGTATCTTTTTAGACAATGGTACTTTAATCGCCTCGTCAATCTTACGAGATAGTGGTCTTGCTCCCATCTTACTGTCAAAGCCTTGGTCAACTAACCAATCAACAGTTGCTTCAGTAACACTAATATTAATGTGTTTGTCGCTTACTAGCTCATTAAGTTCATTAACAAACTTTACTACAATTTTACGCATTGCAAGATTGTCTAACTTTGCAAACTTAACAATAGCATCTAACCTATTCCTAAATTCTGGTTTAAAGAATTTTTTAATTGCTTTATCGTCTTCATGCAACTTTTCTAAGTCTCTACCAAAGCCAATGTTGTTTAGTTCGTTATCAGCCGCCCCTAAGTTACTGGTCATTAGCACAATAGTGTTTCTACAGTCTGCACGTTTACCATTAGAGCTTGTAACAAAACCTTCGTCCATTAGTGATAGCAATACACTGCTTAAGTCTGGATGTGCTTTTTCTATTTCGTCGAAGAGAATAACTGCATTGGGAGACTTTTCTATTTCCCTAACCAGTAAGCCACCACCTAAGTTACCGTCGTCATAGCCTACATATCCTGGAGGAGCACCAATAAGTTTAGACACAGAGTGTTTCTCTTGGTACTCTGACATATCAAAACGTATTAATTTCATACCCATGTGCTCTGCTAGTAATTTAGCAAACTCTGTTTTACCTGTGCCTGTGGGTCCCAAAAATAGAAAGTTACCGATCGGCCTATTGATAGTTTTAAGTCCTGCTCTAGCAACATAAATCTTTTCCAATACCGTATCAACTGCCGTGTCTTGCCCGTACAGTTTTTGCTTAATGTTTATTTCTAGGTTTTGCAGTCCTGTGTTAGTTTCCTCTGCACCAAGTTGGTCGATAGGGATCTTTGTAAACTTACTAATCAGATCCACAATATGACTCTTACGTAGTACATAATTAGGTGACCTAACTTTAAGTTTAGCACACGCAGTGTCAATTAAGTCCAACGCTTTATCTGGTAACTTCTTATCGCTTTGGTATCGCACACTTAGATCAACTGCCGATTCAATAGCCTCGTCACTGATCTTTCCTTTGTGAAACTTTTCAAATCCTTCCCTTAATCCATATAGGATGTCCTTTGCTACCTCAGGACTTGGCTCCTCAATTGTTAGTCTATGGAACCTACGCATCAATGCACGATCTTTTTCAAAACTCTGCGTATACTCTTCCCAGGTAGTTGATGCGATAACCTTAAGGTCACCTTTTGCTAGAGCTGGTTTAAACATTTCTGCGAAGGTTACTCCGCTACTGCTACCTGCTCCCGCACCGTGCATTTGATGTGCTTCATCAATAAACAGGACACAGTTGCCTTTTTCCTTAAGTGCTTCTAATACTTCTTTAACTTTATCCTCAAATTCTCCTCTGTACTTTGATCCTGCGAGCAAACTACCAATTTCTAAATTATATACGGTATACGGTAGTAGGTATTCAGGTGCATTTCCTTGACTTATTTTTAGAGCTAATCCTTCTGCAATAGCAGTCTTACCAACACCAGGATCACCTACCATTAAGATATTTGACTTATTCTTTTTAGCAAGTACATTAAATATCTCGTCTAGTTCTGATTCTCGTCCGATAACTGGATCTATTTTTTCTTTTGTTGCCAAGTCAGATAAATTTGTACAATAGTCATCTAAGACTGCATCTGCATGTTGGTGGTGTTTGCTTTTTCCTATTTTGTCTGTGTAGTTTTTATTAAAGAACGTTACCAAGCTCTGCGTATTAATTCCGTACTTCAATAGGAAATATGCGGCATGACTGTTAGATTCTTGCAATATGCTTACAAATAAGTCAATGGTTTGCATATGCGCTCTACCACTGAACATTACCTGTGTAAATGCTCTATTGAAGATACGTTCTAACGCATAGGTCTTCTTAGGAAGAATTTCACCTTCCCTAACAATTTCTTTTCTGCCCTCAAGGTAAAGTCGTAAATCCGCTGACAGATTATCATAATCCGCACCAAACTTTTTTAACATTATCGAAAAATTTTCGTAAGTAATAAGCGCCAGCAACAGATGTTCCGCTATAACATATTCATGTTTTAGTTCCTTGGCATAATCTGTTGCTTTAGCAATAATTGTGTCTATCTCAGGATTGTGTGCTAACATTTAAAGCCTTTTTTAATTTTTCTATTTCAGGTTTGTCGTTAATATTTGGTATAGTAATATTTAATTCAGCTATAAGGCTTCCCCTAATATTACAATTTGTATCTTGCCATAACCCTTTATTACTGATATTAAATTTAGTCTTACTTTGTGTTCCAGCAGGTATAGTTACATTATACATAGGCCCATCTAATCCTGCAACCTGAACTTTGCCACCTTTTATTGCTGTAGCCAAATCACAATAGACTCTGGTCATAACATCTACTTCTGTAACTTTAACCAAGTTTTTAGTATTTTGGTGTCTGATGTAGACATACAAGTCTCCTCTAGGAATGGTGTCAAAAAAGTTATCACCTAACCCTGGATACCTTATACGCATATTGTTTTGTATTCCAGCAGGTATTTGTATCTCAACCTCTGTATCTGCGCCCTTACTGGTTTGTACTCTTATAGTTTTAGTTTGTGATTCAGTAAGATCAGGTAACGGTATCTCCACAGTGATTTTCATATCTCTGTTACGACGTTGCTGTGGTTGCTGTGGTTGTTGTCTACGACCAAAGAAGTCAAATAAATCTCCGACCCCACCTTGGTCAAATCTATTATTGAATGCATTCGGGTCAAAGTTTTGACGATTACGGTGCCCACCAGCATCATACATTGCTCGTTTGTTTGGCGTACCAAGTACGTCGTATGCTTCCTGAAGTTGTCTGAACTGAGCTTCGTCACCACCCCTATCTGGGTGGTGTTTCATTGCTTGTTTGCGGTATGCTTTTTTGATTTCGTCTGCGCTGGCAGAACGTTCTACGCCCAGTGACTTATAGTAATCCATAGACATATTATACTATGTATAAAGCAGATTGTCAATTAACCTGCTTTACTGTCACGCTTTTCCATTGTGCGACCAAATGCTGAAATACCAAGTACTGCGCCCATTGCAATGTGGAAGAATCCAGCACCTTGTAAAGTTAGTGGAGCCCATTGTTGTGCTACTGCTCCCCCGTCTTGTTGTGCAAGTGTCCATAGTATCGGACCAACAATAAAATCAAATATACACACTGTCATGTACGTCCAGCCCATCGCCGGTCGCCACCTGTTTTTCATCCAGTCGTTTTTTGCTATAGTAGCCATTTTTTTCCTTAATTATGCCCTGGTGCTTTTGCTTCTACAAACATTTCGTGTACACGTTTTACTGGGTTATACTTACGAAACTTTACTTTTTGACTTTTTATATTCTTAGTCTTTTGTAAAGTGTAGTGATACGTGTGACTATCTCGAGTTTCACCTTCTGGTATTAGATATACAATGTCCTTACGTCCTGCCATTTATTTGTCTCCTTTAAATGATGAACTCTGTTTGCTTGTACCTGCATACAAACCAAACCATGCCGCACCTGCACCTACTACAACTGAGATTAATCCTGATTGTTCCATGGAGGGTGCAGGTAGTCCCATAAACCAATTTACTGTTCTGTACAGTAGCACAATGTAAATGGTTAAGAATAGTCTTGGAAATATACGCCAGCTATCAACTGCTTTTGCTAAATATATCCATTTCTGAAATGGATTTACTTGACTTTCCCTATTAACTATAGGGTCTATCTCCACTTCAATATTAATCTTCCTACTTACGGTGTTACCCTCTGTTCCCTCTGACAATGTCGTTCCTCTAAAGTAAAAATGATGCCGCTGTTTTGGCCCAGTTAAAGACTTGTGCTATTGCGGCTTTTCCTTCTAAATCCTTGCATTCTGCATCTATAAACTGCTCACGTTCTACGTCAGCCATTAGTTCTTTGTACTCAGATTCTGAGATGTCCTTTGCTTCTAATAGGTGAGTGAGTTCATCAACCTTACCAGCAACTTCCTTGAGCATAGCATCGTCACCTGCTTTAATGTTCTTTACAACTTCATACATTTCAGTTAATGTCATAGTTCTTTATCTCCTATAGCTTCCTGTACCTTAGCGGCGCTGGCGCTTAATGATTTCATTTTAAGTTTGCAATAGTCTGCACTAGGAGCGGCTGCGCCTGCTGTTTCGTGCTCCATGTACTTTTTCCCTAATCCTTCTGCAATTTCATACAGAGCACCAGTTAGTTCTATTACGTCTTTGTTTTCGTTTCTGTTAAAACTATACAACTGCAATTCTCTTGCCGCAACCCAGATAGTAGTTGCATAAGATCCTGCAATGCCTGGATCACCACAATAACTTTTTGCAATTTCTGCTGTGGCACTAACTTTACCTGCAAGTAGGTATTCGTTATTATCAAACCTTGCCATTGTGGCGGCATCGTACGATGCACATCCGTTAAGTATTAAAACAGCAAATAAAGCGGTGATTAATCTCATTTTATTAGTCCTTGCTTGTACACAGTTTTGCCGTTTTCTTTTAGTGCTGTGAGAATGCTTTTACGCTGTGCGCCATCAAAGTTGTAACTTACATGTACCCAACCTGAGTCAGGAATGCCTGGTGTGTAAAACTCCAAGATAACTTGGTCAAAGGCACAGTTGTCAACAATCCATTGTGCAACTTCTGCATTTGGGACACCAGGACACTCAATGTCAGCGGCTTCACCTTTGCAGTGTTGTGAACTGCTCGAACCACCAACTGCTTCGTTCAGCTTAGGTCCACGGTAGCCACTGTTGATAACTGTAATACCAAATTTATCTCTAACTTTTTGTACTACGTTTTCAAATAGTAACTTGGCAGCGTCTAAGTGCTTACCTTGTGGTGTGTTGTCAATACCTTGTCTTAATGCTGTTTGTGATTTTGTAAATTCTTGAAGTGAAAAATTCTTTGATAGTTTCATTTGTGCTCCTGGTTGATTAAATTATTCCTGCGGCACTCTGTAGTGCCTGTAGATCCTTGTCTTCGGTTCGTTCTGCCTTAATAGGCACATTGGCGACAGCCTGAAGTTGTTTTAATTCTGACTTACGCTTTATATCTTTTTTACTAGGGTGTTCTTTACTGTATTCTCTTGGAGTCAATGGTATCTCCCTTGCTAAATTTTCTACTGTGACATCATGATAGACTTTGCTTCTGTAATACCTAAACTTCCAGTCTTCTATTTTATCTTCTGTTAAGTTGAGCAAGTCTTCCAGCATCTGGTGAATATGAGTAGGTAATTCTTTATTCCTGTCTGCCTCAATGAATACCAGATACTTGCCGTCGTCACGCTCTCCTGCACTAACTTCAGCATCTAATAACCAATCATAACTTTTTTCCAGGAACGCCATCAAGTCTATTGCAGGATTCTTTTCTTTACATAATAACGCAATTGTGCAGATATCTTTATCATCGCCCATTTTACTTTTAAATGTATCGATGGTTATTTCAGGGATAACAGATCTTTTTAGATCGCCATACTCTAACCCTTCGTTAAATTTCTTCTGCATTTATTTCACCTTGATCTGTTTTAAACTGGGATTCATCAAACCCTTCTTCGTATGCCTGCTCGATGTCTTCTAAGTCGATGGTCTCGTTCTCAAGTTCTAATGCGCCACGTTCAATGTCACGCATTAAACTTTTTGGCAAAGTGATTTCAACCAACCAAACTGGCATCTTAGCAAGTTTGGGAACCTTTGTGCCTGCTTTAAAATCATCTGGGCTTTCAACTTTTATGGGATACTCTAATGTATCCTTGGTATATTTTACTTCACAGTCATATTGTAGTAAACGCTCTGCACCTCTAGGGTCTGGCATTGCTTTATTGGGCCACATAAACACAGCACTTACGTAGTACTTTTCAAATGTAGGTCCGCTAACTAGCTCGCCTTTTTTCCAGTTTTTAAAAGCATATAAGTCAAGCTCATCTAATACACGTTCGTAGTCAAGCAGTGCATCCAAACTGCTATTGCTCATATAAATGTCTTTTGTGTTTTCTAGTACTGCTTTCAATGAAGTTGCCATAATTTAATATCCGTTATTAACTATTTAGTTGAATTAGCCTTTAAGGTATGTACGAGTATTCAATGGATTTTTTTGATCTGTGGGCCCATCTTCACTGTCTGGATGCATTACAAATGCAATCATATCCTCATCATCACATACAAAATTATGCCAAGTATTACGTGGCATATAAAAAGCATCACCTGCTTTAAGGTCTACATTGTGTCCATTTTCTGTTTCTGTTGTACAATGTCCTTTTAGAACCAATCCGACCCGATGACTAGGGTGTACGTGTCTAGTTTGAACCATACCTGCTGGAAAATTTACGTAGTTAACACAGGGATCACCGCTACGTCCAGGATTAACAATATTAGTATTAGTCGCCCCATCCATGTACACTAGATTGCCCAAGTCTCCAGGTGTAACTAGTCCCACTACTTGCTCAGATGATCTAAAACCTGGCAGTTTGATAATAACAGCATGACCATCGGCTAATGTGTCTATTTCGTATGTCTGTGTTAACATACATGCCGCGGTGACTTTTTTTAGTAGCATGTCTTGGCCATCAAGACGACAATCAGACAATAAAACAATATCAGTGCCATCAGGTGTTCTAGTTACCTGTGTACCTGGTTCTATTTTATGTATTGCCATTTTCCAGCGATCAACGACTACACGACACTCGTTAATTTTTTCCATCAGTTGCATTTATGCCTCGTTCTTGTTTAGGTTTAAGTCCTGCATGTACATGTTCGTCTAACCAATATGTATCAACATATTTTACATATTTATGATTAGCATCCTTGTTAATAAACTTGTTAATATCTTCTGAATCCCATGCTACGGGAAAGTTTAAAATTTTGCTTGTCCATTTTAAGTAGTGTTCCTTATGTAAGAAAAATGCTTCGTGATCTAAGAAGTGACAACTAAAATGTGGTAACAATTCTGTGTAGTAGTATTCTTGTGCAATAGGTAGTGTTTCTTCTCTGCGTACTCTACGTTGTTGCTCTAAGTTAATGTTTTGGTCTCTAACAATAATTGCTATTTCTACTTCTATTCCCAACTGCTGTGCCTGTTTAGCCATTAAGTGTATTTTAGGAACTTGCTTAACACCATCAAATACAAAAGGTACGCTAACGTTCGCTACCCAGTAGTCATGCCCTTCAAAGTCTGCCATAGACATGCTGTTGGGGGTAACCCAATAAGGTGCAAATGTTTCTAGGTCACTGGGTATCCAGTACTCATCTATCAGTTCTTTCCAGCCACCCACATCGTGGTGTAAACTGAATAGGCGACTAAAAAGATGATTACCTGATCCTTGCGGTCCTGTTATAATGAGAAGTTTTTTGGCCATAAGGGTTGTTGCATGCGTTCAGGATGCCATTGCATGCAAGTATAATTATCTACTTGAAATGCTTCAACATAATTTCTTTTGTCTGTGGCAATAACTTCTATGTTAGCACCTTGCAGTACAGCAATGGTATGATGACTAGGCACTATGTGTTCTTTGCCTGACATTGTAATAGTGTGTTTGGTGTCCATGTGATTGTCTACTGGAATAGTACCTAACCCGTATTTTCTAGCAACTAGATGCATGCCTCTACAAACTCCCAGTACTGGTGTTTTGTGTTCGTCAACATAGTTAAATATTTCTGACTCGACATTAACTCTAGTATTGTCACCGTCGCCACCAGACAGTATTATTAAATCTACTGCGTCTAGTGTTTGTGTTAAGTTTTGGTTTGGAGTATTTGGAATCGGGATAAGTTGATGGGACTGTAATAAATCCCACCAACTCTGATCTAAACTATCGTAAGCTCTTCCCTTGTGTTGCAATACACGTTGTGTTATCGCAATCCGCATATACTAGTGTACGTATGCGTCTTCGATAATCTTACGTGCTTCTGGTATTTCTTGTGTGTTCATGCAAGAAACAGCATATAAGTCCATTCTCATAGCGTCAGCGATTGCTTCAACTTTGGCCTGAACTTCTGGATCTGCACATAGTTTTAAAAGTTTCTTCTCACCAATCTTGCTGTGGAAACCTTCGTCTCTAGCAATCTTAGCATAGCGAGTGCTAATAAAACTATCTTCAATGCAATCTGCCATTTTGTCCCAGACACGTTCTGCACGACCCTCAGCAATAAACTGATATGCGGCTAGTGCGGCTTCATCTTTGTCTGCGTCGTACTTGGCTAATAGGCTTGCGCCCTTAGCAGTTGGCTTTGCGGCTTCCTGAGCAATGGCTTCTGATACGTCTATCTTTTCGCCTTTAATGTGCTCAATTACTTCTTTAACCATTCTAAAGTGCCTGGCTTCATCTTGTGCTTGTTTTGTGAGTAACTCAAGTTCTACTGGATCTGTGTCTGCACCTAGTTCTGCAACCTGACGGCTGATTTCAACCATGTTCATACGCTCGTTAACCATTCGACCTACAAAGTGCTCAACTAATTTTTCCTGAGATGGCTTAGAATTAAAGTATGCTTCGACCTGCATCTCACTTGCTTTAAACAATGCTTCATTGTTGTCAGCAAGATTTTTCACAAATTGTTGTGCGTTCATTAATGTTTCTCCTTAAGGTGTGTGTATATACAATACTATTTATATAGTTTTCTAAGTTCTGACTCATTGTTAGGGAATTTGTTAAGATTGTAACATGCTAGCTCTATGCCGTTGTTACGTAGTTTTGCCTGCACTACTGCTTCACTTAATAGATTATGTGGTCGGGTATCATGCATGTATTTCTGTTTACTAGCCCACTTAACACCTACACTGTGTAGGAAAGTTTGGTCGTAAGGTTTTAAATTACAAAAGTTAAATATTTTATTGATAGTTGTCTCAAAGTTGTCTCTTAGTTCGTCAATATAAACTACTAGTTTATCATATGCTAAGTTGTCTATCATTAATTTTTGTTGAACGATGTTATCTGCAAGTCTATCCAATATACCGAAACTAAGTATCTCTCTTGCTACCCATCTATCCATGCTTAGTAGATCAGTTCTACCAAAATATTGTAGTGTGCGTCTATCTAAGTAGTCTAATGTTGGATTCGCATCCTGATAACTTACGGGTAAAAATATAGACGATGTTACCTCTTCTTTTTCTAAATAGTTTGATATACGCCAAACTTCGTCTTCTTCTCTGGCTAACAAAATAATGAGATTATCGATATTAGGTTTATTGTAAAACAGTTCTACATAGTGTGTTGTGTCTCCTACAGCACTGAAGTAGTTGACCTTAGGACTTATATCAAACAACATGTTACATGTTATATGATTGTGCGAACTGCCTGTCGATGTAAAAGGCAACTTATCTTCTGTACAGTGTTTGGTTAAATTATTAATACACCAATCTATAAAAACACCATAACTGCCTGCAGTGTAAAATATAAAATTTTCTATCACGGTTTATAATAAGAGAAGTATATTAAGTAAGGCACAATAATAAAAATTTGTGGTATAAAGTTCAACAACATAGACCACTCCCGCCAACGGTACCCAACGTACATCCAACCACTGGCACCTAGTAGTTGTAAGTAACTGTTCCAGGGTGTCCAACCGTTAACATGGAAAACCATTGCAATCAGTATTACAATTGCACTAGCATATTTAATGTACCAAACGTGATCTCTTTTCATTTTATTATGGTTACCAATATGTCTTTGTGTATAGTGGGAACATCAACAGCATATCCAAACTCACGTTCAATCCAGTCTGGAGTAAAGTATTCCCATTTTGCATCCACTTCGCATGCATATTCCAATATGCGTGTGTTTTGTGTTTGTATTTCCTGCAACATCTTTGCACTGTTCTTGTACCAACTGTAGTTTGGGTACTGTATCTTAAAACCGCCAGCTTCGTGCCACCAGGCATAACTTGCCATGTCTGGTCGATATACCATTATAAACCAACTGTCTGGATGATACACTTTTACTTGTCGCGGACTGTATGCCCAATCATGACTTTTGATTAGTTTGTGTCCACCAGGCTCAGTCCATGCTTGGTCAAAGTGCTTGTACCCATAAATGTGTGTGGGATCAAACTCCATACCCCAACCAAAGTATGCACCTTTGTGTCCACTATAGGCATGATGGTCGTATGCTCGTTCTGGGGTGCGGTCACTGGTATTAAATCCAGGTATGGTTTCAATAGTTTGTGCTATACCTGACCAACGTGATCCAGGCACACCAGTAAAAAATATATGTTCGGGTATTATCATAATATAAGTATAACGTACTTATTAAGGATTGTCGATGAATCAAAAATTACTTAACGAATATTTTGCATCAGTTTGGAAGCCCAGTACAAGTGGATTTGGAGAGACTGGCTTTAACTTAGCAAATGAAGTTAAAGACGACGAGTGGGTGCTTGATGTAGGGTGTGGGTATAACCCGTACAAAGATCTGATTAAGAACCTAGTAGGTATTGATCCTGCTAACGATGCGGCTGACCATAAAGAACAAATAGAGTTTTTTGATACAGATCAACGCTTTGATGTTGCATTCTGTTTGGGAAGTTTAAACTTTGGCGATAAAACTGTGGTAGAATATCAGATTGGCAGAATCATGCGACTGATGAAACCCAAGTCCAGAATATACTGGCGGTGTAATCCTGGCAACTACGACCACAATAACCAAATGCAATACCAGATACAGTTTTATCCTTGGCGTGAAGTTGATCACTATCTGATGGCACCGCAATGGGGCTATCGTGTAGAAGTGTGCAAACGAGACAGTGGATCTAAGAATAGAATCTATGCAGTCTGGGTGAGAGACTCGTAATTTATAGTCGGCATCGAGACAATAATAACACATTATAATTCTACTTGTAAGAGTATGTAAGTATTTTTGTGGACAACTGTAGTATTAGTTCACAGAGAATACTACTATGTCTACTAACGTACATATATTCAAAAATTGTAAGGAGAACAAATTGAGTAGAAAACATCGCAAAAGTAATTCAAAACGCCATGACAGCATTCCGTATCAAGATAATACAGTAGAATTTCAGAAGTATGCACCCAAACAACGCAACATTCGATTGCATCCAAAATCACTTAGACAGGAAACATATATTAATTTGTTGACGGATCCGGACAAATTAATCGTGTTTTCAACCGGCCCAGCAGGCACAGGAAAAACTATGTTAGCGGTGCTGGCAGGCTTACAGGCATATAGACAAGGAGACGTTAATAAGATTATTTTAACCCGCCCAGCTGTTGGCGTAGACGATGAACAGCATGGATTTTTACCAGGTACCATCAATCAGAAAATGGAACCGTGGACAAGACCACTATTTGATGTTATACACGAATATTATTCACCAAAAGAAACTGCAAAAATGTTAGACGAAGGTATAATTGAGATTTCTCCACTAGCATTTATGAGAGGCCGAACATTTAAAGATGCATGGATTATTGCAGACGAAATGCAAAATGCCACGCCAGGACAGATGAAGATGCTCCTAACCAGACTCGGTCAAAACAGTAAAATGGTGATAACAGGCGATACTCGCCAAGCAGATAGAAAGGAGGCAGATAACGGACTACTAAATTTTGAATCTTTATGCAATAGTTATGAAGGACTTAGTTACGTAGGCGGAGTCAAGATGTTAGGCAAAGATATACATAGACACCCTGCTGTTATAGAAGTTTTACAAATCTATTCAGACATTTAATCAGAGGATAAGAGCTGGTAGATTGCCTGCCAGTTCTTAACTCTAGGGTACGCTACGTCTATATTTCTATTATAGTCGTGGTCGATTAATATTGGTCGCAGACCTTGGGCTTCTCCAGCTATACAGTTTGCTATATTATCTTCTACCCAAAAATATCCCGTGTCTTTCCAGGCAGCCAATGCCTCATCCTTGTCAGCACCTGTGGGCAAGTAAGTGAATCCCACAAAAATATCACCAAACTGTTCTTTAAGATAGGAAGTTCTCATGTTCATTGACTCTGTCAAGTGGCTCATGCTACTGCATACATGGAATTTGTATCCTAGCTCGTCATGTATTCGCCTTACCCACTCATTAGAGTCTTTAAGAGTTTTTAACTGAGCAATAGATTTACTGTTATTAAACTCACACACATAACTATAACCCACTTCTCTGTCGATACCAAATCTATCGCCAATGGCGTACTCCAAGTGCCCGTTTTCTATCATTTCAAAGCCTTTTAACTCCATAAATGAGTTAAAACCGCCCTCCCAGTCGCATAAAACTCCGTCTACGTCCGTTAATATTACCTTGACCATAGTTCTGCCTCGCTTATTCGTTTTCTCAAATTAGATGTGCTGAACGAGTGTTGTCTTTTATTATAATATAATTCTATGCCTTTGTCGACACATATTTGTTTACCAGAAAAGTCTAACTGCTTATATTCTTCGCCAATAAATCGTCGATCAATTGTATAAGTTAGCAGTATGTCTAATAAGTCCTGTTCAGTTTCGTAAGGAATAATTTCATTAATATACTTACATCCTTTTAACTGAACATATCTTTCAAACACACTTTGAATAGGTTTATTCTTTTCAGGCCTATCAATCGTTGGATCTGTTTGTAATCCTACAATTAAATATTCACAGTTCTCACTTGCTTCTTTAAGCATAGCAACGTGACCACTATGGAATAAATCAAAACTACTAAACGAAATTCCTATCATATCATCGTAAATAACGATGGCTGGCTTCTTTCAATTTCTTTTTCGATAGTTTTAATGTATTCTGGATAGTGTTCTTTGTAATACGCATATAGTTCGTCCCAAGTTGCTCCTTGCCTAAGACCACAGCGTTCTACTTTCTGCGTAGACATATTAAGAATCACGCTCTGCGTTGACATATCACGTTTCTTTAAACCACGGCTTACTGCTATGACTTCGTCAAACTGCCAGTTGTCTGGATTATTACCAAAGCCTTTCTGTGCAGTGTTTGTACCTGGTTTAGGTTTCTGTATGTATTGACACAGTAGATATATATCTTTAGCCATTTAATCTGCATAACTCTGTAAATGTTGCTGATAAGTTTATTTCAGGATCAGCACAACTAATATGTTGTACAAGACCACGCCTAATAGTTATAATTGCTTCATCTTGTGCTTCATCAGTCTCTCCCCACAATGTGATGTTGTCGTACATCCATCTAAAAACACCTTCCATCTCATCTGGGCGCACACTGTCAACGAGTTTTTGTCTTGCCTGTTTAAGTTCACCTGCCTTAAACAACTTAACAACGTCTAACTTAAACTCACCACCACCTTGTTGACTTGCTTGTGTTTCTACAAGTATGCCAGAACTGCTATTCATCTGTGTCATGTTTAAACACTTACGCAAGTCTGGGTATGTTGCTTTAACATAGTTGTCTAACACATCAAGTTCAAACTCAATGCCTTCCTCAATCATCACCTTAGCAATACGAGCAGTAAACTCTATTTGGTCAGTCTTAGCAATGTGAAAGCCTTGACATCTAGAATGTATTGCAGGAATAATCTTATGTGGATAGTTACAGGTTAGTATAAATCTTGCTGTCTGATGATTGGCTTCCATAACTCCACGCATACATGCTTGTGCTTCTGGAGTTAAGTAGTCTGCCTCATCTAAGAGGATAATTTTAAACTCACCGAAAGGCATAGTGCTTGAGAAGTTTACAATCTTGTCTCTTACAAGATCAATGCCACGTTCACGACTAGCATTAATTTCTAAGACGTCCATGTCATCAACTTCTAGTTCATGCATTAACATCTTAGCAAGGGTTGTTTTACCAGTACCCGGGCTACCACTTAGTAGTAAGTGTGGGATACTCTTTTCTTTAACCCAGGATTCTACTTGTTGGCGTTGTGTGTTGTCTGTAAAAACATAGTCAGCAACAGTCTTGGGTCTATATAGTTCAGTCCATAATTGGTTCATATAGAGTATTATACAGTAGTTATTGAAAAATGTCTAGTCTGCAAGTTCTCTGGTTTTACGTTCGGCATGCACAGAATCTGCAATTGTTTCTGCATTGGGCTCATCGTCACTTACCATTAAGATAGCGTCTGGATCAGCTCTGCGTATAGTAAGTTCTTCGCCATCTTGGGTAATGTTAATTCCACGACTCCAACGTCCGTGTTCTAACAGTACCCACTGTCCCACAGTAACATCTGTTTGCTCAGGACCAACAGCATATACTTGTGCCCAACGTGGACGTATACCATCTGTCTTGCCGTCGTCAGCCAACAACACGATACCGCTGTCCAGTGTACGTCCTGCAAAGTTCATGTCACGCACAACTACATTGTTGTGTAGTGGTTTAATTGTTTTGCCTTCAAAGTCAAGGCGAAATTGATATCCTATATTTTTTCCGTATGGATTCTCTTGCATATTATACCCTTTCTAAATTCTTTTAACGCCGGTTGATAGACTATTAAGTTTAATTTCAGGCTCTGATACTTCTACTTTTCTAGCAAGTGCCGCTGCCAAACCACCACGCATTGTTTTAGATTCTTCGGTTGGTGTTGCAACTTCTTCAACTTTTGGTTTGGGCTCTGCGCTAACACCCGGCGCTGGCTCAGCCATTGCGGCTTCACTATGCATTGCGTCGGTGTATACACGGTCATCTTGTGGCACCATAGTATGAACTTTATAAGTTGCATCTATTACTTCTTTTCTGGTCTTTACAATACTACCACCAAATCCCAACTCGTCGCCCCGAGCATTTACTTTCATATTACCAACAGCAATGGTATCTTCGTTGGCGAGTCGCAGACGTTCCATATCAATAGTCGCACCTCTTGCTGTTCTATGTATTTTTCTAGCCATAATTGAAAACTCCTTTATATACGTATATATTATATTTACCGCAAAAATTCTGTGTAATCTAAATTATGTTTAACGCTGTCTACTTTGTGTATGCCTATCAGATACAGTATATAACTAGCCACACTTGATCCACGACCTACTCCCCATACCACATTGTTTTCTCTCATTACGTCAACTAGATATATGAGATAGCGTAGCATAGGTATCATGTTTAAATCTGCAAATGCTTGATATTCCGTTATAACTCTATCTATAATGCTTTGTGGTTTGTCAGTTAACTGTTTACTGAGGTAATCCATGACGTCTATTTGTTCATACTCTTTGGGAATAAAGTACTCTGCTTGGTGTGCTAGATCAAATTGCTCTTGTGTGAGCCATTTAGTTGTGTCTAATCTAGGCTGTTTAAGCTCTGGAATCTTTAAATGTAATTGCTTAACAGCATTATTGTATTCGTCTGGATCATTAATTTCGTAATCTGTAACATCCATGTCAGGATCACGGTAAAGCATAGTGACTAGATCATCTGATTCTAAAAATGTCTGTCCAAACTGGTTACTTACCACGTTTTCCGCCCTTAACTACTTTGCCGGTAAACTTTCTAAAATCTATTATCTCTGCTTCTTCCTCTTGTGGTTCTTTCCATCCTAGATATAAGTCGTCCCAGACTGGAAATTCTAACATCTCATTCTCTTTGTAGTCACCTACGTAGATATCTGATCTCATGTACCAGGGAATACCGTCTTTTGCCTTGATCCATGGTGCTTTACTGTAAGCACTGTAATCATGTTCACAATCAGCATAGAACTCTATGTCTCTTCCTTGCCAACTACTTAGACTTATCTGATCGATGTTCGCTTTGTCTTCAAGAATAGCCTGACCTTTAAGAAACAGATAGTCTACCATTATACTATCGTAAGGTTCTGCGTAAAACTGACTATACAAGTTATTAACACTTCCTTTTAGTTTTTTAAGTAAAGGGTTATTGTACTTTATAAAAATTGTAGACTCAAATATACTCTCAGTTAAAAACTTAACTCGATCGTATGCTATTTTTTGTTCGTGTTGATCTGCTGACACCAATGAGATTGCATAACTTATGTCGTACTTATTTGACAGTATACGATCATTGATTACAGCAGTTGCAGTGAACTGCTTTGATATTCTTATGCTTGCTTCCATAAAATTACTTTATATCGATAATATTTTTGAAATCTTTACCGTTCTTATCCATTAATTTCTCAAGTTCTTTGCGCTGTCTGAACATAACTTCGTCTTGAAGTTGTGCGTTAACCAGTTGCATTTGCTGTATGAGACCGGAATTTGCGCCTACTCTATACACTGAAGATAATTTTCGAGAAATATCCTGTGCCCGATCATTAAGTTCCTGATCATTAAGTTCTGATAAGTCGTTTAGTAAAGGATGAAACATATTGTTATTTATAAGTCGCCTTCATGCCTGTTTTCACTATAGTGTGCATCAAACTTGCCACCTGGATAACGTGACTCCAACTTCTTAATGTTTTCTTCTATTACGTCGTTTGGATCTAGGTTAAGTGCTCTACAAGCATTTATCCAGTACCACGCAACATCACCAAGTTCACGTTTCATATGGAATATAGCATCTTCGTCACACGGTTTGCCTTGGAATATAATCTTTTTAGGTATCTCTGCAAACTCACCTGACTCTGCGGCCAATCCAAGAGCGGCTGTAAGTAACAGTGCTGGATTAATGTCTGTGTGTATGTTGAGACTAGCGAGGGTTTCTACCAGTCTTCCTGTAATATTGGATTGTTCGCTTGTTACTTCTGCAACAAAATCCTTGTACTTGTTTAAGTCTATCATGTGCTCTCCTTGTATGTTATTATAACTAAAGCCGATGATAAAGTCAAAGAAAAAGGCTAGTTTACTAGCCCGTTTCCCCGTTTATTTTAACTTAGGTTAGTATGCGCTAACTCCCGCCCTCTTCCAAATTACTGTGGAGCCATCGTAAATGCCTGTACATACATACACATAGGAAGCATCAATAGCGAGCAACCCTGCCACGTCGCCTGCCTGTCCAATGTTTGCTGGCGTTACGGTGTTTAATCTAAGTCTGTTTGCATGTATTCTTGTTAAATTTCGTGTAATATCGTTTACTGCAATTGCTGAGCCATTGTCTTCTGTGGTAAATTCAAAAATATAGGTGCCTACTTCATCAAAAGTAATAACTCTTGAGCTAATACCTGCGATGTTTTCGTGTCCGATACTTACTGCTGTGGGTAATGTTACTGTGTGGCCCACGTTGCTAATTGTAACCTCTACTTTGATTCGTCCCAACTGTCCTGCTGGGGGGAAATTACTAAACGCAAACGTTAATGAACCCGTTGCTGTTACAGTTTGGTAATGTCCCTCAGTATGGCTGAAAGTCATTGTGCCTGAGGTTGAGCCTTTGTCAAGCCTTGCTTCTGAAAAGTCTTGTATCTTAGCCGCTTTAATAAGCGCATCGTTCATGTCATTGTCAAGTGAACCACCCGACAATGCGGACTTAAGAATAACTTTACTTTGCAAGTCTTCAAGTTCTGTCTTAGCATACGTAAAGTTATTTTTAGAATTTGTGAAATTGTCTCTAAAACCTTGACTGTCATTGTCTTGTCCAGCTACTGGATACAAGCCGTCAATGGTATTTGGATTAATATTACTGGCCATTTATAGTTCCTTAATCTGTCTGATACTGTATTAGTTCGTAGTCTACGTTTGGTTCTCGTCCGAATATGCCTCTTCTCGGAAATACCAAGTATTTATCGTTCTGATCGGGCTCTTCGTATACATCTTTATATTTAACAAACTTAGTGCCTGCACCGTCAAAAGTTGTCTCTGCTCCGTATTTAACCCCATCCTCATCAAATGATGTTTCTCCAGCAGAAGTAAACACGCCCAGAGATTTATCGTAATTCTTGCTCAAGTTAAGATCATGAACGTATCTGTCTGTTTCCCATTTTATGTCTTTAAAATCAAAATTATTATTGGCAATGTGTCTAGTTAACAGGAATGCTATTTGTTCCGCATTGCCTGATGTAACATATGCTAGTATAGCATAGTGCTTGTAGTTTAGAGTCTGATCATTTTTTTGTTTACTTGTTTGCCAGTCTGGTAATGTGCCAACGTTAGATTGGCCAACACCAGTAACCATTGCTTGTTGCATGTTTAATATACTATTTGGGTACACCAGGTACTCATTAGTTGCACTTGCTTGCCAGTGCCCTGACGACACATCTATGTAACCTTTGTCTACACTAAGTGTATTATCTATTTTGTTAGAAAGATTTAATGAACTACTCGTGCTTTTTCCCAGGGTATTTTCCTGATCGTCTGTTATTTCCACATAGACAACTTCGTATCTGGTAGTTCCATCAGTGTTTAGTGCTCTGGCGGACCCTATACCTCCAAACTTTAATTTCTTGTTGTAGTGGTTTTTACTCATTCCTGCTACGTATTGATTTACTGACTTGGGCTCTAACCCGGTAGCAACCATAAATCTTAAATCTGTCTGCTTACCAAAATACGGATCTGACGATCTATAAATCTTAGTTGCAGGGAAAATATTAGCATTGTTTAATAATGATGTAAAACTTGACCTATCAGTATTCTTAGTTCTGCTTACAAAGTATAAATCTTCATACGGTTTGGTATTAGCAACGGTAATAGTAATAGTAAAGTCTCTGGTTACAGTAATTTCCCCTTCTAAGTCATATGCCTCTATAGTACTTGTAAAGGTAGTATCGAACGATAACGTATCTGTGTCAAAAGAAATATCACCACTATCTAGTTGGAAAACATTAAAACTACATCGACCTACAATAAGCCCGTTGTCTAATAATTTAAGACCTTGAGGTAGTCTATTTAACTCGCCTCTTTTTAATCTGTAGTATAACGTTCTATCCAATGGATTAGTCGCTTCCACGTATAATTCACTTACTGCACCATTTTCTATTGATCCCAGTGCCGCAGGAGTTGCCCATGTAACTAATCTTAGCAAATCAGTAACTAGTGTTAAGGTAACGATTTCAACGTCGCTCTGGTAATCGTTAAACTCTGCCTTTTCTACCTGAATACCAAATGTAAATTCTTGTTGCGTAAGTGCCTGGATAGGTATGTATCCATGTAGCCAACCGGTGTCGGCATTTAGGGTTAGTCCAGGGGGAGCAATAAAGTCTCCGCCAGAATATCTCTGAGAATCAAAGCCACCGTCGTCATATAGGGAGCCTGAACCCAAGGATAACGCATATGTTATGCGGTCACCATCAAAATCAAAGCCATCAAATTTATATGCAAAGTAATTATCATGCAATATCGTACCCAGTGTGGTCGGCGCATACCGTAATACTGGCAGTCGTTTGTTGTCAGTGTCTGTTGTAAGTAAGTCTTGGTGATCTGCTGTAAAATCTTCTGCGTCAGCAGTCAATGTATCTTTACTTAATACTTCAATAGTATAAGTGGCTACGTCAAAGTCCTTGCCGTCTGTTGCACTAATTTCAAAACTATATGTTTTATTAACACTGGGACTTGAATTATCCCAGGGAAATTCGTCCCACTCTTGGAAATCAAATCCAGGATTAGGATTAGCAATAAGTGCTTGTGGTGTTGTATAACCAGATATTAATCCTGTTGTACTAACTGTTAGTCCTGGCGGAAGTTCACCAGTAGAAAATGACCACGTAATTATGTCATCAATATCTAAGTCAACAGCAAGTAGTTGGAAACTAAAGAAAGTGCCGTCATATACAATACCCAGGCGTTGCGATAAAGTAGTAATATTAGGCGGGTTTTGACCTGTAACGGTTAACTGAAAAGTTCTGTCTGCAATATGACCGCTTGGAGTGGATACTCTAACCGCAAATCTGCTGGTCTCGTTCTGTCCAACATCTAACGGAACACCTCTTAAGAATACTTTATTTTTTGTAGGAGTACCTTCAATAAACCCATCGTCTTTAAGACTGAGGCCACGTGGCAACGCTCCTGCTGTAATAGTGTACGTTAACGAGGGACTAATAGGCTGATCCGAGTCATTGACATCAAAACGTAGATTGTAAAATTGACGTTCTGCAATGATACCCAAATCACCTTCAGGTGTTTGCCAAACTGGTTTTGCCACTATAAAAACTCCTTATAGTGTATTTATACTTACGGTGCTGGTGCAGTATGGGTTAAAAGTCCGTTAGTTGTCCAAGCACAGTATAACTTCCGCTGTTATTGAGAATAGTTAACGAAACAGTATCTACACGACTTGTAGTTCCAGTAGGTTCTGAATTGCCTTGCCAATTAATAGTTTGGCCCGCACCACCTATCTGTACTACGTTTGGAATATATGCTGTGCCGCCCTGCACCAATACCAATGTGACTGCTGTAGCATAACTTGTGTCTAATTGTAAGTTTGTAAAGTTTGCAGTGAAGTTAGCACTAATACTTGTGTGGTAAAATATGTTTCCGTTTGCGCAATCATGTGCTACTGTGCCAGTGGCCCCAGTTAGTGTGCTAAATCTGTCTTGTGTGCCTTCTTCTAGTCTTAGGCCACTGTTAATTACAACTGTACCAGTGCCGTTCGGTTCTAGTTGTAGGTCTTCGTTGCTACGTGCTGTAGTAATCTTAAATCCGTTTACATCTAAGTCGCCACCTAGTTGAGGCGTCGTATCACTGACTACATCTGTAATACCTGTATCAGTTGCGTCGATTGTAATGTTACCTTCAGCGTCACTTGATGTGCTTACATTGGTACCACCTATAATCTTAATACCTTCTAGGTCACCAACACCACGCATTGTGCTGTCATCTGCCCCAACATAAAATAGTGGTTCGTTAAAATAACGTAACTTTGCACGTTTCCAAATTAGTGTACTGCCGTCATATGCAACTGTTGATTTGTATAGATAGTCATCGTTCTGACTGAATAAGTTGTCTGCATCACCAACCGCACCAATACCATCAAGTCCAAAGTCTGTTCTTGGTTGAAACGAAATTGTATCTGAGTTTGTCTCTAATGCGGCAACACCCTTAACATTTAAGATAAGATTCTGATTGGATGCGGCACCAGCGGCACTAATTGTATTACCATCGATGTTTATATCATCTACATCTAATTCAGTAAGTGTTCCTGTTTTATTAATACCATCAATAATTGTTGTACTGTCATCACCAAATACACTACCAATTAAGTCACCGTCTACAACACCAGTTAAGTTACCAGTTAAGTTAAATGAGGCGTTGGATACTGTGGCGCCGTTTAAATTTACTGTGCCAGAGAAGGTTGCTGATGTGCTGTTGTTTATATCAGCAAGTAGTGTTCCTGTTTCATCTATAACAATAGATGAATCTTTCATCAAGTATCTGTCTACTTGTGTTTCATCACCATAGAACACACCAGCAGTAATAATTGCATCGCCTGCACCAGTTAATGTTGTAAATCCCGTAATTGTTGTTGCATTTAGTGTTGTAATTGTGCCACTTGTGGAATTAATAGTACCAACTATTTCGTTAGCACCACCATCTACTAGAATAGTACTGTCGTTGCCAAACACACTACCTACTAGGTCTCCATCAAGTTGACCATCTACCGCTATATCGCTCAGAGTCAATACAACTGCGCCTGTTTCACCATTAACACTAGTTACTGATTCTGTGTAACTAATTACACCACTTCCGCTATCGTAACTAATACTGCCTGTCGCACTTAATGCGGCTCTTGCTCTAGTATTAGTGTAATATAAATTTGTGCCTTCAATAAGATTAGTTGTTGTGTGGTTGCTGATACTACTAACTGTGCCAGTAACATCACCTGTTAAATTTCCAATGACATTGGCACTTAATGATGTGCTTAGTGTTAGAGTACCTGTAATACTGACTGGACTATCCAATACAACACTACCCGTACCAGCTGGATCCAGTGTTATATTGCCGTTAGTATCTGTACTTGAGAGCGTGTTACCTGAGATAGCAAGATTATCTATCTTAACTTTTCCAGTGCCATTGGGGTCTAAGATAATGTCCCCATTAGAGTTCGCTGAACTTAAAGTATTACCACTAATGTCTAGGTTGCTTAATGATTCGCCCCCTAGTTCAGTATAGAGCTCTAGGAAGTTATCATTGACTTTGTCCATAGCATCACGGAGTTTATCTCCCGTGCCGTCATTCTGAATGGTACCTATGTTAATTGTCTGTCTTGCCATTGTTTATCCTTACCAAGTGCTTATAGCGGTTCTTGCCCAAATTGCTGTTGATCCGTCGTAGGTTCCTGTACAAACATAGATGTAACTGCTGTCCCATGCTACCAGTCCTGCAACATCACCACTTGCGCCTATGCTTGCGGCTGGCGTCTTACTTGTACTAATTTTAAACTGGTCATCATCTATAACAACCAGTCCTGTACCGTTAGGATCTAGTGTGATGTTGCCGTTAGTATTAGTGCTTGCGATGGTATTGCTACTAATGTCTATGTTTGTTCCAACGGCTGATGCGCCATAAACTTCCTGGAAGTTATCGTTTATTTTATCAAATGCTGATCTTATAGGGTCGCCTGTGCCATCGTTGGCACTAGATCCAATATTAATAAGTTGTCTTGCCATATTAAAGTATCCTTGATTACTGTTACTGTTATTTATTAGTTTCAGTAATCAAGGACTAAGTTTAGCTTGGAGTAAATGATGATCCGCATCCGCAAGTAGATGCGGCATTGGGATTTTTTATAGTAAAGTTATCACCATTGATATCTTGTTCGTAACCTATTGTAACTCCCTGGAGGTATGCGCTACTCATTGAGTCCACCAGTACACTAACATCACCTTCCGTTATAACGAAGTCGTCTTCTTCCTGAGTTTGCTCAATAGCAAAGCCGTACTGGAAGCCTGAGCATCCACCGCCCTGAATAAAGATACGTAACTTTGATCCAGGGTTTTCCTCATTTAAAATAGTAGTTAATTTAGTTAAAGCTGATTCAGTTATTTCAATCATAGTAAGTGCCTCTTGTTTCCTATACTAGTATTTAACACAGGATTTAGATCATCAGCATCTGGGTAAGGCTCAGACGTTTTAGTAACAGGTTCCTTGTCCTTGCTTTGTTCTATAGAATACTGTAGGAAGAACTCTAGTTCTTCAGACATATTTGTGTCTGCTTTAATCGCTCCTGCTGGGCACTCTGGCTCACACACACCACAGTCAATGCACTCTTCAGGATTAATTACCAGCATTGTTCCTGCATCGTAAAAACAGTCTACTAGCTAAGGGCAGACTTCAACACAATCTGTATACTTGCATTTAATACAAGCGTCGTTCACGATATATGTCATAGTCCGCCTAGCCCTCCCTGTAGGGATTGCCGACCCTGATCGGAACATACTTGCGTATGTCTATAATGTGTTCTATACATTCTGAATAACCTCCAAATCTGATTTTAGGTTTATGGGGTACTACTGACTGCCAATATTAAGCCTAATAGAAGATATAACAAACTCAATATCCTCGTTACCAGTATCGATTAGGTTAGACTCAACAAGTTTTTCCTGTACTTGAGTAACTGATATATTGCCACCAAAACTGCGTTCCCACAGTTCCAGTAATACTGCATGTGCCTGTGGGTTGGCTTTTATTCTTTCTAGTGTCTGTGCTGTGACGGTTATTCCCATTACTCGTAGTCCTCTGCGGTTAGCCTGTTCATCATGTCAAGTATTTTCCCAAGTTGCATTTCTGGATCTTGCACTGGAACGCATCCTGCTTTTACGTTCTGGAGCCGCCATTCATCAGCGTAGGTCAAACACTCGTACTCGTTACTGAATGTGGCTACGTTGCTAACACCCATTGCGGTTACTAAAATAAGTTCGTATAACATGATATCTCCTTTAAGCATAGTATTATACGCTTAATTCAGGTTGATGTCACTCTATTTGTTATTCAAACAGTTCTTCTTCTTCACGCATGAACTGGAATTCTTCCATGTCAGGTGGTTCCTCACCAAGGGGGCCGTTAGTAATAACTTCTCTTGGTGGTAGCATGTCAAGTGTAGTATGAACTTCCTCATAGCCTGGCTTCACGTTAACCCCTGCACACATTCTACTAACTTCTGAAAACTGAGGTCCTAGTTCTAAGTTTTGATATTTTGCACACTGTTTAAGCAATTCCATCTGTTGTTTTAGTAATTCATTTTCCAACATGATTTTTTGATACCGTGTAGTACAGGTTCCAAAAAGCGGGATCCGCAATCTAATACCTACAGTTGCACGATCATCAAGATATCCACTCAGATTTTGACCTGTGCCTGTATTGGTGTTTTGTGAATATTCAACATAGGGTTCAAGATCTGCTAACGCACAATGCCCCGGACTCATCCCTAAATATTGCGTCTGTTGTGAGTATGCTGATGTTGAGAATAATAAAAATAATAGTAAAGTAAGTTTTTTCATATCAGTACCCACCAAAGTCTATTTTTTGTCTTAATTGCTGGATAGCATTTTGTTGTTGGTAGTAAGCATCTTTAAGTTGATAGTACGACTGCTCTAGTGAACGAAACTCTGCTTCCGATGCTAACATGTGTTGGTTATCTTGTAGGGCTTGTCCCCTTACTCTAACTTCGGCAATCCCAGACGCCATGTTGGTCATTTCAATCAGCATACGTTCACTGCCATCTTTGTACAGGGTTTCAACACCTGCTAATCGAATCTGTAACTTTTCGATTGCACTTTGTACTCGACTGTCTAGTTTTTCGGTCTGAACGTTTGTATCTTTTTCGGTAACGTTCAGTGCCTGTTGCAGTTCGGCAATATGTTTTTCGTTAAATCCCACCGTTGCCTGCAATGTGTGGATATAACTTAATCCAACATACACCGAACTGATCACTGCCGCAATTGCAGGAATCATTAATACATACTTCCAGATATTATTCACAATAAGTTCCTAGGTTAACACCAGTACTTATTGTATTGGGTACAAAAACTAAGCCTAAGTTAGTCTTCTTTTTTCCAAAGAGTCCAAGCGCCGTATGCAATAGCACCGTATGCTACTATACTTGCAATAGGTTTAAATATTAGAAATACCACACCAGCACCTACTAGAACAATACCGTCCCAACTTGTGCGCTCTGTTAATCGTGTTGTTACCCATTTAGTAATCATAATTCGTTCTCTCCTTGGTTATATCTGTTGTCTAATAGAATAAAGCTGTCGCCTGCTCCAAGTACACATGCTATGGTGTCATTTAACTCTAATAGCACCCACACATTTGAATCATTGGTAAAAAGAACTTGATTATTCTGGAATTCGTCATCTTTATTTTGTGCTTGCCATACGACGTTTAAGCCTTGTGCTTTGATGCCTTCTAATACATACATCAAGGACCAACAGTTCACCGGCTTAACCTGTTTGTCTGCTTCTATGTACTGGTCGGATTCCTCCTTTTCCAAATTGTCATCTGCAAGGCCAACTCCAATTACAAAGCAAATGACAACAAGAACTGTGACTAGTATTTTCTTCATCTCTAATCCCACAAGTTCTGGAGGTAGACTCCAAACAGGCGGAATCCATTTTGTATACGAGCTTCGTGTAATTTCATTCCGTCGTGGTCATAAACCATAGTATGATTGGGTCCGTTCATCAATTCACTGGCGCCGCCTTCTAGTTTCTTCCACTGTATGTCACTTACCCCAGATTGAAACTGTTCTCCCCAGTCGTCATTGATCTTGCTATCAAACGCAAAGATCATTTCATTTAATACCCAGTCCCACCGTTCAAAATACTTGTCGTCAACTTCACCACTTGCACGTTGCTTCTTGGTTAGTTTCTTACCGTGCAGTTCTTTTGGCACATCCTTTAGGTCAACACAAGGGCCGCCGTGTTTGGTTTCTTTAAGTTGCTTGAGCATAGGTAGCACAATATGCGCCAGTGTGTGATCCATACTCCAGGTATCCCACCGATCAATGTGTACTTGGACTGTTTGCTCTTTTTTGCTGTGAATCCAAGCTAAGAACTTAGATAGCAAAGTGTTGTGTCGACCTCGATCCCAACTGGTAATATCACCAACCTCTGCAGCAGGTTCTACACTACCGTGAGCAAGCCATTCACCAAAATTGCGAACCCAGACAGGTTTACCTTTCATTCCGCATTCGTCTTCTACGTCTTTTGTCCAAAAGCAAAGTAGTTCTGCTAGTTGGTATGGGCCAAAATCATTTATATAATTTCCAATTTTCACACGCATTATCTATTCTCCGTTATGTCTAGGTGCTTTTGGAGTTCTCTAGAAGTGTTCATACCACTATTTAGCGCCACATTGTTGATCACACTTCATTAATCTGCCTTCTTTGTAGGAATCACACTGCCAGGATTTTTCTATTTCGTTAAACCATGCTATGCATTCCGACAATGGATGTTCTAATGCATTGTTGTCTGAGATAAGTGGTTGTAGTTGTTTGTTTAAAACTTCAAGTTGTTCACCAAAACCAACATTAGTTTTAGGATAAAACCCCAAATAACAACAAGGGTAGACTTCACCGTTTGCTGTGATATAAACACTTTTAGTTTTCTTCACTTCACAGTTTATCTGTTTGGCAGGAGTAAAGTACTGAGCAATGTCATCAAATAACAACATCTCACCTTTACGTTTTGTGATGTAGGGCTCTACAGTATCGTGTGCTACTCCGTCCCAGTGGTTAGTCCAGTCTCCCAGTACATGTACTAGGTTGCCTTGTTTGTCGTATACAGGTCCTTGATCTCTGCCTTCTTCCACCACTTTAAAAACACTAAACCCTAACTGCTTGCTGAGTTCTTCACACTCATGTACTTGGTGTTGGTTATGTTTAAACTTAATAAACTTCCACACAGCGTGGCCACCTGCATTTATAAATGTCTTGGCATTTTTTATTACTGTGTTCCAGTTTGTGTTCTGCCTATATAAGGTATGTGTGTCTGCCATACCGTCTAGGTCAAATTCTATCTTACAGTTAAGCTCTGCCAGTTCTTGCCAGAATTCTTCTCGTCTTGCACTACCGTTGGTGCTGATATATATGTCACAATGCTTGTTGTGTTGTCTAAAGAATCTGATAATATCAGTTGCTTCTTCGTTCATAACTATGTCGCCATAGTTGCCGTTAATCAGTATAGTCTGTAACTGATTAAGAAACAGTGGTTCAAATATCTGTTGTGCTTGTGCTAATGTTAAACTTGTTTCTGGGTAACCATCGTTAAAAGGGTATCCACGATAGTTTCTAGGACACTCTGGACAACGAGCGTTGCATAGACTTGAAATCTCTAAATGGACTTCCTTGATGTCCTTGATGTTGTACATTATCTTCTATATGTTATCCTGCCTTTGTTAAGGTCATATAGACTCATTTCTACTTCTACAGTATCGCCTAGTGTAATTCTAATTCTTCTTTTACGCATCTTGCCACCTAGATAAGCAATAAGCTCATGGCCATTGTCTGGATTCTTAACTCTAAACAAAGTATTAGGTAGTACATCTAATACTTCACAATCCATTTTAATTACATCATCTTTTTTTGCCAAACTATCTCCTCATTTTGCTAATTTCGACTGCTTGTTCGTTGCTAAAAATAGGTACAGCATTTGATTTATGCATCGTACCTATACCAATAATTTTGTTGCCTGTGTAAACCTTATCTGGTGCTTTTACTGCTATTCCTACACCTCCACTGTGACTTGGTATATGTGGGGTCTGTCGTCGATATATCTTAGGTGGCCCGTAAGCAGTAAACACAGGCTTGTCCGTATTTACTTTAAGTGTGCCACACTTGTAATCAATGTATTGTTCTAGTGTAAGTTGCTCGCTGTGTCTGCCCTGGCGCTTAAGTTGTTTATTATATGCCAGATGTTCAGTCTGAAAGTTTGTCAGTGCTGTTTTTGTTATCTTAGTTTTACGTTTCTTATATGAAGTGGTGGTCAGATAAGGACCTACTAAATGCATTGTCATATTAAACTACCGAAATTTTGTTTGTTACTGGATTCTTAATGAATATATTATTGTATTCTGGGTGTAAGTTTTTTGCTAGTTTTTTAATGCCGTTCAGTGTATTGGACTGTCCCTGATAACTGTCGTCTCTTACCGCATATAGTAGGTATTGTTTATCACCATCTGAAATCTTGACCAGTTCATAATAATAATAAGGCTGGGATAATAATGTTTTTTTTATTTCTATTGCTCTTTGCTGTAACTTAGCTTTCTGGTATATACCTATAAAAAAGTAACCTGCTGTAACAATTATAAACAAATCAAATAATGACATTTACTCACCCTAAATTATTATACAATACTATATATTATATAGTGAATCCGTCGGATTGTCAACTACTCCATACCATCGAAGAGCCATATAACTTAAGAGTTGTTCGTTCGTACACTCCACTGTAAAACAAGAGTCTCTGGTCAGTATGTATATGGTAAACTGCTGAGACTCTTCGTCTGGTAATTCAGATACCCAGTCCTGAATCTGCCAAAAGTGCTCCATATGAAATTGCATAACTTGTCCCCCAATAATATTTAATCTAAAACACAGCCAAATAAATACCACTATGAGAAAAATAGTTGTGATATCAGGTGGATTCGACCCATTGCATGCAGGACATCTAGCGTACATTAAAGAAGCCAAAGCATTAGGTGATATACTAGTTGTTGGTGTTAACAGTGATGCCTGGCTTGAACGTAAGAAAGGTGCAAGTTACCAGAGTCAAGATGAACGTTCCAGTATAATATCAGAACTTAAAGATGTTGATGCAGTTTTAAATTTTAACGATGACGATGGCTCAGCCAGTGATGCAATAGTACGTACTCGTGAACTATTTCCAGATGACAATATTATCTTTGCCAATGGCGGTGATCGTACCGCTAATAATATTCCCGAGCAGGGAATAATAGATCATAAACTTAAATTTGAATTTGGCGTAGGTGGTGACAATAAAAAGAACAGTAGTTCATGGATACTAAAGAAAATGGAAACGGAAAAAGTACTAAGGCCCTGGGGGTATTACAGAGTGTTGCACAATGCAATACAAATGAAAGTTAAAGAACTGGTTGTGATGCCAGGAAAAAGTTTGAGCATGCAACGGCATAAACAGCGTAACGAGTACTGGATTGTACAATTTGGTGAGTGTGTTGTTAACAGTAAAACACCGGTTGGCAACCTTCATCCCCCACAACTACTTAAACGGCATGATGAATACAGAGTCCCTGTAGGAGACTGGCATCAACTTTGTAATAAGTCTGCCATGGAGTGTCGTGTAATTGAAATTCAATACGGTGATAGTTGTATTGAGGATGACATCCAACGAGAATCTACTTAAAGTGTGAATGCATTTCATCGTAGTGTAGTAGTTCTCCTGTGTCAATAGCCAATGTAATCCTGATATCAGTAACGTTATGAACACTATGTACTACAGTAGGATTAAAAACTACCCACTTATTTTCTTCTGTTCGTGTTTCGTGCATATCACCTAACTGATCGAAATCATATAAGTTATCATACATGTTAGGTTTTTTATTGAACTTCTTATAAAACCTAGTTAACACATTATCACCACCATTATCTAAATTAATTTGTATCCCACTCCATCTGTCATGGTCTGTGTGAGGCCAGAACATACTGGGGTTGCCTGTGTGGCTTTTAATAATGGATAACACATAGACAAGTGGATTTTTAAACAAAGGTTGTATTACATCCTGTACGAACTCTACAGGAGGATACATATAGTACTTAAAGTATACGGTATCTGTGCCATACCTCGCCGGAATCTGTTCGAAGTAATATGTCTGATCTCCTTCGGTAACAGGTATATTAATAAAATAATGGGCATCACGTATCAATTTATCTTGAACATCCTTGGGGATAGGAGGCAAGTCTAAGTATTCAATACACCCAGGTATGCCAGACATTATGTTAACCTCTCTAAAAGTTCATTGTGACTACAGTTTGTTTGTATACCTAACATAACTCTGTAGTCCTCTATGTTGTGTATGCTATGTGGCATCCCAGCGTTAAAGTAATGCCAACGTCTCAGGTCTATTCTTTCCTCATGCACTGGTCCTATCAGTTCATCTGCTGGGTAACAGTGTGGATAATCCACTGGCTTATCCTGTACAACGTTATACCAACGAGTAACTATGTCACTACCACCTTTTGTAATGAGATAATTAATGCTCGCTTGGCGTTCTATATCTACATGTGCCGCTGTGGTAGCAAACTTTTCAGTTGACTGCTTCATATTAACTTGTACAACAGGTGATATCCATTGTGCTTTAACGCCGAAAGGTTTTACTAATTCTTCTACGTGATGTCTAATATCCCATAACCTAGTGCCTGGCTTACATATGTCTGGATCATTGAGCGACCAATCGTATTTGGCACTAGTTTGATTATGCACAGGTTGCTTCTCGTGCCATAGTTCCTTGTCGACAATTTGTTTATCTTGGAATCTTGCCTCAAGTAGGTAGTGACACATATTGTCACCAATTAATACCAGCTCATCATACATGTCTTCTGGCAAATCTGGCAGATCAAAGTACTGTAAAAACTTAGTATTTGTTATGTCCATTATGAGAATTTTAGTGCAAACATCAATGCTTCCTGTTCGTCTTCAAACAATACATTATTGTTTGAGTAATCATTCTTTTGCATTATTAGTGTAGTACCTTGACAGGACCAGCAATATTCCCGTGCATCGTGTACCAAACTTGCGTTGCGCATTTCAACTGAATAGTTGAGTTGAAGTTCAGTTAAGTTAATTCGTCTAACCATCTTAAGCAGAATGTTGTTGCGTAGTCGTGTTGATCAAAATAGAAAAAAGCACCATACCTGCACCACGTACAATCAAATGTGTGTATGCACCAGTACTCTGCATCTTTCCAGCCAGCTAACCTAATCCAAGGCGTATGTACTTGCCAAGGATAAATGTGATAATTGGGTCGAAGCCCTCTGTTCTTTTGAACCAACATATAGTATTTAAGAACATGGGCGTCATTTAAAACAACTGTATATTACTGTTTTGCTTCTTTTCTTGCGTTTTTGGTAGCAGTGATTTCATTACGTCTGTTCTTTACTAATTTTGCGACGTCTTGTAAAGCCTTACGAGCTCTTGTTCCAGCGGCATTATTTCCACCTTCAAATTTGTCGTCTTCGTCTTTCCATGCCGCTACTGCTTCTTCTAATTGAATAATTGTACTCATTGTGTTTTCCTTATTAAGATACTACTATATTAACATCACTCTGATGTTGTGTATACTATTTGTTAGCCAAACAGACTGCTTACAGATTCTTCGTTATGCACACGCCTTATTGCCTCACCAAATAGTGCATCAACACTTACTACTCTGATTTTATCTACTGATTTTGGACAATGGAATTGTATGCTGTCTGTTATAACTAATTCTGTCAGGACAGAGTCTTGTATTTTTTCACAAGCCTTGCCACTTAGTACCCCATGTGTAATGTACGCCCTTACTGATTTTGCGCCAGCGTCCATAATAGCCTGTGCGGCATTACATAGTGTACCACCTGAATCAACAATGTCATCAACAAGTATTGCATGCTTGCCTTTAACAGTGCCAATTAAGTTCATTACTTCTGAGTTACCTGCTTCTGGTCTGCGTTTATCCACAATAGCAATTAAGCCACCATTCACAGCATCAGCAAACTTACGAGCTCGTACAACACCGCCTGCATCTGGTGATACAATTATAGTGTCTGTTAATTCTTGGTCCTGAATATCTTTAACAAAGATTGGTCTACTGCTTAAGTCATCTACTGGAATATCAAAAAAGCCCTGTATTTGTCCTGCATGTAAGTCCAATGTAAGTACACGGTCCGCCCCGGCAATACTAAGCAAGTTGGCTACTAGTTTTGCACTAATAGGAGTCCTTGATGCACTCTTTCTGTCCTGTCTTGCGTAACCAAAGTAGGGTAAAACGGCAGTAACACGTTTACTACTACTTCGTTTAACGGCGTCTACCATGACGCATAATTCCATAAAGTTTTGGTTAACAGGAGTTGAAGTGGATTGTATTACAAATACATCTTCTCCACGCAGGTTTTCTAGATATTCTACTTTTGTTTCACCGTCTGAGAATGTGCCTATCTTGGCACCAACAAGTGATTTAAGACTGTGAGTAGCAATTGCTTCAGAGAGGCCTGGATTGGAATTGCCTGAAATTAATTTCATTGAACTCTTTCGTTTGTTGAATGTTGTTATTTATCATGCGTACTTCAACTTCATTGTTGTAACGTACTGCGTCTGCTACTATAGTTGCTTCTGGATGCTCATACACTAATGCCCGTGTATCTTTTGGGAAACAGGCTCCGCCAAAGCCACGTTCTTCTGTAACCCAACTGTGACTGTCACCAATCCTTGCATCTTGTGTTACAAACTTTCTAACATCTTCAAACTTAACACCCTGCTTTTGGCATATATCATACACTTGATTAAAGAATGCAACTTTGGTTGCTAGGAAAGCATTTTTAAAGTATTTGGTCAGTACCAGTGTGGGTATATCACTTTTGACAATGTATGCCTTGGCAAAGTGTCTGAAGAATATCATTTCCCAAAAGTCAACACTGCCACCACCTATATAAATGTGTGTTTGGTTAGCATAGTCTGCATCTGCTGTTTCAGCACGTAAGAACTCTGGATTAAATGTAACGTTCCAGTCTACCAATTGATCCAGGCCAGTTTGATCTATTGTGCTTTTGATCAGTATGGGTATTTGTCTGTCGTACTGTTTGACTACACTGCTGACTATTGAGAAGTCGCAACTGCCTTCTACGTTAAACGTAACGTTTTCTGGTGTTGGTACGCACACAATAACACCATCTGGATCTTTAAAACCAGTTTCTAGTTCGGGGTGTAGTGGATCAAAAATAGTAAAACTATCTCGTTCAGCAAACTTGTTGACTACAGCTCTGCCAACGTATCCATATCCGTGTAAATGAAAGTGCATAAAAACTCCAAAATAAAAGGGGTAGTAACAATTACCACCCCTTTATTATAGTTGATTAACTGTTAAATGTCAATTAGAATTTAACCGCTAATCTAGTACCAAGAATCATGTGTGTTTTAGCCCAGTCACCATCTTCACCTGCTGTTAAGTACTCAACATATGGTGTAAGTTTAACTGAACTGTTTTCGTCTGAATCTAATGTCCAGTCGTAACCAGCTTGCCATTTAACATCATCAATTTTTGCGTCACCAGTCTTGCCAGCACCAAATGTCCAACGTGGTTGCAGTTTAACCCATGCGCTACCTGCCTTAAGTCCGATAATACCACGGTATCTTGCGCTGTCGTCTTTTGTGCCTTCAAAATAACGATACTCAATTCGGTGTGCAAGACTCAATGGACCTGCTTTAAGAATCTTGTGTGTTAACTTTGGACGAATCTCTGTGACTACACCATCTTCAGCATAACGAAGTGCAAGCTCTAAGCTGTCAGATAACTTGTACTTTCCTTCAACGTGATCGTAATCATCGTTGCCCATGGTTCTAACTTCTACACCCCAGTTACCACTGTTGAGGTTGTAGTTGTGTTCAGATGTATTCCAGTTATCATCTGCGGCTTCTGCTTCTTTACCACATCCAATAATTGTTGCAAGTGCAACTGCTGATACTATTGCTACGATTTTTTTCATTTGTATATCTCCAATTTAAATTTTGTTGTATAAATGTTACAGTTACGGTATTTCTACAAATAACTCTAGCAATTACTTATAGGTGGGTGTTGCCAATAAACAACACACTTAACTATTTTTGGACAAAAATGTTACAGTCCGTTTTAATATCTTTATTCTAAATCGCTTGCTTGTAATACTGGCAGACTGTTCATTCTATCCATCATTTCTTTACGTTCTGCTTTACTCATTGGGATCATACCAGAATCAGCAAGGATACCATCATCACTCCAGTGCTTTGTCCACTCAGTCATGTATTCCACAATACCCGGAACAACATTAACATGTGCATGCTTGACATAGAAGTAAAGAGCACGTGATGCTTTATACTTGCCTTCAGCAATAGCATCAAAGGTTGGTATAACACCAGATAGTTCTGCACCCTGTACCGTGTCACTGTTCTGATCCAAATACGAAAACCCAAATATACCAAATGCAGTTAAATCCTCATTCAGCTTTTGGACAATCAGGTTGTCCTGTTCGCCCGCCTCTATGTAAGCTCCGTCAGTGCGCATTGCACGACAGTTCTTTGCTTTATACCCAATTGCTTTTACTTCAGGGTCTTTTTTACAGTATGCTTTTTCATTAACAATCTCAGCAAAACTTGCTCTTGTGCCTGATGTTGTTGGTGGGCCATACACACGTATTTCTATGTCAGGAAGTTCTGAATTAACATCCTGCCATGTCTTATAAGGATTCTCCACCATCTTGCCATTTACTGGAACCTTGGCAGTTAGTGCCTTGCCAAGATCGCTTAATGAAATTTTAAGTTGTGGTACATCTTTTGAGTTTGCTAATACTATACCATCATACCCAACTTTAATTTCAGTAACAGTAACTTTATTTTTATCGCAATAGGCAAGTTCTTTCACCTTCATTCTTGAGCTTGCATTGCCAATATCAATAAACTGTGTGCCAATCCCATCACACACGCCTTTCTTACCAACGCTAGAGCCACCCGATTCTACTACTGGGGTTTTTAAGTTTGGATTTTTTCCTAGTTGTTCTGCCACAATTGTTGCGAACGGAAATACGGTTGAAGATCCAGCAATACTAACGTAATCTCTTGCATGGATTGATGAACTAAATGCTAATACTAACACAGCGAGTAATAATTTCATTGATATATCCTCCTTGGTTTACTCGCTATTATTTAAACATAATAGTGTTACAGTAACGTTACAATTATATTAAATTTTTGTTACTGCGGAAGATATGTACGTGCGGAAGGATAATCGCCTGTGATAACACTGGTGCTGTTGCGTATGGATTCTGGGAAGTAATCATCTAGGGCAACAGGTGCAAACTTGTAGCGTTCATCTGTTTGTATTATGCCATGCCCTTTGCGTATGCTTTCTTCAACGTTCAACTGTTCTAGTATCCACGGATCGTTGGTTTCGTCGTGTGCAAAACTACCAATTTTTTGTTTAGCAAACTCTTCGTTGCCAAAATACGTAAAGTGCCACCCAGCATGTTCAATCATTTCCACAGTGTCATCTTTGTGGTTATACGGAAAGCCTTGTAGTTGATGCCTTGCTCGTCTAAAGTCTTCTGGATTGTCCAGCAGTTTCTTCCTACATGCACTGCTCCACACAACATAGTTGTCTTGGTTAATTAGCATGTAATTAAACTTAAAGTTAAACAAGGGCATTCTGAATGGCCATATACTTGCACTACTTGCTCTAAGTTTCTCAATGGTTTCTGTTCTGGGTATTTCATCTATATCGCTTACTATGATTATATCATTGTCGTCTGCATCCCGCACACCGTTTAATATAGCATTGCGCTGATGTCTTTCCCTGCCCCATGTATCTGTGTCTTTGGGCATGTCTGTAACAGGATAGTAGATAATTTTATCTGCCCATTGTGCAAAACGTTCTCTATTGTTGTAGTACAGCAGGTCTTTGGGATTGTCTTGGAATGTTCTATTGGCTTCTACTAATACAAAATAATCCACATGATCATATAGTTCACGCAGTCTGAGCTCAAGAAGCCCAAACTCATTGAAAAAGGGGAAACTGTCGTATATTTTCATAGCAATACTTAGTATAATAAATATTCTTACAAATGATTTTCAAGGACAATATATGCCACATGCCGTAGCGACGCTATATGATGACAACTATCGCGACCTCGCTGAACTAACAAATGAACCCAAAATAGAATACTGTGAACGCTACGGTTACAAGTTCTTTGAACTAACCGAAATGAAGTACAGCAAGATCACAGGCTTCAATAAAATACATTATACACTAGAACTTTTTAAACTGCATCCTGATATTGATTGGTTGTTGTTTTCAGAGTGCGATGCTATGATTACTAATCTCACTATTCCCATCGATGAGAAGATAGACAACGACTACCATGTAATAGTGCCAGTGGACAGACTAAACATAAACACAGGAAACTTCTTGGTGCGCAACACAGAGCAAGGCAGAGCTTGGCTACAAATGATAATAGACAAAGAGCCAGACTACATATTAATAGAGTGGGCTGAACAACAAGTTGTTATTGACACTATTGAAGAATACCAAGACATTGTTAAGATTGTTCCGCAAAGGTACATGAACAGTTACGAGCCACAAATTTATGATTACTGTGATGCCAGCAAAGATATTATGGGCAACTCAGGCGCATGGGCACAAGGAGATTGGATAGTACACTGGCCCGGCACTTACAAAAACGTTAGGCTCAAAAGAGCAGAGCGAGTTGGTAGACAAATAATCAGATGAAGGTTTACATCACAGGCGCAACTGGGTTTGTAGGACTCAATCTAGCCGATTACTTTCGTACAAGAGGACATGCGGTTATACTACACGTGCGTACTGACGACGTCACAGCACATCGGCAACTCACAGCACAGTTGCAAAGTTTCCAGCCAGATGTTATAATAAACTGTGCGGCAGAGATATACGATGCTAATAAAATGTTTGAACCAAACATACTGCTCACATACAAGTTACTCGAATATGTAAGAGACGCTAAATGTCGTATGATACAAATTGGCAGTAGCAGTGAATATGGCCCAACAGAATACGCAACAGCAGAAGACACACTGCTGAAGCCAGTGGACTTTTATCAAGGCACAAAGGCCGCGGCTACGCTCATGTGCCAAGGTTGGGCAAGGGCGCACGATTTAAAAATTTACATAGCAAGACCTTACAGTGTGTATGGTCCAGGAGAAAGACCACATAGACTATTTCCACACTTGTGGAGAGCATTCAAGTACAATGAACCTATGACACTGTACGAAGGCTATCATGACTTTATCTACATACATGATTTTTGTCGTGGTATAGAAATGCTAACACAGGACAACATTGCACCAGGTGAAATTTATAACTTTGGTAGCGGAGTGCAGGTAAGCAACAAAGAAGTACTGCAAATATTCGAAAAAATAACAAAGAAAACAGCACCAGTAACAGAAGTATTTGAAATTAGAAAAGCATTCGAAAGTAAACTGTGGGTGTGCGACACAACAAAATCAAAACAGTTAGGTTTTGAATGTAACTATTCATTAGAAGAAGGTATAATATATTTTTTAACCAAGGCACATTATGAGAGCAAAAATACTTAGAACAAGCAAAGGTAACAAAATTAACGTGGTTGCAGAATCTGCAGAAGCAAAATTACATTTTGACGAGCCAGAAAACCATGTAGACACCATACTAAAACAGATTAACGAAGAACGCATGTACGATCCTATTTTCCTAGACAAAAAAGATATGACTGTGTTAGACTTGGGTGCTAACATAGGACTGTTTAGTTTATATGCCGCGGACAGTTGCGACCGTGTTGTTGCTGTGGAAGCAGTGCCTAGCACCTATAAGATTGCCCAAGAGCTTACAGCAAAGCATCACAACATAGAAATGCGACCATATGCAATCAATAACTATAATGGAGATGTTAGTTTTTATCTTAACGAAAATTCAACTACCAACAGTTTAGTAGGCCACAAAGGGGATGAGATTACTGTACCCGGTATTACCATTGCAGGTTTGCTAGAAACATTAGAAATTGACCATGTTGACTTTGTTAAATGCGACATTGAAGGATCAGAAGTGATTGCACTAACAGAAGAAACGGTAGGAGCAGTAGCAGACAAGATTGACTTTTGGTTCATTGAAATACATCAGACCAATAATGAAAGTCATCAATGGCCAGGTAACCTGGAAACGAACAGACAACAACTAAAGACTGTGTTTGAAAACTGTGGCTACACAGTGGAACCAGTTATACATGATCAATTATACGCATTCAAAGCATGAACGAACTAGAACGTAGACTCTTAGACGTCACCTATCAAGAAAAACTTAGTCATCTGAGCAGTACGCTTAGTGCGTTGCCGATTATTGAAGAAATATATCATCATCGCAATAACGACGAAGTTTTTATACTGAGCAATGGCCACGCCGGACTTGCACTGTACGTAGTTCTCGAGAAATACTACGGAGTTGATCCCGTAGCCATGTTGCATAAACATGGTATCCATCCGGGTAGAGATCTTGAAAATCATTTGTACTGTAGTACAGGCAGTCTCGGCAGTGGTCTCCCTATTGCCATTGGGCATGCACTAGCAACACCTGAAAAGCGTGTTTGGTGCATGATCAGCGACGGTGAAGCCGCCGAAGGCAGCATATGGGAAAGTCTACGTTATATCACAGACAACAAGGTCAACAACATAGAAGTTTATGCAAACATAAACGGTATGGGTGCATATGATCCTGTTGACTCTGCAACACTGATTAAAAGACTAAGAGCTTTTATGCCACGTATTAGAATAAGACAAAGTGAATTACCCAATTGGTCATTTGCTAAAGATTTACTTACACATTACTACGTTCTCAAAGAACAGGACTACAAGGAGTTGATCAATGAGGCGTGAAGCGGCAGACTTGTTGTTAGGCAGTATGGTTGACTCTGATCATGTGCGTGTTGTTACTGCTGATTTGGGATTTGGTGTATTGGATCAAGTACGTGCGGCATTTCCAGAACGTTTTTACAATGTCGGAGCCGCAGAGTTTACCATGGCTGGTATAGCAGTTGGGATGGCCAACGAAGGTGTAATACCTGTGTGCTACAGCATGAGCAGTTTCTTGTTGTACAGACCATTTGAGTTGTTGCGCAACTATGTTAATCACGAACGTATCCCTGTTAAGTTAATTGGTAGCGGACGTGACTACGATTACAATCACGATGGCATAAGTCATTGGGCACACGACGACGAACAGGTGTTGGCAGCATTGCCTAATATCAAACTGTACAAACCAAACACAGTAGAAGATTTAGAAAACATATGGCAGGAGTTCTTGTTTAGTACAGAACCTGCATACTTGAATTTAAGAAGAAAAATATGAGTACAAAAGTTGTTTATGTTACAGGCTGTTTAGGCTTTATTGGATATCATGTTGCACAGCACTGCCTAAGCAAAGGTTGGTATGTGCGTGGCATTGACAAAGGTACGTATGCCGCAAATGAAGACTTACTTGCAGAGCTCGAGACAAATACTCGCTTTGTGTTTGAACGCAAAGACATAAACGATATAGACTTTTTATACGATTGTGACTATATTATTAATACTGCCGCGGAAACACATGTAGATAATAGCATAGTAAGCAGTGATGTATTTTTGCGCAGTAATGTTAACGGAGTGCATCATTTATTGAACCTAATTAAAGAAAAACACCGGTTTAAGATGCCTACACTGCTACACTTTAGTACTGACGAGGTTTACGGTGATATCGTAGAAGGTAGTCATGTGGAAACAGATTTGCTGAAACCCAGCAATCCTTACAGTGCCACAAAAGCTGCCGCTGATCAGTTAATACTAGCATGGGCTAGAACATTTAACGTGCCTTACATTATTGTACGCCCTACAAACAACTACGGCGTAGGACAATACACAGAAAAATTTATACCCAAAAGCATCAAGAGCCTACAACTAGGCAGGACTATTCCACTGCACGATGCTGGTACACCAACACGCACATGGTTGCACGTTAGCGACACTGCTGAAGCAGTAACTACTCTAATAGAAAGTGGTGTGCAAAACGAAATCTTCAACATTGCAGGCAACTACGAAGAACAAAACATTGTGGTTGCACGTAAGATTATTAATGACTTTTTTAAAGGCAAAGAACAAGACACAGACCGCCATCTTGACTTATCAGTAACAAGACAAGGGCAGGATGTGCGCTACAGTATCGACGATAGTAAGTTAAGGAATTTAAATTGGGATGCTGTTGCTAATTTTAATACTGAGCTTGCTACGATTGTTCGTCACTACCAGCAGAAGTTTGTATGGTAGAACCTTTAAGGTTACCTTGATCATCAACTTCAATCCAAGTAAAATCACCTAACCATTTAACTCTAGCTAGATACTCGTAGTTATCTGGTATACCACTGGTCCACTGGTCCTTGTCCATTATTTCTAGTATAGTTCGTTCTTTGATGTTGTCCCAAACTAAATTATAAATCTGTCCAGGATATGGTTGAAATTCATAGTGTGCGGCATGCACTGCATCTGTAACATATAGTCTACGCTTTATTTCTTCTGCTTGTCCTTGCAGTACAGCAACAAGATCCATAATGCGTTTGTACTCCTGCTCTGCATGCATACGAGCAACGTTCAGCATCAAATCCTTTTGTTCTTCTACTTTAACCAGTTCAAACTTGGGACTGCCTGCTTCTGTTGGATAAGGAGTTACGCTTTTGTTCAGGAAAGTAACTAAACTACCACCTAGTTCACTGTCGTAGCTGTACCTTCCTTTTGCCTCATTGGAGTTTTTCTTTTTGGTCATCTACTACTTTTCTATTAGGTCTCTTTTATCCTTAATGTCTTTGTATTCTTCTGCTTCTGGGAGTGGGTCTTTTGCTTTGTCAATGTTAGGCCACTTTTCACTGAGTTCTGTGTTTATTTTTAACCAGTAATCAAGTTCTGCACCGTCGAGTTCGTTATCAGCAACAATTGCATCCACAGGACACTCAGGAACACACACTGCACAGTCAATGCACTCATCTGGATTGATTACTAAAAAGTTTGGACCTTCATAAAAACAATCCACTGGACAGACGTTTACACAATCTGTATATTTGCATTTTACGCAGGCTTCTGTTACTAAAAATGTCATGCTGTTATCCTCTTAAAATAATCTACTATTCTGTGTGCATCTTCCTCGTTCATCCCTTTAAGGGGTCTTGCTTTAAACTTTACTACATTTGCTTCTGCCCAATCCAACCCTTCTAGCTCGTTGATATGATGTATTATAGGCATTTTATCTTTTATATAATGATAGTTATCTGGATCAAACACACTCTTGTAAATTCCCAGTAACTCATACTCGCTTAACCATTTGGTGTCATCAAACGGCCCAACACTTTCGATTGCTGTTTTCCAATCACCACCTAGTTTCTGTTTAAGTGCAACCCAGTCTTGTTTAAGATAAGGCATAAATTCTGTTACATAACTTTCGTTGCTTGTTCGTCCTGCTCCGATTAGTTTTATTACTGCTTGTTCGTACACAGCGTGATGGTCGTTCCACACATCTTCTGTTCTAAATACAGGATGTCCATTCTGTATGTACTGCCACGGTTTGATATAGAACACATCGCAATCCTGTATCACAATGTCCGAGTCTAAGCTATCCAATAGACTGAATTTTAGACCTTGCTGTTTGTACCAGTGGTCATCCCATCCAGGCAAATTAAATTCACTGTCTTTTTTGAAAATCAGTTTGGTCTGATCAATGTGAGGAAACTGTGCAAATTTGTCTATAATATTAGTACTGCTTATCGGACTGACTATTACAGTTTGATCTATACCAGGGGATAAGAACTCATCAAAACTAAGCGCACAACAGGCATCATTTAAACGCCCGGGACCAATCATCATTATACGTGTGATCATTTAAAAATATTGCTGTAAACTTTTAATTTTTCAATCTTTTCACCATGGGCACGGTTAATATCTTCTTCTTTAACCAACCCAGACTCTACCATTAGGCCAATCATGCAAACTAAGTCGCCGACTTCCATGCTTAAATTTTCACGTTGTGTGGCACCAGACTTATGACTATTGTCTATTCCGAAACGCACACACTTGCTGATTGCTTGTATAACCTCAGCACACTCTTCTTGGGTGATACCCAATATCTCTCGTTCTTTTTCAGTCATAGCACTATTATAAGCGATTGCTTATACTATGTCAACTAGATAGGTAAGTTTGTCCGGTAATGCGTCTGTGCAACTTTTGCACAAGCTCTTGTCTGAGAAACAAGTTTTGGTATTTTCTCTTATTAGATTGGTCATGCCCGGCCCGGTAAACAAGTCCCAATAACTGTCCTTGTTTAGGTTGCCGATCACATGTTTTAGATCGTAATCCATACAACATATTGCAACATCGCCATTGGGCATAAGCACATGTTGATCGTAGTTTACCGTCTTGCTACAGCGTATTGGTGTTTCGTGTCGTTCAACAAACTTGATTTCTTGATCTGTTTCTACTTGTTGTTTGTTTAAACTACCTGCACGATCGTGTCCAAACCAGTTGTACAACTGCACACCCAGGTGTTGTAGATCTTCGTGTATCTTGCCATGATCGCTCATGGTCATTGCTTCTAGTTTAATGCCTGCACTCTGGACACCACCGGTCATGATGTTGTAAACATCTTCCCACTCTTTGGTATACTTCCAGCCTTTCATGTTACCGTACTCATCTGGAAAGTGTATACTAAACGTGTCTACTAACGGTTTGTGTGATGTCAACAATTCTAATACTTCGTTAGCAGTGTCTGTTGTCCAGTTATACAGTGTTGTGTATATAGCAACACGATGATTGGACTCTAGTGCATAGCGCAACATGTTGGTTGCTTCTGGGTTAACCCAGGCTTCTGCCATGCCACTGAAGTCTATACGTGTGTCGCTTGGTACTTTACTAAGTGCTGTTTTAAATGTATCCAAGCTCATGTACTTGGTGTCTTCACCGTACTTGTCTCGTAAGTTTTCTTGTGGACAAAAATTACACATGAGTGGACAGCCAATCATGGTTGTAATTTCCAGTGTGGGCATTGTTTTCATAAATTAATTGAATTTAAAAGCGAACTTACCCTTAGGAACTCCGCCGTAGTATGTTTTACCGTTGTCTAATAGTATAGTGCCTTTAAAGTTAGGCGGATAAACTGCTTCGTATGATGTAACTGCAACATCATCGCCTTTCTTGCCGACTTTTGTATATAGCTGAACAATGCTGGCTGTGTTTAGGAGTGCTAACGCACCTTTTGTGAATTCTGGATTGCTGTTGACAACGCCTGCAACTGCTTTTGCTAATCCTGCTAGTATAGCGTATCCTGTGTTGAAACCAGGCTTGCTGGGGTCTGACTTGATTGTGCTTGCAAACTTTGTTGCTTCTTCACTCAGTCCGTCAAAATCACGTTTACCTGATTCTATACAACTGTTTACTTCGTCACGCAGTGCAGGAGTACTTATACCTAACATTTCTCCCAATACAAACGGTCCTTGCATTGCTGTGTTTTCTGCAATAGCAGTAACTATTTTTCTAGCATACGCTACTGTACGCATAAGCTCTGCGTTATCTTTGTTTTTCTGTACACTATCGTATAAGTTCTTTACACTTGCGGCAGCGCCTTTGCCACCTTTGCTACTTACACCAATTTCTACACCGTCTGGCGCTACAAATACACTGTCTACTAGATTATGATTTTTACTTTGTGGCCAAAAGATAGGCATGTTCGCCCAGTCTGTTCCGCCTGCTAACGCAACTTTTGCTTCATCTGCTTGGCCGCCAACTATACCGCCCATCATGGCAACAGGTCCCATTATCTCACCAAAGTAGTCTCTGATAGTTTCTAATTGATCTACCATTCCCGGGAATACAGCAAGTTTGCCTTGTGCTGTTTGCTCTAGTGCATTTGTTAAAACTTCGTCGCCGGATCTAGCAACTTGTTGGATTACAGATCCTGGCCCTTTAAACTGTTGTTCTGATCCTATTAGTGTTTGCGGATCTAATCCACTAGCAACTTTCTTTGCACCTTTGGTTTGTAATGACCATCCTGCAGGGACTTCTTTGTTGCTCCATTTACCCATCATGTCCGGCGATACTTGTTTAAAGTACCTGCCCCACAATAGAACCTTGCCGTCTGAAGTTTGCACTCTTGCAACTGCAAATGCTAAACTAGTAGCGTTAGGCGCATTAACCCATTGTATAACTGTGTTATATTCTTTTTCAATATTAGAGATGCTACTATCTCGTGATTCAGGACTGTCGTACTGTTTTCCTTGTGTTTGTAAATCAGGAAAAGCACCAACGTCTACAAACTCTGCTATTTCTCCGTTTGCGTGTACAAAAGGGTCACCTTGGTTACGGCCAAACACACCTTTTGCTTCAATAATAAATTCTTTTGCTCGCATAATAGTGTATTTAGTGCCGATCTATATCTTCTTCTACGCATTCGCTACCGTACTGTATTTCTACAAGTACGCAAGGCTCGTTGTATGGATTGCGTAATTGGTGCCACACTGTTGGATTTATTTTATAGTAATCGTGTGTATTAAGCTCAACATTCCCAACACAACAACGACCTTGTGCTATTAACCAAAGCTCTGTGCGCTTGCGGTGACGCTGGAGACTTAGACTTTGTCCTGGTTCTATTGTAAGCGTTTTTACTTTGGTTCCAGGTACACTGTACAGCACATCATAATGTCCCCATGGGCGATCTGTTCTACTGTCTGTTTTTTCCCAGAACGCTGTCCAATCTGTGAGTAGGTCACTACTGCTGTTCATCTTGTATGTCCCGCCTACACCCCATTCGTATGTAACACCGTCGACATCCATTTCTAAAACATTTTGTGCTGTACGATCGCCACCGTTGGCAACAACAATCTCGTGCCCTGCCCAAGTTTGTTTTACTGTTTGTATAGCATCTCTCGCACTGCCGTCTGCATCGTCAAATTCAACAACATAGTCTACCATTTCTAAATTCTTTACAATAGTAGCACGTTCATTCCAATTCATAAATGCACGATCTTTTTTGCGTTCAAGCCAAGCATCTGAGTTTATGCCCACTACCAAGTAGTCGCCTAGTTCTTTTGCGGCACGAAAGTAAGCTATGTGGCCACTGTGCAAAGGATCGTAGCCACCGGTACATAGTACAACTTTGTTCATCGTTTATTAAAGTAAAGTCCCTTGTCGATCCACTGGGTAAGTATCTTGTCTTGCCTTATGTAACTGTGCTTGTTTAAACATTCTACAAAAGTCTTGTTTATCAAATCTTTGTCAGCGAGATCAAACCAAGTTGTTGTTTTTGGATCCATCGGCTCACAAGATTTATATACTGCAACGTGTAACCACGGATCATCTGCATCTTTTTTCATGTATGCATCTTTGCAGTCAAATCCGTTCACTGCTAACATGTAAACCATGTGTATTAGATTGTGATTGTAGTACATTTGCGAAGCACTGTATATTACTTCTTCATGCCCATATTTCGTGTAGGTTGACTGTGGGAATACCATCATCAGCATACCGTTTACTACCAATTGCCGATTCCAGGCAGCCAGTGTACGCATAGGATTAATTACGTATTGAAACGTGTCGTGACTCCATATAAAGTCAACTTCAACGCTCAACGGTGGATCGTCTGAGTCAATATCAATATTTGCTGGGTGTACATTTGCATATTCACGCACTTCGGCATCTAATACCTTGTCAACTGCTCGGTCACACGCATACACTTTATAGTTACGTGGTCTTGGGGGATCATCGCGTGTCATTAAGTTTGCCCACCATTGCACATCCCTACCTGTGCCACATCCAAAATCTGCAATAGTAGTAAGGCTATCCAAGAAACTATCGTATTCGTATAGTTGATCTAGTGTGATTAAACTGTGTTCGTGTGATTCAAATTCATTCTTAAATGTTATCATAATACTATGTCTTCCATTCCTGCTGTACGCAATCTAACCACATGACCTATCATGAAGTTTTTGCTTTCTAGGCCTTTCATTAGCCCTAACCATTTGTTACGCAATAGTGCTACTTCGTTGATGAATGTCTCAAAGTGTATAACATCATCCTCGCCATCTACATACTTTTCTGCATCTCGACTGCTTAATGCTCGTTGATATCCTTCTAAGTATTTTTGAAAATATGTCCTGCGTATTTTGCGCAGTTCAATATTCAAAAAGTTTAGCACTGCTTCAATCTCTTGCAATTGATTAAAACGGTGCTCTGTTATGCCTGGAAGGTTTGCCGCGGCACGTTCAAGGCTGCCACTGATATAGGTTTCCTTTTTAGCTTCATCCAGTTCTTTCTCGTAATGGCGTATAAAGTCTGGTATCTTGGCAAGGTCTGCTACAACTTTATTATACCACATTATTCTTCGTAATAATCGTTATCTTCATCATCAACAAACTCAGTTACTGCTGAGCTAGTATAATTATCAGCAAGACCAAACTCCCTAAACTCCTTATCGTTAATAGCATCGTTTAACATACTTACTAGGTTATCTGCGGCTTCTTGCCGCTCCTTCGCTGGAATATATTGCTTTAGTATGGTATACGCTTCTACTAGGACTTCTACATCAATCGACATAGTTCTCTTCTCCTAAGTTATCAACATCCGATTCTACTACAATTTCGACTTCCTTGCCTGCGGCTTTATTTTCCCAGTCATTCATAATGATGTCTAAAGACCCGCCTTCGTTACGTTCCCAAGCCTTGCGGAACTGTTTGATTTCATCACCTGATGAAGTTGTGTATTTAAGGCTGTTGCCTTCTCTCACCAATAAACTCTTTTTCTCACACAGATCCACAAGTCCGCTGTAAGGGTTCATACCGGTTTCATACGGTATTTTAACTTGTATGCCTTCAAATGGTTTTGCGTAACGAGTCTTCATTATCTTACAGCCTGCTCTGATACCTTTTACTTCTGATATCTTGTTACCGTCTTCATCTTCTTTAAGTTTCATCTTCTTCATTGCAACAACAATACTGCTTGCATAGATAAAGCCTTGTCCACCGCTGATCTTATCATCTGGATCAAACATGTCCTGACTTGCGTATGTGTGGTTAGTTGCCACAAGTCCCACATTGAGCGAACCAATCATGTTAACTGTGTTACGTACAAGTGATGTTAGTGCCTTGGGCTTACGACCCATATCACCTTTCATATCACCTTTTTCAAACTGTGCTACGTCAGTGGGTGTTAGCAACATACCCAAACTATCAATTACAAACAGCACCTTGGGTCTGTCTTCCTCTGCTAGTGTTTTGTACTCTATCATAAAGTCACTAACAGTTTTAGCAACATCATCAATCATAGCCATGTTAAGTTTTAACAGTTTGTCTTCTGATGTGTCTACATTAAGTGCTTTTAGCCATGCTTCGTCTAGTGCATTTTCTGAGTCAATCAGCACTACAAAAATACCCTGCTCTTGTGCTGACTTTATGATATTACCTGAACAGATATAACTTTTACCTGCGCCTGACTCTCCGGCAAACACTGTAACTTTACCTAGTGGAACACCTTTGTAAAAGTCTCCTGAGATAAGATAGTTTAATGCATAGTTTCCTGTGCTTACCCAGTCTGTTGGATCATTGAACCCAAAACTGATTCCTTCAATACTCTTGGTCAGTCCCTTGCGAAATTTACTTATATCAAACGGTTTTGCCATGTTTATTTTTCCTTATATAGATCTATGAATATTTTACTACTATCAACACCACGTCTGGCGTCCATTACTGCTAACTGTTCAAATGTTCCTGCTAAATTCTTTTCAATTGGTTGCTCGATATAACGCAACAAATTTTGATAACTATTTTCCAATAAAAATCCTGGATGTTCTGCAATGCGTTGTTCTAACTCTTGCTTGACTAATTGTAACATCTTATCTGGTAAATGTCTAATATTTAGGTAGTCAGGAAACAATAATGGGCCAATTACAAAAGCGTTTGGGTGGAAGTTCCAATCGTTCATAAACTTGTCCACAAATTTAAATACACTGAAGGGATTAAGTACAAAATACAACATGTTGAATGTAATTTTATGATCCGAATCTTTTATTTTTCTTAGATTGCGACAAAATGTTGCCCACTGTCCCCCGTGTCGTATATAGTCGTACTCGTCGCCCATTGTTTCTGCGCTAACTGTCCAGTGTACGTTCTTAAACTTACACGCTAAATCAAACACACGAGTATTTGTATGACTTAAATTGGTGTTGATGCGCAAATTAACATCTGGATTGACTAATAATAGTTTTTCTAGTAGTTCTTCATTTTCCTTCATTAACAAGGGCTCGCCGCCAGCCATGTAAACATGTTTTAGTGTATCCACATGTTTGAAGATATATGCTTTGAAGTCGTCTCGCTGTTGTTTGTTGGGTGTGTCTATTTTTACACCCAACTCGTTTGCCCATTGACTGCTAAAGTCTGCGTTACAATACACACAACTAAAGTTGCAGAGATTGGTCCAACGCACATCTATTTTTTCTAATCTATGCGCATCTACCTTATCGTACGTGTCTAGTGGCACCTGCTTGAGTTCGCGCAGGTAAAAAACTCTATCACTAATAATATCAAACTTATTTCCCCCTTGCTCTAGTTCATAACAAGGATCACAGCGTTCACCTGGCTTATTGTTTAACATGTTGACCCGTGTTGCTTGATTGTTTTCGCCGTTTAATATCTGTTCTATACCTTGTTCACGTATATTGCCAATGGGCGCACTGGATCTGATACAGGTTTTAACATTACCGTCAAAGTTATACATTAACCCAGTCCACGGGATAGGACAAAAGTTACGATTAGTTAAGTAATCTTTGGGTTCCATTCCCAATATTCTCCAATGGCAATTTCTTCTACTTGCATATCATTACCTGAATCTAATATGTCAACAATACGTTTAGCCCATGCATCGGGGTTTACACCACTGTCTCCTTGTGTGTTTACCTTTCCTGGTTTGACTAAGCAAAGTTTAGGCAGAGTATGCAGTCCACGTAGTTGGCGGATGGCTTCTTCTAGTGTTGTTTTTTCCACGTGATACTTTAACATATCAAACCCAGGCAAACAACTGACTGGTTCACTTGTCATAAGTGTACTAATATTAACGATCTTCTTGTGTAGTTTTCCTTGCCATGCTCCAAACACAGCAAACAATAGTTCTGTTTGTGCAAACCCAGCTTGTGCATTATTAATAAACAAGTCGCAAGGCTCTATATATTTTAACATTTTCATTGTGTTTCTAATGTTATTACCATCACGACGACTAAGTCCAACAACTTCATGTCCTTGTTCTTTGTAAATTTTTGCAAATGCTCGGCCAATGCCAGCACTGTGTCCTGTTATTGCTATTCTAGCCATTCAATTGGTTCCTTGTGAAATGTGAAACTTGCTACAATCCTTGGTATCCTTGCATTGTCTGAGTATTGTTCGACACTGTGGGCAATACTGCTGTTGAACACTATAGGATAGGGCATGTCACGATATTCTGCTAACAACACTCCTGCCGCTGTGGATAAATCATATACTTCACTGCCAAATTGGTTTTTAATCTTTGGATAGTTTTCTAGATTGTCTACCGTAAACCATTTGTTTGTCCAGCCCTTGGCATTAAGCACAGGAAAGTTCATTTTTGCTACAACAGGCTTTTCATCTACATGCATAGGTAAATCATTGCTATCTGTTATGTATGTTATTGCACTATCCTTGACTACTAATTTATGCTGTTTAAAGAAATAGAGTAGTGCAGGGCAACTGACTAACAGGTCACGTGTGTCTAAAAACTTCCACGGACTACCTTCGTATAAACTTATACTGTCGTTGGTTGATATATAATCAACTATTTGATTGGCAATGTCTGTTACGTCTACTGGTATTTCAGCGTAAGGCTTCATCAATCCCTCTAACTTTATCTTGTTCTTCTAAAAATGCTTCTAATTCAAAGTTATTGTTTCTTTGGGTTGCTACTAAATCAAACTGTCCAGCACATGCACTGGTAAACTTGTTTCTGTACTTAACACTCAGTACATCTGGCTTTTCTAAAAATGCATAACTGTGTTCTAACTTGTTTTGTTTAACAAACTTAATTATGTTCTTAAAGTCCCGTATGTTTAGTGCGCTAACTGTTGTCCAGGTGTTGAGTTTAACATTCATGCTTTTGTATATCATTAGGTTACTATAAAACTTATCCCATTTGATAGGCCAGCGTACATAATCATGCACATCTCCTATACCATCCAAACTCACTGTAACAGTTACATCAATACCCTTTGCTACAATGTCTTCAAGTTCTTCTATGACCAAACTACAATTTGTGTTTAATCGTAATGATTTTAAGTTAGGCGGTAAGTTTTGCAGTATCCGTTTGTAATTTTTACTTGCACTTGGTTCACCACCGTTTATATCCAAGTGTACCACACGATCAAGTGGTAAGTTCCAGTATGCGTTGCTGTTGTCTACTACAGGATATATCTTGTTGGTTAAACTACCAATCTTTGTGCTGTAGGATGCATCACACGTAAAACAGGCACTGTTACACACATTATCCAGTATGCCACCTACTGTGAGATAGTTGTGTTTATCTTGCTGTTGATCAAATTCTATAGCATTTTGTCTAATGCTTTTACCGTTAACGCTCTCAGTGTCATAGCACCGCACACACTCCGCAGGCCATTCTTGGTTTCGTAAGTTATACAACCAATCACTCTGCTCCATTGCGTCAAGACCAGCAAACTTAGGTGGATCAACCATGTGACCACAACGGCTTACGGTCCCGCCTGGATTAAATCTTACAAAATGGTCTAAACGAGGACATTGCATAAGTCTATTGATCTCTGTATAACTTCTTTGTATACTTCCGGATAACGGTGTTTGATTGTTTGTACTATCTGTTTAAATGTAACAGTTTTACCTAACAGTTCACCAACTAATACTTGATCAAGTTTTAGGTAAAATTGTACTTTATTGCTTACCCTTACTAATTTATTCTTATCACTTATATTGTGGTGTAATTTGGTAATGGTGTTTAGTTGATCCAGCGGACGCAATATAAGTTTAGCATCAGTGAAACGCTGTAAATTAAGTAGCCAATAAAATTGTGGAGCATAGTGATTATTGAGGAACAGATAGTTATCAACAAAATGCAAAACTGTATAGTCATCTAATTCAGTGTCTTCGACAAACTTGGTTACACCACTTACATAACGGTCAACAGGATCACGAACAAATACTTCAATCATGTCCAGTTGTTTTATTTCTTCTAGTTCTAGTTTCCTAAACCCGGAGTTGTGTAGACTAGTTGATCCGTTTTTGTGTATAGGATACACAAATCTTCTTGGAGCAACTTCCAATACTTCGCATGAGTCTGGAAACAATATTGTATCAATCTGACTTAGCATACTTTAACACATTAATGTCTATTCTATATTTCAAAAGTTCGTTTAGTTCAGACTCTGTAGTAGCTTTTGGCGCACAATATCCACAAACACAAATGCTTTTTACGCATTTGATTACTGGCATGCTTTTAGTTTCTAGTTGTTTTCTAAGTGTGTCTAACATTACCTGGTAATTATCAATATTACCCAACGGCTCAACACGGTTAGTAGTTACATTCGTTAAACAATCTTTTGTGCTAGAATAAACTTTACCGTTATACTGTCTTAGAAACAAAAAGTACCAATTAACACTACAGTTCCAGTCTTTGAATCCTTGCTTGTTAATATACAGCAAGTTTTCTTTATAGTTGCCATTTACACACATCTTACGTCCGCCACAGCAAGCTCTACCTTTTGCTATGCTTAATACTTTTTCGTCGGATCCTTCAACTTCGTTACTTGTGAAGTTTGCTTGTATTTTTTGAAACTGCTTGCCGGTATAGGCCCATTGTTCTTCTGTGTTGTCTAGCCGTTTAAGAAAGAATGGTAGGTTATTGTCCTTGCAATACTGTACCATACGTTCTACGTCATCAAACATTTCTTTATCGTTGTGCATTAGCATCACACACTTGAAACGTTTGTTTATCTTTTTCAGTTGCAGGATGTTTTTCTTATACTGCTCTTTTTGCTTGGGTATGTTCTCTGGATGATAACTTACAATAAACTCATCTATATGTGGAATAATCTTACTCCACATCCGTGTACCTACAATACCATTTGTTGTACAGGTAACAGTTAGTTCCCATCGATCTTTATACTGTTGATATTTTTCTCTGACAAGTTCTAAGATTCTTAGAATTTGTGGATGTACTAAACTTTCGCCACCGTAAACATTTAATACAACTTTTCTATTACTTTCTTTTCTGTACTGCATGTACAGGTCCACATACGCATACATAAAGTCAATTGACTTTACGCACTCTTCCAGTGGTGGGTGCTGTGTGCTATTGTCGTGTCCGCCAAACTCGCCGATGCCGCAATAAGAACAATCTAAATTGCATTTTTTAGTTAGTTCCCAATCCAACAAGAAAGCAGGTGGTGCTGAAGGATCAAGACCAAATGTAATAGATTTAACTGGATTCATTTTTTACAAAAAGTAATATGTTGGGGCAAAGAACACCCCAACATATTTAACACAAGTACTATTATAATTAATAGTATTACTTACTACGATTTCGAATCATTGCCAATATGTCTTCGGCACGTTTGCTCGAATCGTTTGCTGGTGCTTCTGCTGTTACAGTTTCAGCAACAGGAGCGGGTGCGGCTTCAACAACAGGAGCGGGTGTAGCAGGCTCCGCACTAGGCGTAGGTTGTGCTACAGAAGGTGATGATTCTTCGCTCTTGGTTGCTGGTGCCGCATTTGTTACCATCATGCCTGGTGGTCTATAATACTGCCCCCAGCGTTCTGCGTCATATGCTTGTCCGTCAACGCTGGCTTCAAACATTTCTTTAATTACTTTAAGTTCAACTTCGCCAGGTTGTTTTGGTAAGAAGTCACTAAGATTAAACAAACCGTGTGTGTCAATAGCCGCTTGTTCGTCTGCTGTTAATGCTGACTCACGTCTACTCCACTTGCTGGTGCTATAGTCTGCATAGCCGCCTTTGCTGGTTTTTGTAACTGTAAAATCTAATCCTGCTGTAATATCAGTTGGAAGATTTTCTAGTTCTGGATCCATTAGTGCCGATTTGATCAAGTTAAAGATCTGCGGACTAATCACAAGCCTACGAATAGGATTATCTGGAGCCTTGTCATCAGCAAGAGCATTTTCTCGCACAAAGCCTTGGAACAAGTAACTTTTCTTCTTCCAGTACTTACGACCCATGTCTTCCAAACTTGCGTCTTTAAACCATCCACGTACTTCTGCTAGAATGGGGCATGCTTCTTTGTACATTTCTACACAAGGTACTTGTACAATAACAGGCCTGCTGTCTGCTTGCCCTTTAACTCCTGCAAATGGAAGTCTAATCATTAGGCGTTCTGCCCAAAAGAAGTCGTTGTTTGAGTTGCCGTCTGGTAGGAATCTAATTCTAGTGCTGGAACCTTCTGATATGTTCCAATGCGGATAAATGGCGTTGTCGCCCGGTGATCTTCCTCCGCCTGCACTGCGTGTGTCTTGCGCTTGTAGTTTTGCTCTGATTTCAGCCAATGATGTTGCCATAATGTATTTCTCCTTAATAAAATGCCTTAATAAATGTGCCTAGATATAACACTGCACTGTGCAATATTATAACAGTTTTATTTATCTTGTCAAAGAGAAATTTATTATTTTTTATCCAAACCACTTAACCAACGAATCATGTCTAAATCTTCATCTTCGTTCATGGCATTAGGTATTACTGGATCGCCATTACCAGCTGGCATTGTTGATGCCGCATATGTGTCATTGTCTGGTTCTTGTGGGCGTGGTGCAGGAGCGGTTGTGTTTATTGCTTGTGATTGCAGTATTGCTTCAAGTTCTTCTGCTAGGTCTGATTCACCGTTTTGGGCTAGCCAGGCAGAAATCATTGGTCTTGCATCTACATCTGGTCCTTGCTTGCTTAATTCTTGTAACTGAGCTGATACATCATCGTTATCCACGATACTAATACCTTGTATTGCGGCCATGGCGTCTTGTCCGTCTACACCAGTTGTGATTGGATCGTCAAACAGTTCTAAAAGTTTATCGGTTGCGGCTGGACCAAATGTTTCTTCTGTTACGTCTGTTGCCCAGTCTTCAAATTGACTTGTGTACGCACGTTGTACATACGGTAGTGCGTCATTGAATCTATCGTCGTATATTTTCTTAACAAAACGCTCACGCAAATCATCTATATCGACGTCGTCTTCTGGTTTGGCATAGTTTTCTGCCATGGATAACAATATCCCGTGTCCTTTGGATCCTTTGAAACTTTCCAAATTCTTTTTAACTTCTTGATAGCGAGCAAGTGCCGCTTCGACCATGCGTGTTGTTTCTGTGTCTTCAAATGTTCTGTTGTTCATGTTACGAGCAAAGTGTCGCATAGCACTCATCTCTTTAACCATCTCAGCGATAACTTCGCTACCGCTATCGTTAATTTCGCCACCACGATTTAGGTGATTCGCTAATGCCCTAGCACCATGTAGGTTTTTGTGATCAAGTAAGAAGCGTTCTCCTACTGGTGTTTCAATAAAAACCTTGCTGATGTTTCTGGCACGAGCACCATGTTTGTCTGGGTCAATTGATTCTACGTGTTTAATAATAATTTTATGCTCACCTAAGTTTGCATAACTGGTATGCTTGTCTCTATTGTCACCATACAACTTTGCTTCTGATACTACCTCGTCTGAGTCCAAAGTACCATCTGCTACACTTTGTTGTTTTATATTTCTTAAATCAAGGTTACTACGATTGATATCACGGACATCAAAGTTTAACATGTTTCTTTTTGCAAACATGCGCAAATCCTTTAAGAACATAAACCATTTTTTTGTGTCGAGATCGGACATTTCTTCTGTTATGTTCATACCATAATAAACTTTAAGTGATTGTTCATCAATGATACTAATAGTAACATTTCCGTAATTCTCTCCATCTTCTCCTACGTAGTCAAAGTTAAAAAATCTTGCAAGTTCGGGGTCGCTAGTACGGTTAGCCTTGTTGTTCCCAAGACTAATGTTGTCAAAACGAGCACGGATTTTTTCAAATAAAGAAGCTGATATGTTGTCTAATTCACGCATTACATTATTTATGCGTAAAAGAGCCGAAGTAGGTGTAACTGCTTAGGCGCAATTGGTCCTTAGGGAGTACGTTAGGAACTCCGTGATATTGGTCTGAGCCATTCAACATGAAGTAACCTGTATTAACCTTGTAATGGAACGTATAACGTATTGTTTTGTCTGGGTTATAAAACACTGTACCATGTTCTGACCCTGCATTATCTAATAGATATATCTGCATTGCTGTTGGTATGTCACCATCTGTGTGCATTTTACAAGTATATGGAGAGTAATCAAGCCAAAAACTACTCCAGCAATCATATTCCGGAAAGTGTCCATTCATTGAATCTGCAATATCAAGACGCACGGTATTGAGATGCTTATCCAATTCAAACAATATGCTGTCTTGGGGTGGTAATAATTTTCGTCTAGGCCAATCCAATTGCCCTTCTTGCAACTCCCAATCATATTCCATAAAGTCTACTTGACTAATTTGGTCGATCAAATCTTGCGGATAAATGTCTTCTACTAGAAATAGATTATGTTGACTGTCAACCGGAGTAATTTTCATATCATTATAAAGGGCATCGGCGCTTGGAAATCATCTGCACCATCACGCATGTGACTATCTAGTTCACTGTCAAAACTCTGTAGTGCCTGTGTCATTCTTAATGCCAATAAACTGGCCATGACCAAATCATCACGTTCGCCTTGTTTTGCGCTAAAACTAGCACCGTGCGCCACAAATGTTTTAAGTTCACTAATTAAGTTTTGACTGTTGATAATCATTTTCTTACTTTCGATCAAACTTTTAAACTTTGCACACACTGTTAGCTTAGACCTATTTGTAGTAGTAAACCCTTTTCTGTGTAGTCTAGACGAACCCGGGGTAACAGGCTGACTTAAAAATGTGCCTTTGATGTTCTCTTCACCCATATCACTGATCACTACCAGTCCTGCTTCGCCAAGTGTGTTGTTTTCTATACTATAATAAATGTTATTGGGTGTTTGTGTCATTTCCGCAATGTAGTCACAAATTTCCTTTAGGATACCAATTTGTCTTTGTATTGGTGTTTTGTTGTGTTGCCATTCGCCACATTGTATCATTGTAGGCAATTCAAATACTTGTATAGCCGCGGGATCACCACCTGTGCCAAGACTTGGATCCAACCCAATTACGTATGTTTTGCCTTTTTGAGGTTTTTTATACCAACGCACTTGTCCTTGTTTCTCTATGGGACCTTTCCCTTCCATGTCAATCAGTGTGGTGCTGTTAATCAGTGTTTCGTCGTAAATTAAGAACTCACATCCGTGTTCTCGTCTGAAGCGTTCTTCACCGATACGCCCCATTTCCTCTTCTTTCCACTTGTCATCCCTGTCAGGATGTTCCCACCAGTCTGACTTGTACGCATAGAAACCATTAATACCTAACCCGTTTTTGGTTGGGTTACCATACTCGTCTACACTCTTGTTGGCTTGTTTCCATATAAACGCAAACTGATCTTCGTCACTGTTTGGTGTTGATGTAATGATTGCTTGACCACCAGTACTAAGTGTGGGTGATATGGATGTCCAAAACTCTCTAGCAATGGTGGGTCGAACAAATGCGAACTCGTCGCATTGATGAGAATTAATCTTATTTGCTAGTATGACATGATTCTCTGCATTAAATATTTCGTATGTGTCTTCTAATACCATATCTTCTAATGCTGTTACTATTTTAATAGTATTTTCAGAATCTAATTTATCACCTAGTACAATATCTTTTACTTTAATTTCAGTATTACTGATAAAAAATCGATGCTCAAGGGTAGCAATAATAAACGACTCATCATTAAATGTTATTTTTCGAGAGTCTTTATTTGCAGTTTCATTTACAAAAATGCCTTCAAAATCTTCCCAACCGTTGGGTGTAAAAATTTGGTATTCTGTATTAGGTGCGTAAGTTTGTTTCATTAAACCTCTCTATTAGCATTGCACCACTAACCAATGCAGATTCTTTTATGTCATAACGAATCATATTTAAAAAAACATCAAATTCACTTTTTGATCTATCTATATTATAACTAGCACGGTTGAATAAAGTATCCAAGGTTATAGTACACTTACCATGTTTTGATAAATTATCATGCCAAGGCAACATTTGTAAATTACTTTTACTACCTATCAATAATGGACTAACATTATCTTTATATCCTTGTAGTATAGAATATATATGGTCTATATGGTAGGCCCCAGCAACTCCAGCAACTCCTGTTTTGTATCCAGTTGTTATAGCTGATCGCTGTTTTTCGGTAAGATATAATACTATTGACTTATAACGGTAAAATTCGTTTCGTAGTGCAGGATCTAATATAATTCCTTTCTTAACCTTAGTGTTATTGCCTTTTACAATAGCATGTGTTGCTAATTGTGAATAACCGTTTCTGCCAAATTGGTCTATATTGTTCATATGAGTAGCACGGGTCTTTTTGCCTAGTTTGGCGTATCCTGATACACCGTCTGAATCCAGACTGGATAATGTCTGTTTTGATTTAACACATGCCAGCTGGTGCTTCGTTAATCCACTAGTCTTATCTATTTCTTTTAAGCCATCTTTGATATTTTTTCGGCGGGCGGGCGTTACACCTCTAACACCAGGGAACAATTTGTCATATTCTGCTACGGTCATCTCTAGTACACGTTCAATGTATGTTGTTTTTATCATACTTAATCGCTCGTTACTTACTGGACAAAGTATATAATCTATATTTTCTGTTAAGTAATCTGAATATAGTTGCGAGTTTCTTTTTTGATTTCTACGTTTAAATTGCTCTAGTTTGTTCATACTGTATTTATACGAATGCAAATTCATCACCTGAATATTCATCTGGACTATAAAGTTTAATACATAAATCCTTTAATGTAATATCTTCTTCTGCCAACGTTTGTTTGTTTCGAATACGAACAATAGTGTCTCCACCTAAACAATATAGCAGTGTAATACTCATACCTCGTCCAGTTGTTTCGGTGGTTGTTTGTGAAACAATACGTGATCCGTTTTCAAAGTCTATACTGCCTTTGTTGTAACTAACAACACCAGCACGTATATAGTCCGGGCAAAGTTCGTATGCATACCTAACACGTTGCATAATCTCTTGCGCACCTGTGTACTTGTGTGCGGCAATAAGAATTGTGCTATCTGGGTTAAACATGGCCCGCCATAGCAGGTACCCAGCGGCAGTGGTTGTTTTACCAGTCTGCCTGGGCATAAGACTAATGCTGAATCGGTTTGTATGGTAAGCGTTGATCAGTCTATCCTGGTACTCAAATGGCTTATACAGCATCTTACCTCTTGTGGGGTGCTGTATATTAAAGAAGTTACTCATAAAGAAGGTCGGCCCGGTGTCTGGGTCTGCACACTTCATGAATTCCTGTATTTGCTCCTCTGTGAAGCTTACCTTCTGGTAAGGAGACTTAATAATGTTTGCTTCGTTTGACATAATGATATATACTTTATATACAGTACTTATGTCAGATACTCTGCTACTAAACAAAGATTACACCCCCATTTCAGTACTGCCGCTGTCTGTAATACATTGGCACCACTCAGTTAAATTGATGTTCTTAGGCCGCATACAAGTGCTGGAAACCTATCCTGATTGGCACATAAACAGCGAAAAACTTACCTTAAATGTGCCTAGTGTAGCAGTTACCAAGGAATACTTTAATCCTAAACGTTATGTACGTTTCAGTAGAACAAATGTTTATTTGCGTGATTTATATCAGTGTCAGTACTGTGCAGATACGTTTGACTTCAAAGATTTATCCATAGATCATGTTATCCCACGTAGCCTAAATGGCAAAACGTCGTGGGAGAACTGTGTAACTTCATGTAAGAGTTGCAATAGTCGCAAGGCTGATAAACTGAGAAAGCCGATACGCAAACCGTTTAAACCAGACTATTGGGGACTAGCATCAGCATGGCGCAACAGTCATGTAGAAATCAAAGACCCTAAGTGGGAACAGTATTTAGGTATAAAAGCAAAGGTTGCTTAGTAAGGTTTTTCGCCTGTGAGATAGGGTCTCGAAAACCACAACTTAAACCATTCAGGCGTGCCTGGTTTAATTTTTCTTTTTTTCATTATTTTAGCTTTTTCGGCCGCAGTATAACTGATGTTACTGAAAGACTTTGATTTCTTCTTCTCAGTAATGCCTGCTAACCGTTGTAGTTCTGCTATAGTCATATTATTATTTATGTGTTGATCAAGTTCATAATCTTCTCAGCGGCTACCGTTTGGGTAGGGTAGGTAGTGTGAAACACTTCAGGCACAGGATCGTCGTTTAGATCTCTTGCTTCATCGTACACTTCAGTGACTTGATTGTTAAGGTTGATTACCTGTATGTTTTGCTGTTTGGCACGACTCTTGTACCCTGCAAACATTTCTCTATCCAAAAAGTCCTGCAACATTGCATCATACAATACATTAAAATAACTTTTAACAGCGTCAATTACAGCAGGGTCTAAGCCTAAATCCATTTCTCCCATTATACAAGGGATAGTATGGCTCACAAAAGGTTCTGGTCCGTCTACTTTGTATCTGATGTTTGCTAGTGGATCGCCCGTGGAAAACTGTGCATTCCAATTTGGTTTTGCTGGTACTGTCATCCTGGCAGGGTCTGTAACAGAATAGATGATTACATCTGGATCTAGTGTTAATGCTTTGTGTAGTTGCATAAAAATGGCGGAATTGGATATCCCGCCACGTGCTAGGTTGGTTACTGTGCCTTCAAGTTGTTCACTGAAGTGTTTGCCTGGTGCATTCTCATCACGTGAACAGAAACTGTCGCCACAGACTACAATTTCTAAGTTATTTCTTTTCCATTTGTTTGACTGCTTTTTCATACGCTTCTTGAGTAACAATGCCTTCTGCTAGTAGACGCACTCTGTTTACTTCATGTGCGGCTTGTGTATCTTCTTTGCTTCCGCCAAAGTAAGGAACACAATGTCCTTCTGCTTCCATGATTTCAGTTACACGTTTCATTTCGCCGTTGTGTTCTACTTTGAAGTCGCCTAGGATACGTCCAAACTTGCCTTTCATATCCTCGCCACTTTTGTCTTCTGTGGTAATAAGTTTACCACCGTGTTTCATAAGTTCTTTTAGTCTTGCTTTGGCTGCTTCACCAAACAAGTCCTCTACTCGGTCACTTGTTCTTGACTCCGGGGTATCAATACCCATAATACGTACACGCTCGTCCTTAAGACAAACGCCAAATCCTAAATCGATATCTACGTCTACGGTATCGCCATCAACTACTTTAATGACGACTACGTCATACTCATTGTGTTGCATCTTGATTGCTCCTTTTGAATTACTGTAATTATTATTATTTTATATTACTAAATGTACTACACTACCAAGCCCTACAACTCCAATAGCGAGCCTTGGTCTTTGGTCCCGGATTATCACAATTGTGTCTTGCTCTAAAACTCTTTCTTCTTGCTGGATCACTCTTTTTAATACTCATTGTTTTTTGGCCGGCACGTTTAGCACTTGTACCGCCGTGTCCAAAGTTGACTTTTTTTACGTTGCCTGTCTTTGGATCTTTAACATATACCTTAGACTTTTTAACATCACCACGTGTTGGCTTGTTAAGTGTAACTTCACGACCTTGGTATTCTGCTTCGTCTAGCTCATTATCAAAAACTGGAACCCAACCATGCTGTGGATCTTTTTTAATTTTAGTTACATTAGGAAATGTTTTCTTAAAATGTTGTAGTATAGAAGCCTTATCAGCTTTTACTCTAGCACCACCAATATTGATGTACCCTTTATCAACATCTGCTTCGTTAATTTGTTCTTTGTACATGTTCAATTCGTACGAGTTACCTGTGTTGTAAACCTGTACTTGAATAGCCTTCTTTCCATCTTTTCCTAATAGGCGGTAAGAGTTTGTTTTACCAGTGGCTGGTTTTGGGGGACCCATTGCAACTTCGTTATCAATCTCATTTGGATCAATCTCAATACCAAGATTTTCCATTGCGTATGCATAAGCATGTTGCATAGCATCAGAGAATGTTTTGTGGTACAAGTCATATGGTTTGTTGCTTTTCTTTTTCTTTTTCTTTTCGTCTGAGCTGTGTCCAAATGTTTTATGTACAAGATCATCTAGTTCAGTATGGAAATCATCTTCCTCTTCTGCACTAGCATCACTTGCTTCGTTGAACCTTTCACCTGCTTCTGCCTTTGACATTTTATGCTTGGCTTCAAATTCTTCATCAGTAAGGTCTATTAGATCAACTTGTATTCTGCGTTCGTCATGACCGGGAATACGTGTATTCTTAATGTTTTCTTTGTCTTGCATCATACCGGCCAATCGACGCATGGCTGACATTTCATCAAGTTCTTCTTCATCTTTGATGTCAAACTTTTCTCTTGCTTCGTCTTTGGACATGTTGTACTTGCCGCTGAACTCATCGTGTGTGAGTTCGTTAATATCGCCAAGTAATTCTTTCATCTTGCCTTCTGCCAACTCGCCTGGCTTAGACTGCTGGGTGTTTGCTTTTTTATAAGCACTGCCCATGGCACTCTTACTACCACCGCTTGGTGCTGGCATGCCAGTATTGTACTCTTGCAAGTATCCAGCGTCTTCAAACATTTTCATAACAGCGTCATCTGCGTTGATTACAATACCATCTTCTAAAACTTCTACTACAGTGGTTTCAATTAAAGTCTCGTCACGAGCCATTTCAATTTCAAAAACATCACCAACGCTAGGGGTTTCGTTGGCGTGTTCTTCTGCTATTAGATAATCGTTAAATGTTTTCATTGTGTTTACTTGTCTCTGTGCTGGTAAAATTTAGCTGTTACTGGATCGTTTTCTTGTCCTTTAACTGGAGATGGGACTGTTATGCTCACTGGTTCAAAACCTGCATGTGCACCGCCATCAGCCCTATTTTCCATGTCAGCAACTGTCTTTTCTAGTTTGTTACTAACATAACCTCTGGTAGGTCTGCTGTTGACTTCTTCATCAGATTCTTCACCAATTAAGATTTCAGCCAACATTGCTTCTAAATCTTCTTCAGCTTCATCCATCTTGTTGCCAGCTTTTAGCTCTTCCATCCAGTTGTCAGCCATCTCTTTAGCGGCTGCTCTACGCACAGCAGGACTAAACATTTTTAGACCGTTGCCTGTGCCATGTTCTTGTCCATACTTCTTAGCACCGTTAACTGCTAGGTAGTACCATAGCTTTTGTGCTAGGTCATGATCATAAATGCCTTTGTCCCACTTGCGTGAAAGGTTACGCATGATAGGCTCGCCTTGTTGTTGGTATAGTTGACTATCGTTGTCAATAAAAAGCACAAGTTCACGTACTTCATCTTCATCGCTTTCTTCTTCAGCAAGCGGATTGTCACCTGTAAACCCAGCAACTGGGTGCTGTCGCTTTTCTCTGTTTAGGTCTGTACCTTGACGTATAATAGTGTCAACTGTTTGATACTCTTCATCTGGTTCGTTAGCGTATGCTTCCTCAACTTCAACACTTTCGTTGAGCTGGGTCATACCAGATAATTTTAATAAATCGTTTAAATCTTTCATTTGTTTCCCCTAGGATAGTGTATTTAGCTCTTTTTGCCTTTACGCTTATTGTACAAATTCCATGCTGTAGCGTAGGCTATACCCCGTTCTGTGTCGGTTAACTTGCCGTCTTTGGTATAGCCTTTTTTAATATCTTTAACCATGCGCTCATACTTGTCGCCTGGTGGCGCAGATTCTTTTGCTTTATCCCTAATAGGACCACCCTGTGTTTGTGGTCGAGGCGCTGGTGAACGTGGTTCTATAACATCTGGCAACTCACCTGTATCGCCTGCTCCTGCAATAGTGGCTGTGTCTGTTCCGGCACTTGTTGCCATTGCGTCCGTTTTAAAGTCTTGCCATTTTTTATTCAAATAATCTGAAGTTTTTTTAAACACAGGCTCTATATCTTTTTTGTATACTTCTTTGCCAATGGTGCCAGCTGCCTTACCTAAATCTTTTGCTATAGGAGCAACATAATCATACCCTTTTTTAGCATAATCTTGTGCAGTCTGTGCTATTGTATCGAATCCTTGCGCGGCGCCAGTTGCCATTTGTTGCGGATCAAGTTTTCTTGTATCTAGCTGTGGAGCGAGTGTCTGTTTTTCTAGATATGATTGTGCATTTGTTCCTAAATAAGCATTGATCTGTTGGGTAAAATCATCGTTATAAGGAGCCCAACCTTTTTCTTCACTGCCGTAAATGTAATCACGTGTTTCTTGTGGTATATTCCCTTTGCCGCCTTTTGCTAGCCAGTTGGCTGTTGCTGTTGGTCCCCAATTATATGCCATAAGTGCATGCTGAGGATTCTCACTAAACCTATTATAGTTCTTTGCAAGATACCTAACACCTGCTTCAATGTTTTTTACTGGGTTAGTGAGATCTCGCTTTTTAATACCAAAGTCTTTTGCGTACCGGGGAAGTAGTTGCATGGGTCCTACTGCCCCCGCTCTGCTCTTAATCGTGGCCGCTTTGTTTGGGTCGTATATTCCTGTTTCTCGATTAAGGACATGTAGAGCTAATGATTCTGGCACACCATATTGTTTAGAGTATTTGCGCACGAGATCTGCATACTGTTCTTTGGTGTAACTTTGTTGTTCTTTAAGAGGCACTCCGGGTTTATCCCAATCATAATACGAACCTCGATTAGCCATCCATCCATAGAGATCAACTCCCGTATCCGTGTCACCAACTGGTGTTAGGACCGGGGTCAATTTATTACGATTACGATTACGATTACGTATACTTGGTTCACCTGTTTTTGGTATTGATACTGTTGGTGCTTTTATTGTTGTTGATTGTGAGGTCTTCGTCTGAGAACGCACCGGCGGTGCGTTAGTACCTGGGTCGATCTTTGTTTTTGATCTCTTTGGTAGCAGTCCTGGTTTAATAAGAGGCTGTGGTTCAACCTTAGGTATAACTGGCTCTGGAACGTCTATCTTACCAGGTGTTGGTGTTGGTGTTGTTTGCCTTTGTGGCAACGGAGTATCACCTGGTTCGATCTTTGTTTTTGATCTCTTTGGTAGCAGTCCTGGTTTAATAAGAGGCTGTGGTTCAACCTTAGGTATAACTGGCTCTGGAACGTCTATCTTACCTGGCTTCGGCTCTGCTTGCCTTTGTGGCAACGGAGTATCACCTGGTTCGATCTTTGTTTTTGATCTCTTTGGTAGAGTTTTGGGAGCTACCTCTGTACCAAACGCATCTTCTAAATCTGCATAGCTCTTTGCCAAATCCTTTATTCTATCTAATTCTGCTTGCTCACCTTTGTTTAATTGGCCGGAACTAAATATTGTGGTGATAAGTTGCATAACCTTGTTAGGGTTAAGGATTTTTGCCACAGTGCCAGGCGTAATTTTTTTTAGTATATCTTTAAGAATTGGATTGTCTTTTATTATCCTGTCCCAATTTATACCCTTTTTCTCTGGTCCTTTAAACTCCCTTAGACGCATTCGACTAGCCTACTTGTTTTCTTTTGCTTTTTTGTCTTTGGCGGCTTTCTTCATTGGCTCTTTTTTGTCACCGTCACCATCTAAATCTAAATAATCTGGCTTTGCTTTTTGCTTGGCAGTTTCATCAAGTTTACGAACGCTTACTACTTTCCAACCTGGGTTATCACGTTTTGCATTGCTTTTAACATCTGACTCTGAATCACCGTCGCTTGCAAGGATACGTTCTGCTTTTGTAACGTTGTCTTTTTCTAGCTTAACATGATAAAATGTCTGTGGGGCAGTATTATACTTGCCACGTTTGTCAGCACGTACACCACTGGCGGCAAACGCTTTTCCTTCTTTAAACTCTGTAAATTCTTTTAACAGTTTTTCTTCAATTCTAGCAACACCTTCAGCAATAGCAGACTGTTTAGAGTCTTTCATTTCTTCCTTGCAAGTCTTGATTAAATCTTTTAGTTTATCTTTGTCTGCATCAGCATGCATTTCTAACATTTCTTTTTCAGACTTTCCATCTTTGCACATGTCCATGACATGCTTCTTTGATGGCATTTTGCCGTCAGCACCTTCAGCAATAGCAGACTCTTTCATCTTCTTGTCACGTGTTGATTTAGAGGCATGTGTGTGTCCTTCTGAAACGACATTGTGCATATTCTTAACTGCTACATTGCGTACAATACGGGTTTTACCTTCTTTAATAAAAGTAGCATCATAGTGTGTTACAGTTCCATCTTCTAGTAGAGTATGCTCTCCCGGAAGTACTGTGCATTCACCGTAAACTTTGTGTTCAAATTTTGTAGCGCAGTCGTGATAGATACCGTCGCCTTCGTTAACTTCTTCATCTCCAAAGTTGAACTTTGCTTTTGCTTCTGCTTTGGACATGCTGTACTTGTCACTGAACTCGTCGCTAGTTAGTTCGTCAATATCGCCGAGCAGTTCTTTCATCTTAC